TAAACGATTGTCGCATTAGCCGCAGTCTCTGTCAATGCACCGTAGTTTGGATGAATGACAATACATTGGTTTTTGATTGCTTCGATCATTGCAATACACGATGTCTCTTTCCAGATGTTTGGATAGAGAAAGATGTGAGACTTCTTCAAAGCTTCCAAGACAACATCATTGGGTTGATGCCCATGATAGGTCATTTTTTCGTGGTTTTCGATTCTTTCGAAAAGAGGTTTGTATGGTTCGTCCCTCTGTTCCCAACCGTAAATCCCAAAAGACGAATAAACATCCAAATGAATATTAGGAAAATGCTGAGATAGAGAATCAAAAATAGGAACGAGAAGCTCCAAACCCCTATGAGGAGTAGTGTGATAAATGAAACGAATTGTTTCCACATCTTTTTGATAAGGGTCATATTGTGTTTCCACTGCATTGTAGATTACGGTACTCTTCGAATAAGGGATACCAAACCTATCTATGTATTGGTCACGTTGCCATGCAGAGACAAAGACAAAGTGATCAAACTTTTGCCATCCACCATTCGCAAGAATATTATTCTCTGGATCTTCTGCAAGATCGTGGCAGTACATGATGTTCAATACATCATCGAACAATTGACGTGGACGAGAAAAGTGAATTGCAACTTTATCCAACCACTGTGGGTCTACATTCTTGATAACTCGTTCACGCATCATTTCTGTGCCACCAAACGAGTTTTTAGATAGTTCAGAATCAATCACTTGACCTTTATATACTACGCTCATAATTTTTCCTTTTAGTAATCTATTGTGTTGTTTTCGAATATTTCATCCAGACTGAGGTTTCTGCCTGTATTCTCCCACCATGCTCTAATGGTATGATAGGATCTTATAGACGCTTGAACCTGTGCGTTTGGACTGAAGATGTTGTTTGATGTGAACTCCGTCACATTGTGGTTAAACAGTGGAAAGGTAAATACTCTGTCAAACCCCCACAAGACTGCGTTCTCTAAAGACAACGCCGCCCCAACGGGCATTCTATAATGTATCGTGTCATCCCCCTGATTGAAATAGAACTTAACTAACTTAGTTGCATATCTACGTTTTAACATGTAACACTGAAGTCCATGATCTTGTTGTTCACGTTTACGAGGAACCATGTTAGGAGTTCCTTCGTGTACGATACCTAATTGTAGTGCGCCCCACTTTGTACCCATCCTTGAGAGAAACTCTTCGAAGGTGAAGTTCCAGTGTTGGACTGTAGAGAAATCCACGTCATCTTCCATGAACAGACCAACCTCTTCGTCCGTTTCTTCTAACCATGTTTTGATTGTGAGTAGGTGTGAGGTTGTTGTACCCTTGTCGATCCAGTAAGGTTCGATCATGTCATCACAGAAGGCTTTTACATTGGAGTTTTCATACCGTTCAAATTGATAGAACCGTACAAGGTCTACACCCAATGCACTAAGCGCATTAGACATATACTCTCGACGATCCTCGCATTCTTTGAGGTTCACAATATTAGGCCGGGGTATACCGACTAATTTCTCAACCATTACGAACTTCCATATTAATTAGTTGTCAATACCATTTGCGATAAGATCATTTACTAAGAGTACTACCATGTCTACGTCTGCTTGTGTACATGGTGGGATTTCCTTTTTGTACATACCGATTATAATTTGGTCTTCAATCTTTGATTTGTTCGCTTTGCCTTTTACAAAGGGTCTGTGATAATCATTAAACAAGATATGAAAAACCATTTCGCCATGTTGTTCAGCTGTCAGTTTCATCTTCTCTCCCGATGACCATTTCGTATATTTTCTCCAAGGAGTGATGGAATCCAGAAAGGGTTCCATTATTATATATGCGATAGGTGGTCAAAGGCATCTCAGTTTCTAGTAGATACTGAGTTTGAAAGTCTGATTTATATCCATTGATGAATTCTTTAATACAGTAACCGTTAAAGTATCGGCGGGAATCATGTTCGTATGTGCAACCATCTCGTACGAGTTGGACGAGAAGAATATTATCTGCACCAATCTTATCAATGATAGGTTCAAGTTCTTCTACAAAACCACCGTCACTGATAACGTACTCGTTGCCAATGTCAAGTTCTTCTGCGACCTTGTCACCAAAAAATGACTTACCATATTTTGGTTTGATAACATCTTCTGATGTGTGGATCATTGCCTCTCGACGAGACATTCCACGAAGTTCATCTTCTGGACGTTCTTTAGTAGAACGGTCATTAAAACCATCCATGAACCATATAGTATCAACATCAAACTCATTGATTGTTTCCTTAAATAGTTGGTGTTTAAAACTAAGATGTGCAAAACCACGTCTCTTGAAATAAGACGCTGCTTCGTCCTTACCCGATTTGGGTGGGCCATTAAAGATAATAATACTCATTTACTCTTCCCAGTGTTTCAACAACTCGGCGTCTGAACCGTGTCCTTTAGTTTTAATATAACCATCTTTGATAAGTCGGTCAATAAGTGCGCCTACAGTTTGTTCCATATTTCTACTGTTACCGATATACCAACCGATACCTGTGCCTGCAACATATGTCAATAGTAACCATATCGTTTCCATGAGGTCTCCTAGAACTTGTCGTTTACTATACTACTTATTTCAGATGAGAATGCCTGTCTCCACTCATCATCCGTAATACCTGCCAAGAGGAACGTTCGGTCATTCTCATTCAGATAAGGCATAGCATCCATGATACTTGCGTATCCCTTCTCCCACAATTCATAATCTTTTTCTTTCACTTTTACCTCACGTGTGCGATAGATACCTGTGAGGGAACTCTTACGACTGATCTGCATTTTCTTTCTCCTTGACAAAACCGTGTTTTGCGATATAATATGCGTCCACAATGTCACTGATAGGGTTCCATTGTTTAAATGATATTATACCAACTTTTTCACGAATGTCAACCCCTGTTTCAGAAAAAAATGCATCATACATCTTTTCTTTTGTCGCATTACCCTTTCCTGTTGCGAATTTTTTGATCACAGTCGGAGCATGAACCGCTTGTACCATACCTGCTTTGTGGATCTGATACTTGAGATGCCCTGCGTTCTCTGCAATTTGAAAGACACGACCAACTGCACCGAAAGCATAACCTTCGATGTGTGCGTCTGTAACATTATGTTTTTTGAGGATATTGAGAGACCAGTCTGAAAGTTTTTCGAACCTTTCGATGTCGTGGTCATATTCGGGATACATGGTTGCATTGAATTGTTTTTCTGGATGCAACAATTTGTCACGTTTTACCATATAATAAAACTGACAGTTTTTGTAATCCCACGTGTCACCTGAGTGTACACATATGGCAGGTGAAGTCAAACTATAATCTATGCCTGCTATGTTCATAATAAAATCTCCATGTCTAATAGAGATATTTAGGCCCAGTTCACCACCTTGTCGTGAGTGGGTTTTTCTTCTTGTCTTAGTCTATGATGTTTAGATCCTTCTGCACTGTAACACCAATCTTCTTTATAACCAAGACCCATCATAAACCAAACGTCTTCGTCATTGTAGAAAACTTCATTTACGTTTTCGTCGTTGAGGATGAAACATCCACAGAAACCACTTTGAACTCCATAGTGGTCTGCAATGATACTAATAGCATATGCATTAGTCATGGACGCCTGTATTGACTTTGTCTTCTTCGCCTTAGAACCTTCTTCCTTATCATAGTGGATGAACTGATCTGGTGAATATCTGAAGAGAAGGAGATAAGGCGCCATGACTTGCATGTTGAAGGTCATAGTTTTAGCATGTTTTGCCAACACACTGAAACCCTTTTCCTTCATTTTAAAATCTTCGATCTGTTGTTCGAATAAAGATAACTCATGATACAGTGTAGAAATGCCATACTCACCCTTCTTACGACTGTCAAACATCTTTCGATAACGTTTATCTTCTATAGTTTGCAGACAAACCTTTCGTTTGTCGAACGAATATTCAGGGCCAAAGACATCGATTGCATAGTGATAATCCCCATTGAATACAGGCGTCGACTCGACTGACTCTTTGAGGATCTTTTCTATTAGTTCTTTATCTGGTATTTGGTCTTGTTTGAAACAGGCAGTTTGATAACGATTTCTCAGTGATTCATAATATTCATGTTCATTCATTAAATAGAGTCCATCTTCACTATATCTTTAGGGTCAATGTAAGAGACGTTCTTCTTAGATCGTCTCACTGGTGGTTTCCTCTGTTCTTTGATTGCCTTGGTAGACGTGATCAATAGGATAACCGCAAGGGGATCGAATACGAAGATGATGAGTAACATAACATATCTAATCGCATCCCCTGTCATTTCTTCTGCCCTGTCACCATAGACGAGTTCAGCAATGTACTTAATAGGGCCGACTTCTACCTCGTATGCACGAATGTTGATTTTGATGTCTGCAATATCTTCGTTGTATTCATCGATTTTGTTATACGCTTCATCAATCGCAGCGTTCAACTGTGCACGTTGTTCTGTCTGATCCTTACGTGCATTCAATCCTCTGGTAACTGCACCAAGTTCATTGTACTTGTCTAGTGCAGTGTCAAGATCGTCGAGTGTTTTATTTGCACGTGCGATAGTTGTGTTTTGACGATTGATTCTGTTTTCAATACGTTCTATCTGTGCCTTGTACTCACCACCAGACGCACCAGTTTCGATATGCGCTTTTGATAAGTATCCGAAAATACCCATTGACGTAATAAGCATAAGTACTAATACTGCGAGTAACAGATAAAGTTTACTGAAAAGACTTACTGACTTCCAGTAGATGTGCAACCATACTGCACTTACGAGTTTACCTAACTCTAATATAGATGCCATTATGATTACTGCAAGTTCTGCACCTGCAAAAATAGTTGCGAGACCTATTACAGAAAAGTAGGCCGCCACAACTGCAATTGCAATTGAAGTGATCAGGGTGGTGAATTGCATGAAGCGGTTGAAAAACATTTTAGTAGTCCGTTTATTACTTTTATAAATACTTATGTAAACTTACAATCCAGTTTAGGAGAATGAAAGATGTCTGTCATACAAACAGTGACTTATGTAAACACCAGTGATGTGAATTACGCCAACGAAGATGATGCAATTGCAGCGATCAGAGATATCTGTATTGCAAGTGGTGACTCTGATCACCTTAATGCTTTAGAGTCTGCAGCTATTACTGGAGATTTCTTTATTGAAATCACGTTCAACGAATCAACACAAACAATGGAGTTCGAAAGAACTTGGTTGAACTCTGCATGGGATGATTACCGTGGTGCATGGCCTGCAGATACAAACGTAAACAAAACAACGTTGGAAGCAGCAGGTTGGACTCTATCAGAGACTATCGCCACGATCTAGTGTCTTCAGTATTTCCCAAGTGTCTTTCCAGTCTTTGACTGCAAAAACTTGTTTTGATTTCAAATGTACGGAAAGGGGATAGTCATTACCCCCTTGTTCCATCCTATCTCCAAAGAAATAGATCTCAGAATATGGAGCGTCGAAGTCATCTAGGATTTGCGACTTGTCTCCACCTTTTCTGTAGATATCTATTCCTGTTTCCCCACCAACTGCAGCAGTGATAGTAGGGAACTCCATATTAATTTGAAGTGCTATAGACTCACGTTCTCTAGTTGCCTCGTCATGTTTAATATAGAGTTTTCTTTCACCCAGTGTACAGTTACGTCCAACGATACTGAAGTTGATTGTACCCCTGCGTTCTTCGATGTGGTTACCTGTGCGTAATGGAAACGAACTACTTTGTAACCACCCATGCATTAAGTCATACAACTCTTTGGGCGGTTCAAAAGATTTAGTGTTAACACGTTTTCCTTTAAAGAAGACATCGTTACCAGAACAGTTATAAACAGTCACAACTTTTTCACATAGTTCTTTACCCAACTGCTCAAGAGTTTTTGGGTAATCAGAACCAGTTACTAACCACACTTTTTCTCTGTCGCAAAAATCAAGAAACCAATCCAGAAATTCTGTATTGATCTTTGAACGACTAGGTGTGAGTGTCCCATCTACATCGAAGATAAATCGTTTCATAACGTTTTATATACCCACCTCGTACTAGGGTGTGAACCAAACTCTCGTGCGTACACAGTGTTGCCCACTCTTTCAAAAATTAAAGTCATGTTTTATTCCTATCTTTAAAGATATCTTTCATTACAGTTGAAGCAGTCTTCGTGAAAAAACGTGGTGCGACTGCATGAACTAATACGACTGGAACGAGTAGTTGCAGCGTAACTGCAATCTTTAGTGCCTTCCCCATATGTTGAAGTCCAGTCTCACCCACTTCTTCTAAGTGAGCCTTGCACTGTTTGCTAAACATTTACTTTCCCTGTCCTCTATATTTTTTACGTACATTCCCTTTACGTAAAAGTTTTGATCGAACCGATTTGCCAATCGATGTTTTCTTTCTTACACGGCGTTGCAAGTATTATACTCCTTTTATTTTCATTTGTTCTTTAACCATAATGTAATCTTTCACAAGATCAGATCTTACGATGTCTTCCCATGTGAATTCAATCACTTTAAACCTATCGAGCATTTTCATAATCTTGATAAATTTACTGATCCCTTTTTTGTCTGTATCCCAGTGGAAATCAGACTGGTAATAATCACCACAGAGGATGAGTTTAGTATTCTCACCTACACGTGTTATGACAGAGTCAAGTTCGTGGAAGTTGAGGTTCTGCATTTCATCAACTACGATGATTGCATCGTCCCACGTCAATCCCCTAATAAAAGATGTGGATTCAAACTGCACTTTCTCACTCACTTGAAGTCCTAACCATGCATCAGATCTCCCAAAGAGTTCTGCAGTGATGCCAATGTAGGGACGAGTGTATGCGTCTTTCTTTTCCTGTTCATCGCCAGGCAAGAATCCCATATCTCTTGTAGGTACGACTGAACGTACGACAATAACCTTCCTATATGGAGTGTTTCCATCAAACACATCTTTCAGTGCAAGATACAATCCAAGGAAGGTTTTACCTGTACCTGCAGATCCTGCAAGTACCAGATTGTTTCCTCTTTCCCAAGCATCAAACGTTAGTTGTTGATTGTCTGTAAGAGGACGAATTTTTTTGAGTTGAGGAAGTTTATTCATCTAGTTCGTATGGAGTAACTCCATCAGCTGTGATATCGTACGGAATGCACAGCGCCTGTTGACCATTTGGAAAATACCCTCTGCGTCCAGATTGGGCCGCACCAAGTTCTTCTCTGGCTTGAAAGCATGTCACCATAGAGGGATATTCATCATACGTTTCCGCATAAGACACCCCACCATAAAGATAGACGAATACTAATACCCACGTCATTGCATTTCCTCAATATTTTTTAAAACAGTTTTGAGACGAAAGAGAACATTAGGATCTGAGATAATTTCATCAGTTGTAACTGCTTCCAATGTCTCCATCAACATAGTATTCTGTCGTCTAATTAATTCATTTTCAAAAACGAGATCTTTGTTTTCTCTAACCAACTCGTTCTTTTCTAATTGCAGTTCACCAACTGCTTCTTCTCTGAGTTTTCTACCTGCCATAACTTAAATCGGTTGATCCCCGAATCCCCCCATATGATCTTCAATATATTGCGCCCATTCAGAGTAATGTCCAACGTACTTTTTATTAACAAAGACTAGTGGTAAATTGTAATACTCTGCAACACCGACATACGACTCAAGTTCGTCACGATATTGTTTATACGTGATGTTCTTGTACTCGTAGTCATATCCATATTCCTTTGAAATCCGCATCGCCTTCTCACAGTTAACGCAGTTCGGAGTTCCAAAAATTTCAACCATCATCTGTTACCAAACTTTCTAGATATTCTTCTGCTTTCTGCAAATCAGTTTGGAGCGATCTCTTTGTCTGATTAGCTATAAGAAAATAATTCTTAGTATCTTCGTGATCAGGCCCTAATTCAATTTCTGACTGAATTGCCGTTTTATACTTTTCCAAATACGTATGAAATTTATTTCTTAGAGTTGACATCTTTCTTTTTCTCCCAACAATCTTGAATACTTTCTAATTTCTTTTCCGTTGTCCATTCCAACAGGTATGAATTATCACGATCAAACAACTGAAGAGCTCTTTCTTCATCAAGAATAAAGGTATCCACAATCTGTTCACCCAACCATTTTTGAGAGAACTCTTTTGATTCTTCGCATGTGACTGCGTCTTCTGCCCAAGGAACGATCTGTTCTGGATGATCCTTCAGACTAATGGTTGTATTCTTTTCTTGTAGTTTACTCACAGGCATTACATACCGTTGCCTGAATTGAGATATGACTGTCACGACAGCATATTTGTCTTGTTCTTGATCTTTCATAAAATCTCCGCACGTTGTAAATTTCAAATCATCCATAATTATATCCTACATTAAAAGTCTTGTCAAGTCTTTTTTGCCATGAGTTTTGCTTTTAACGAATCCATCTCTGATGTGGCAACATTCTTACGAGCCTGACTCTTTGGTGTTAGAGGGGGAATGTCATCAGTGTTGGGTTTGGATGGTGGGTTGTTGTAGTATCCAGTACGAACACGCAACTCCTCTATCCTAACCTTCAAGTCCCTGATGGTTTTCTCCCTCTCATCCATTATTTAAACCAACCCAGTTTTTCACCTGCATCAATTCGTCTCTGCGACTCTTCTTTTGAGCCAGGAAATCTCCATGCCCATGTCACAATTAATGCGAACAAGATGAACAGGTATAAGGTTGCCTTTGGATTGCCTGTACCGAAATACATTGCCGCCAAGGATGTTGACATTACTGCCATCATCAAATACTTTGCCTTCTGTGGATATACTTTATAAGTCTGCCACTCTGTGATAAACGGGCCAAAGGTCTTATGGTTCATGATCCAGTTGTGGAACTTCTCACTAGACTTTGCGAAACAGAACGCTGCACCTAGAATAGGAGTACTCCAAGGAATGCCTGGCAGAATAACTCCCAGATAAGCAATACCTAAACACAGGATACCACAGACAAACCAAAACGCCTTTTTAATTTTACTCATTTTACTTTCCTTTTCCCAGATCCTCTTTCCAAAGAATGCTGATTCTAATTGATTCATGTTATAATCTTTTCTGTACTTCGTTGAGGGCCCATTCCCTCTCGTAATCCCACCAACACTTACCACATGGTTTATTTCCATTGGTTGGTGTGGTGCACGAAACTGTTTGATGAAACAATTTCATTTGTTTAAAGTCTTTGTAACATTGTATTACAAATCTTTTATCTATATTCTTGAATGGAGTAGTCTCTAAAGGCCAGTCATCCCATGCACTTTCTGACTCACTCATGTAATTTGGTATTCTACGAATCCTCTGGTTACTCACCGTTTTTGGCCAACTGTTCTGCACCTTGTATGGTGGCCCAAGAGTTATCCCAGTAATGTGTCTCGTGAATGTTGCACCTGCAAGCGCCTTCCTGAGTTTTGTGATATAATCCATTTTGTTATCCTCACCATTAGAATTAAACACTGTAGAGATAGGCCACTTGATATCTACAGTAGGAAATTTTCTGATAAGAGTAGGGAGAGTTTTTACGGCGGCATTAGAATCATGTGGTACATGAATGTCATACCCATTGTAAGGTTGTATAGAAGAATTTAGTTTTAGTTTCTTGATTGTGTTTGCAACAAGGTAACATAACATAAGACTATCTGCACCGCCTGACATGGCAATACCAATAATATGTCCATCCCAAAAATCTGGATCTGGTAGAATATCTACCTTACCAAATTTGTTTTCATAAATCATAACAAAACTTTCTTCAAGGCTTGAACGAGTTCCACCATCATCACATCATCATGGAATGGGGTTGGTGCAATTCGCAATCTTTCGGTTCCTTCTTCGACAGTGGGATAATTAATAGGTTGGATATAAATCCCATGATTATTTAGAAGATCGTCAGATGCTTCTTTACACTTGAATGCATTGTTTACCATCACAGGAACGATATGAGTACAGGCACTCTCATGTACTGGAATGCCTGCGTACTTCAACATTTCTTTTAGGGTGCTTGCTCTTTCTTGATGGACTTGACGGATGGTAGTGTGGTCACTGAGATATTTGATTGAGGCGATTGCTCCAGCGCAGATGACGGGCGAGATACTTGTTGTAAAGATGAACCCAGAAGCCAAGGCCCTAATAGCGTCAACGACAATACTATCCCCAGCAATATAACCACCTTGAACCCCAAAGGCTTTTCCCAGTGTTCCATTTATAATATCTACCCTCTCTACTAAACCTAACTTTTCACAATAACCACCACCAGTGTCTCCATATAGACCCACTGCATGTACTTCATCGATATAAGTGATTGCACCATATTTATCTGCAAGATCACATATTTCTTCAATTTTCCCTACGTCACCATCCATAGAATACACAGATTCAAACACGACACATGGAGTTTTGTTTTCCATTTGTGCCAGTTTGAGACAGTGTTCTAGATCTTCCATGTTATTGTGTTTGAAGATCATCTTACTCGCACGACTATGTTTCATACCCATAATCAATGAGGCATGATTCTTGTCATCTGAAATAAATCTTATGTTGGGGATAATACGACTGAGTGCAATGAGTGACCACTCATTTGCAACATATGCACTGGAGAATAATAGTGCACTTTCTTTTTGGTGGTGTTGTGCAAGAACTGCTTCAAGTGTCACATGATAATGTGATGTACCACCGATATTTCTGGTTCCACCAGAACCTGCACCAGTCTGATCTAGTGCGGTATGCATGGCATCAATAACATATTGATTTTGTCCCATGCCGAGATAGTCATTAGAACACCAGTTAACAATGTTTTTTGGTGCATATTTTCCATACCAGATTGAGCGGGGAAACTTCCCCCGCTCTCTGAGTATATCGTTGAAGACTCTATATTTGCCTTCGGTTTTAAATTGATGAATTACGTCTTCAAAATAATCTTTTGATATCATTTTTTCGCTTTACCATTACTCTAGAATATCTAGAAGTATTTAGGCTGCCTTCTTGACATACTCCATGAACTGTTCATACCCACCAATCGAATGTCCATCAACTTTAATTTGAGGGAAAGTTCTTGCAGATGGGAACATGGATAACATTTCGTCACGATTAAAGTCCACACCAAGTTTCTTATAGGTAAAATTCATATGTTGAATTTCCGCAAGATTAATTGCCTTCGTGCAATATGCACAATTGTCTTTACCGTATATTTCTACTGTCATAAGCTGAACCCCTTGAATGTTTCGTCTGATACGTCTTGTTTAGTTCCACCAGAAACATAAGATGTAATCTCTGTCTCTTGTGGTGCGACTTGGACTTCTGCACCTGAGATCCACTTCTGTGTCCAAGGAAGAGGATTGTTTTTAACATTGTAAGGAGATTCAAGATCAACGTGTTTCATACGTCGAGTGCAGATATACTCAATATAATCACTTAGTAAGGCTGCGTTAAGACCAATCATGGAACCATCTTTAAACAAATAGTTAGCCCATGCTTTCTCTTGGTCTACTGCGTCGACGAACATTTTAATACATTCGTCTTTTGTTTCTTCTGCGATCTTTGCAAAGTCTGGATCGTCTTTATTCTTGAGTGTACGTAACATCAACTGAGTAGAACCCAAGTGAAGGTTCTCATCACGTGCAATCAATTTAATGATCTTCGCATTACCTTCCATCTTCTTGAGTTCTGCGAATGCCCATGAACATGCAAAAGATACGTAAAAACGTACGCCTTCAAGAATGTTCACACTCATCAATGTCAACCAAAGAAGTTTTTTCAGTTCGTAGAGATCTACTTTCACATTACGTGTGCCATTAATCTGATGTGTACCTTCACCTAACAAGTTGTACCACATACTCATTTCAATTAATTTGTCGTAATAGTAAGAGATATCATCTGCACATTCAACAATCTCTTGGATGTCCATAAGTTCATCAAAGACTTTACTTGGGTTGCTGTACACGTTACGAATGATGTGTGTGTACGAACGACTGTGGATTGTCTCAGAGAATGTCCATGTCTGTATCCAGTTCTCAATCTCTGGTAAACTTACAATAGGTGCGAACGCCTCTACGGGCGCACGACCTTGTACAGAGTCCAATAGGATCTGTCTCTTTAGGTTACTTGTAAAAATATGTTGTTCATGTTCAGTAAGACTTTTGAAGTCCTTTGCATCCTTATAGATATCAACTTCCTCTGGACGCCAGAAGAAACCAAGTTGACTATCAGTCAGTTTATCAAAGGATTTGTATTTCAACTGATCATAACGTTGAATGGTTGGGCCCCCTGTGGGATCCAAAAACATTTTTACTTTTGTGTGATCTGCTTTGTTTTGTGTGTCAAAAACGCCCATTTCTTTTTCCCTATATCGTGCAGCTTTCGCAATAATCGTCATATTCTTCGTCCGAACCTTCGAACTCAGATCGTTCTATCGGTGTCTCTTGCATCATCTTGTCGACATCAACTTCGCCCTGACCGTCATACGTATTGAAGTAGTACAGTTGTTTTCCACCGTACTTGTAAAACATTAATACGTGTTGCAACATCTCACTCATAGAAATTTTTTCATTCTCTGAGAAGATAGGGTTATAACTGGTGTTGATACTAATACCTTGGTCAATATATTTCTGTAGTACAGCCATAATTTTAAGGTAACCTACAGGAGACTTTTGATCCCATAGGAGATCATATTTATTCTTTAATCTTTTGTACTCAGGCACAACTTGTTTCAAAACGCCATGTTTTGACTGTTTTACTGAAATCAATGAACGAGGTGGTTCGATACCATTCGTCGCATTTGCAACCTGCGCACTTGTTTCACTAGGCATCAACGCCATCAGAGTAGAGTTTCTGATACCAGTCTTCTTCAACTGATTACGCAGACTCTTCCATGGCATACGTTCTTTATGTTTAACCAACTCATCAAGATCAGTTTTGTATGTCATGTTTGGTGTGATACCATGTCCATATTTTGTTTCCATAACACCACTTGGTGCGCCCTTCTCAGCTGCGAGATCTGCAGATGCTTTGATCAGATAGTATGACCATGCTTCAGCGTACTCATCAATCAGTGACAAACCTTGTGGGGTGATGTCCTGATAAGTCAAATCGTTTTTCGCCATGAAGTATGCGAAGTTAATAATGCCCACTCCAAGAGGTCTACGTTTCTCCGTAGAGAGTTGTGCCGCAAGGATAGGATAGTTCTGATAAGACAACAACGCATCCAGTCCACGAACAGCGAGAGTACAGGCACGTTCAAAGTCTCTTGGTGAACGAACATTACCCCAGTTGATTGCAGACAGTGTACAGAGACTAATCTCACCATCAGGGTCATTTATATCATGTAATGGTTTGGTTGGCAAGTCTATTTCGGCACAAAGATTCGATTGTCTGATTGGTGCAACCTCTGGTAGGAATGAACCATGATCATTTGCATTGTCTACGTTCTGTAGATAGATACGTCCTGTGTTCTTACGCTCTTCCATAAAGGAACTGAACAAATCAATTGCCTTGATAGTTTTCTTACGAAGTCGTGTATTACGTTCTGCACGTTCATAGATTTCTTTGAAGGCATCTTGATCTGCAAAGAATGCATCATACAAGCCAGGCACGTCACTAGGAGAGAACAAAGTAATGTCACCACCAGAGATGAGACGTTCGTACATGAGTTTGTTGAACTGCACACCATAATCCATATGACGCACACGGTTCTCTTCTGTACCCTTGTTGTTCTTCAATACCAACATATCTTCGACTTCATAGTGCCAGATAGGATAGTAGATAGTCGCCGCACCACCACGAACACCGCCCTGTGAACAGGACTTAGTTGCAGACTGGAAGTGTTTGTAGAAAGGAATGATGCCTGTATGGTATGCGTCACCTTTACGAATGGGAGATCCAATCGCTCGGATCTGACCACCACCGATACCAATACCTGCTTTCTGACTTACATATTTGACAATAGAAGAACTAGTTGCGTTGATACTATCAAGGCTATCCCCAGACTCAATAAGAACGCAAGAGGAAAACTGACGCATAGGCGTACGGACACCGGCCATGACGGGCGTAGGAAGGCTAATATCGTGTAAACTAATAGCGTCATAATAATCTTTCGCCCATTTTAATCTTTCTTCTTTAGGATAGTCTGCGAACAACGTGGCTGCAATTAATGCATAACACATCTGTGGAGTCTCAAAGATCTCTCCTGTGACACGGTTCTGACATAGGTATTTACCACGTAGTTGTTCCATGGCAACATATGTTAGGTTCTCATCACGACCATGTTTGATGAATGAGTCAATCTTTGCCCACTCTTCGTCATTATACTTATCTATAAGTTCTTCATCATAGAAACCACTTTCGATGTTCCTGACAACCAATTCCTTTACAGTGCATGGTTCGTACTGGCCATATACTTCTTTACGAAGTGCATAGTTAATCAAACGTCCACCAACGTATTGGTAGTTCGGTGTGTCCTCATCAATCAGATCAGCCGCAGCCTTGATTAACGTCTCTTGGATTTCCTTCGTCGTTATACCATCATAAAATTGAATTTGACTTTTAATTTCTACTTCACTTGGACTTACACCAGTGATGTCATCACATGCGTGAAAAACTACCTTGTGAAGTTTTTCGATGTCGAGGAGTTCTTTAGAGCCGTCTCTCTTGGTTACTTGCGTCATAGTTGATCCTAATGTTCTAGTTGTTAATGTAATTGTCTGCGAGAGGGAATATTTCAGTAATTGCCTTACCTACTGCCTTCGCAAGTTCCATATGTTCTTTTTGTGTACCATTGGCAGAACGCAAGTCAACGTAATGAATCCACGAACGGATTGTTGCGTTTGCATATAGTCTTGATACAGTCAAACCTTCTGGCAGTAGAGCACGTGCTTGTTCTTTTGCAATACCCTGTTCAACTGCCCATTGGTAGTTCTTCTTCACCAATTCAATTACACCAGTCTGTTTACGATTCCACTCAGCAATCAAGTCTTGGTTCTGCTGATTGTCAATCAAGGAGGGGTCACCTTCTATTTCGATAGAGTTCTGGCGGTTCTTTGGATCTTGTAAACGACATTCACGTTTTACGAATTCCAGTTCTTTTACAGGATCAGCATATCTCTGAGAAAATTCTTGAAAACACATAGAACGATGTCGTAGTAGTTGTCTTGCAATATCACGAGTTGTTTCAATTTCGATACATGCGTTCACCATTTCAAACGGTGACCAATGTTTATGTTTTGCAAGGTAGTTGAGTAATTTGTCTGAAGTCTTAGAGTTCAGTTGGTTATCGGGGTTAGATACTCTGGCACAGTATGCAATCAAGTCCTGTACATCGTCTAATCCAATGATGCTGTCCTTGATAGGTTGACTGCAAGATATTAATCTAACTTTCATGTTCTTCTCCACTTTTGTAATCTAAAGGTTGCTTCTAAACCTTTGAACGTATTGTCACGTATTATATCTTCGACATTTGACATGCCATTTAGATACATCTCATTTATGTCTTTACCGACTGTCGAAGTCTGTTCAGGCCAGATACAAATTCTGTATCCTTTGTTGATCACCTTCTCCATTCGTTTGTGTATCTCTTTGTTGCGTGGTTCTGCGTCAAAGACAAATACAGCATTCTCAATATTATCGAAACCGTCGACGTTTCCTTCAGCGCCTGCCATCGCAACCGCATTCGAGAGGAATAAACTGTCAATAGCTCCTTCAACAACATGATACTCTTTACTAAAGTCAACAGTATCGAGACCGAAAACCTTTGGACGATCTTCGAACATTATAGTCAAATAACGAAGACCATTAGGATCAAATCCACGTGCCGATACCCCAAATACTTTACCGTTTTGATCAATGAATGGGATAATTAGGCGAGGATCGTCCTTCTCTACGTTGTCGAATTTATTAGGTATAATTCCGTTAATCCATTTCTTGAACGTCTTGGTATAATACAGACGATAATGGTGACGTGCCGGAATGTGTCTCTTACTTATATATCTTTTGATTGCGTGATTGTGATGCAACTGAGAGACTTTTTTTATAGAACGTAGGGGATTTTTCTTTAGAACAGTCAGTTTCTTTTCGGTAGTATCTTTGAAAGAAAAAGGTTCTTTTTTATCCTTTTTGATAAACTTCTCAGCCACCCAATCATTGTACATGAGGTGGTCTACAGTCTTGAGGAAGTTGGAGAAGTTGTGACTGGCGCCACAGTTGTGACAATAGTAGAAGAACTTGTTCTCCTTCTCTAACAACCAACCACGTGACTTACTGCGTGACTTCTGAGAGTCACCGCAGATAGGACATCTAAAGTTTATCTTGTAGGGATTTGTGTTGCGTATGCGAAAGTTCTGTAAGCGCCCAGACAACATCTGGGCGTACTGAAGATCTGTAAAGTCAACCATAATATAAAAAGTATCCAAGTGTGTTTAACTGTTAGAGAGATTATAACACTAGATTAAAGCTTTGTCAACCATTAAAAGGCAGAAAGTCCAAAGAAATTATGCCTAGGATAAAGATAATTGTGCCTGCGACTCCCATACCGTACCATCTGGCACGTTCTAGATCGACTACACGGTCTTCTAACGACTGGATCTTTTCGAATACCTCATTGATACCGTCCTCGTCCACAGAGGAGACCTTGGCGAGTGCATCACGAAATTCTATACGTGTATCATCCAATTGGTCTGCCAATACAAGACGTGCTTCAAGCTGAGACTTGGTGTTCTCATCAATCTTGGCATCAAGAAACTTTATTTTTTGATTAGCGTTAACATTCTTCTGTTCTTGAACTGCCAGATCTTTTGCAATCCCAGCCATAGCGTCGACAGTCTCATCAACCTTGTTGAAGAAACGCTCGATTTGACGGATGTCTTTTTTAATTAAAGCAATGTCTATTTTTAATTGGTTTAATTCTTCTGACAAGTTCATTCCCCTTGATGGAATTGATAAAACCCCTAATCGGGGTTTCATTTGTTACGCAAATAATAGTATACCTAATTACTAAGGATATTTATCAAGGGGAAGGTTTCACAGCGTCCTCATAATACAAAATAATTTCACCTTGTTGCTTTATATATCGTCGCAGTTCAGAAATATTAAGGGCAAGGTTCTCATAATCTTTAACTGAGAATGCAACAAACGCACGATTACCATTAACACTTTCGAACTCCTCTAAGAATTCGTCAATGTTACCCTCATTAACGACATATAGTCGTGTGTCAGATAAGTTAATCGGTTTTGGACGTGCTACTGTCGGAATTGTCGTCTTCTGTATCTCCGTCACCGTCACTACTTTCGGTTCTGGAGTCACCAGACTGCAACCAGTTAGGCAGAGGAGCGTTCCCACTACCACCAGTGTCTTGTTCCAACTCACGCCATAATTTTGCTGTCGCACCATTCATAGATCCTTCAAGATCAGCAGGGTCTTTCAAAGCCCTTGCAGTTAAATTATGTCTCTGGAGTTTTAGGCGGAGATCGTCTCCGTACTCTTCCGCTCTCTGAAGATTATTCTGTAGACCCTGATTTAACTCATTAAGTCTTTGTGTATCTTCTTGGAGAGTTTTGATGCTTGCCTCTGCAGTCTGAACTGCAACTTCCATCTTAGCCACGTTTGCACGTGCAGTTTCTAAGTCTGATTGAAGTTTGGTTACGTATAGGTAACCCACCCCGCCGGTAGCGAGGACTACAATTACTGCAGCAATTTTAATTGAGGCAAACATTCATTTAACGACTATTCGTCGTCCTCATCTTCGTCTTCATCGTCGTCAGACTTTTTCTTCTTCTTAGGCATTTCATCATCATCTTCGTCTTCATCAGACTCCATGTCATCTTCTTCTTTGACTTTGCCTTCGTCGAGTTCTGCGTCGATCATGTCCTCTACGGACTCTTCAACTGATTCCTGTGCATCAACCATTTCTTGATACTTTGCTTCTAGTGCAGTCTGTACACGTCCAGAAATTTCATCCGCAAAATCTTTTTTCATTTGCATTGGATTATTCGCTAGTGCCGACTGAATAATACTTTCTACAGACATTGTTATCTCCTAATAAAAGTTAATTGTCTACTTATTTATAAATTGGGCAAAATCTTTTCTTTTAGAACGATTTTTCTTAACCCATCTGCGTTGTTGTGCCTTAGTAAAGCCAGGCTCTCCTTGTGCACCAACTCCCAGTCCAGCGACTTTACCACCACCTACATTGTTAGCAGGTTCTTCTTTAAGTCTCTTTTTCATACGTTTGTATCTGGGTGCGTTCATTTCAGTCTCAACATCTAAGACTGCTTGAACAAACTCCATGAGGTTTTTCATGGCATATTCGTAATTATCATAGTTCTCCATCTTCAAAAAACGCATTGCGTCTGCATGATCCTTGGCGATCTTCTTTTTCAAAGTCTCAAGGTTCAAACGACCATAACCCTGAATGAGTACTTCAGGGTTTGACCACTCTTTGGCAGTCTCTGGTTTTCTGAATATGGTTCCCTTTGCCATTACTTTACCTTATACGTCTGCAGTTAATTCGAATTCCACTGATGTCAAACCAGGCGTAATACCCCTGTTACGAAAATACGTGTCGAAATCCGACCATCTAATTGTTCCACTAGATGGGATGCCAGGCGCCACCCCATAATATTCTCTAATCGCATGGGGTGTACTACCACCAAAATACCTTGCGATAAATGCCATACCAATTGCCATAATCTATTCCTTCTTTAGTAGAGGATTCAAATATTCACATTCAAATCTCTTTAGTGACTCCTCTATTATATCATCATTGACTTCTTCTGTCAACAGCGAATCATCACTAAAGTGTTGCCATTCTCTAATTAAAAACAATGCAGCCGCATAGGATGCAAGTTTTGATTGTCCGCCAGGGACTTTTGCAAGTATTTTTTTGAGGTTCAATATCATGAGATCGAAGATCCCAAACGCATCACGTTGAGCTTTCTTCAGAAAGTTCTTTCTCTTGATAAGGATCTTACCCTTATCATCTATGATACCCTGTTCATATGCAGGCCACTTGTCAAATGGTGTGACAAGTTTCCTTATGAAAGAATATACTAGAAATAAATCGACTACCATCAGATTTCCTTAAGTACTTGAATTATATGCCTGTCTGCATTGATACTATCTTGATGTATTCCAATGCCATCATACCGTATGATTGTTGGCATATAGTTTAAGTACTCTACAAAAGGTTTTAAATATTCGTGGTATTCAGGCAACTTCATGAATAACATGGGCGTTCCCTGTTCCCCAAACACATTATATATGATTATCATATGATTCAGAATCAACCTTTCCTTCAACTCGTTCTCTTGTCTATATCGACCAAAGAGTTTCCTGAGATATTGGAAACGTTTCATGTCTTCCTCGAATTCAGATATGTCTGAACAGTGAGGATTCTCATAGTGTTTCATTGCATACATTAAAAAGGTTGATTCTGTTAATATCATAATTTAGGTAACTACTTCCAGATTAACTATCTGCAACTGTTGCGTCTTCGTCACCAGTTGTTCCAGTCAAACCTGCGTCTCCAGCATCTGCTGAAGTCTTACGCATTGCAACCAGTGGTTCGATGCGTCTGCGTGTGTTACCATTCTGATCAGTATATTCTACTACACTATTCCAACCTGCAGTACGGATACCTTTATTACGGTTACTTTCTACTGCGGCCTCGTCTTGGTCAACGAAGAACAGATCAGCAGGTGCAACTTGAATAGTATCTTCAGTACCATCACCAACGTTAGTGATGTTTACCTGTGTACCTGCATTCGCATTTGACAACGATGTTGCAAGTTTAACTGTGTTTTCGTCTTCACGAATGATAAAATACATTTCACCATCTGTAAGACCAACGATTGGTGTTACGTTTGATGCATCATATCTTATTCTTACGCCTGTTTCCAGTGCGTGATTTGGTAGAACGATAGTGTCCGCTACTGCACTTACTACTGCAGAATCGGATCCATCGATTGTGAATACTGGCGTTTCGAACTTTGGTGCGTCCGCCAGAGTATCAGTGTCTCCCCATTGTGGCATTATTCTTCTCCTTGGTTTTGAAATTCTTTTTCAACAATTTTCGAGATCATCTCGTCTTTGCTCATTTTCTTAACCTTATCTATGTCGGCATCGCTTTCATGCTTTTGATAAAGTTTCATCAATTCCACTGGCGGCATTGTTTTAAGTTCATTATATCTGTTTGCAACTTCATCAGATTTTTCTTCTGTTTTAGTTGTTTCTGCAAGTCTCTTACTTAGGGTATTCTTAAATTTGGTTTTAAAAGAACTTTCTTTAAACACAACTGGTACAGATATAGATGCTTGCGTTTTAGGATCAAGAATCATCATACGTTCTTTACCCTTTGTTGCATTCTTAAAGTCTTTGTGAACCTTGCGGAAGTCTTTCTTAGAGATATGGACTTTACCGCCCTTGTACTCATAGTTTTTTGCTTCTTCTAATTCTGGTTCAGTATTGACTGTTTCTTTCTTGTCCCAAGGCGCCTTCTTAAGAGTTACTTTTGATTTACCCTTTTTAGAAGTCGCAGATACCTTTGCAAGTTTTTTTGCAAGTGCCATCTTTTTAGATTCTGTGTGGTAACCTTTGTTATCACAATGATCACAACCTTTACCTCCGCACTCAGGGCACTCCACCTTCTCTTCGTTCTGTCTCTTTAGAACTGCAGCGACTTGTGGATGGTCTGACAAACCCTTTTTGATTTTATCGATTGCCTTGACTGCACCTGTCATGTTACCACCAGCATATCTTTTATCTGATGCAACACCAATTGCCATCTTAACCTCTTTAGGTGAGAATGACATTTTCTCATCAAGTGTTTCCTCATTCAAAGGACGACCCATTATTTTATCAGATGCCTTTTGACTTAGAGGTTTTTTGAGTTTAACAATCTTCAGAGTGTTCTTATCTTTGATTGACATAGGTGGACGTTGTGCAGATGCTTTAGATTGTTTAACACCATCTTCAGATGATGCCATTGCAACAACTTTGTTACCGTCTGCAGTGTTGATAAGCGCATGAGTGTTCTTCATCTCTTCCATGCAAGAACCTTCATGGACTTTACCACAGTGCTCACACATCTGTGCAGCTTCCTCTAGTTCTTCTTTCTTCAACAACTTCATTGCAACGTTTGCAAGTTGAGTTGCTTTCATCTTGTCCATCTTCGCCTTGTTCGCATCATTTACTTTGTCGTAAATCTGCGTAACTGCAGAAGCAGTGAACATGTCAACCATAACACCGTCGATTTTCATCGCCTGTTTTTTGTCAACGATTTGTTTCATTGCATCAACAGTTTTAGATGCCTCGTCAAGATCGATGTCTTCACAGTTATATTCTTTACCTGCAAACATAAAGGTCTTTTCACCTTTTGCCTTCGCAGCTTTTGCAGCCATGATAAACCCACGTTTACCTTCTTCGACTTCCGCTTCAGTTACGATAGCCTGTGGAGAGTAATCCTCACCCATAACCATCTTCTTAACCATTGCATGAAATGCATCATCTGCTTTGACAGGATTCTGAATCTTCTGTCTGATCTTACGGTGTTCTGGGCCACCATCTAGTTTCTTGTACAGTTTATCAAACGCTTTCTTCTGCGCTGAAGTCATCTCTTTTGCTTCACGAATACTGACACTAAACAACTTTTCTGCTTGGGGTACACCGATTTGTTTTGCAACTATATCGATGATCTTATCACGTGGTTCTGTATCTTGATCGTTAGTAAACTTCGCAAGACCCTTTGCATCACCCTTTTTCATCATCGCCACTGCTTTCATGAAATCTTTCTTATCGATTCCACCAGACTTCTTGGCATATGATTCCAGTTCTTTAGCGGCAGACTTCATGTCACCTTCACTGAGGTCTACCGCATCAGACTTTTTTACAGATTCGTCTTTCTGATCTTTGGCCATAGCTTTACCGATTGCCTTGCGTCTCTTGTGCAAGAACTTATCAGAACTGTCTATATCCCCATCGTTGTCGATATCTTTATCTTTACGATCTTTGAATTTCTTTTTCGCAGCTTTAGGATCTGCTTTGTCCAGACCTTCGCCGTCATCAGACTTGTCGTTTGATGCGTCTTCTGCTGTGTTCTTTTTCTCTTCTAGTTTCTGGTTCACCAGAGTACCGAAAAGACTGTCTATTTTATCTTTAAAGTCCATTGTTTTATCCTTAAGGTTATTTGGATCGTTAATTAACTATATCTATTTATGTTCTATAATATTGATGTGAAGTTCGTCAACGCCCTTTATAAGTCTGTGGTACACACCACGTTCTATTCTGAAGGTTGTTCCCTTTCTGATGAGGAAGGGCAAACATCCGTCGAACTGGAACTGCCATCCGTTCCCATCAATGACACGTACTGTTCTGTCGTAATGATCTCTGTGCCAAACATAGTCATCCCGTAAATGGTCAAACCGTCTTGACCCCCCATCATCACGAAATGGCCTACCAAAAGTAATCTCCGCCACCACTTAATCCTAACTGTTTTGCATATTTCGGTAGACGACACGCCCAATATCCAGGCGTCATCTTATCGGTCTTAGTATCACAACTATGACGACTTGCAAATGCACGTGCTGCATCTCTGTCACCAATCTTAGATGTCAATCCACCCTTTTCATCCCCAAATGTTATCTTTCTGACATTACCTGTCTTCGGATCCTTTACATAAACAACATACTTTTTGCCATCCCCACTATTTCTTTTTGGAGAGTTGAGTTCTGGTTCTTTCTCTTCACATACGATAGGATCTATTTCTATCATAGGAGATTCGAGGGGAACTGTTACCCCCTCGTACAAACCAAAATTTTCTACAGTATATTGTTTAAAACGTTTCACTTTACAACACCTTCCAGCATTAGACGTTCTCTGTTCTTCATATGTAACGCCTGAACTTCTTCTTTAGATCCACCAAAGTAAGGGACACAATGCCCTGCGGCGGTCATCTTTTCAGTGAGTCTTTCCTCACCATCATCTAAGAGGAAGTCTCCCAAGATGCGACCAAACTTACCTTTTTTGTCTTCACCAGACTTATCGATCTCAGTCTTCAGAATCTGATGACTACCAACAGGCATATGATCTTTTACCCATTTCTTTGCAGCCATACCGAACTTCTTTTCGACCTTATCTCTCGTACGTGACTCTGGAGTATCAATACCCATAATACGTACACGTTCCTTCTTTAACCATACACCAAAACCTAGATCGATGTCCACATCTACTGTGTCACCGTCTACTACACGAAGGATTTTAACTTTGTATTCATACATTTACTCTGACTTCCACATTGTCCATGCACCGTAGAAGATTGCGGCATATGCGATTAGATCTACAGGAACTAGAATCATTGCAACACCTGTTGCAACCAATACTGCTCCATCCCATGTGGTACGTTCAGTTAAACGTTTTGTAATCCAGTTAATCATTTAGTTACTCCCTATTTTCTTCTTTGGTTTCGGAGAATGTTTTCTCTAATTCTCTGCGAAAACCTCTGAGGTTCTGTCGTCGGCTTCTCGCCAGGCGTTTCAGTTTTATATTTCTTCGTAGTCTCTGGTTTCCCCAACTCAAGTACTTTACTCTCTTTCACGTCCAAACCTTCACGAACCATTACAATATCCTTTTCAAATAGTGAAGCTGTTTTTGAAAGATCTTCCTGATCTTTGCTCTCTACCATACTGTTAATCATTTTACCTAAATCGTCTTCTGTGATACCACGTTGTGCTTTCACAGAGGCAATCCATTTTTTCGCCATTGGAGACTTGGGTTCTTTTGCAACCCATTTCTTCATTTGTTTATATGCTTTGGTTGCACCCTTCTCAAAGTCTGCACCTTCTGAGTTATCAACGATCTGCATGTTCGCACCAAACAGTGATGAGAACTTACCAATGTTGTTCTGTACTGCATTCCACATCTTGGTTACTTCTTTCGCACCAAGTGTTCTAGAACGTTTTTCATCACGTGAGATTGCAGTCTCCAAGTTTGTGTTTACGAAGATCATTCCTACTTCATAACCCAACTTCTTAAGTGACATCGCTTGGTTTGCAATTTTCTCGTAATCCTTACCAGTACCGTCAATTACCAGACCAAGTCTACCTGCGAGTGCAAGTGCCTGTTTTTTGTCAGTAAGTGCTTTCGCCTTTGCACGTGCATCCTGTCCTTTAGCGGTGAAGATGTCTTCTGGTGTTGGTTTCAAATCAACTTTTTTCAACTGCGCTTCGAAGGCAGGATCTGAGTTGATCAGTTTCAATCCCATTGAAGTCAATGCAGTCTTACCAACCATAAATGATTTACCACTGCCTGGCCCACCTGCGAGGAACACTGCCTTAAAGATGCCAGGATCGTTTACACCTTCCTCTAGTGTTTCCACTGATTCTACGTAACCCTTGTCACCTTTTTTCTTACCATGATTCATAACCTTTTTACCAAGTGGTGTGAGGTTACCTTTCTTGTCATACATTTGGTTGACAAGTTTTTTCTCGGCGGCAGTCAGTTCTACTACAAGGTCACCATAAGATTTCTTGTTTGCTTCTGCCTCTTTGATGATGGCGTCAAACTGATCATCAATGTTTTCTACTTCTTCCCCACGTAATGACGCAAGTGAACGTTGAGTAGATGTCATTGTACGTACTGGTTTCTTACGTCCAGTCTTTGTACGACCCATAGCATCGTTGTGTGCTCTATCTTTTGCACGTTGAACAGCAATAGAGTCAACACCAATTTTAGGTGCTCTTTTACGTCTAGGTGCTTCATCCAAGTCTTCCTTGTACATGTTCAGTTCGTATTTTTTACCGTCCATGTTGTACACTTGGATCTGTACAGCTTTCTTACCAGACTTATCCATCAAACGATATGAATTCGTTTTACCCTTAGAAGGTTTACGAGGCCCAGTCGCAACTTTGTCATCGATCTCATTAGGATCGATATCCACTTTCAGTTTGTCTTTCGCATGTTTGTATGCATGTTTCATTGCAGAGGAGAAATCATTGTGGTACAGTTCGTATCCAGAAGAAGACTTTCCTTCGTCGATTTTTTTATAACCCAGTTTTCTGAGTTTTTCTTTAAACGATTTCATGCGACCATCCGTAGTTAAGATTTTTTCTAATTCTTTTTCCTCATCAACAGATTCTTTTCTAACCTTTGCGGCAAGATCAGAGTCTGCTTTACCCCAAGTACCTTTAGACTTAGTTACAAATGAGTTGACACGTGCAAGACCCCACTGAGTTGCAGTAGTGCCAGGCCTATGTCCTGTTCTCCATGCGGCAACACCACGATCAAAAACCTTCTTTAGAATACCAAGAGGCATTCCAGATTTTTCTGCTTTCTTCTTAAGTGCTTCGCCTGAATCTTCCGCAATCACGGCTTCAGTTGATTCCATTAGATCGAAGATCATGTTCTCCATAGATTCAAATGATTCTTCCAACGGTTTCTCTTCGTCTTTCAGTACCTGTTTCTTCTTGTACATTTTGAAACGACCATCGAACTTGACTCCAGCATTCCCTGCCTTCAACATCATGTGTGGTCTTTTACGTACTCTCATGTCCGCCCGTGATGCTTCGTCCATGTTTGAAAACTGTTCGTACTTGATTACCTTAGAAGGTGTTTTAAAATCTTTTTTTCTCATAATGGTCTTATTGACGAGTTCGATCTCGTCACCTTTTGTTTTAATTACAACTGGAAGGTTTAAGTCAGATGACAGATCTTTAAGAACTGCTTCAATACCCTCATTGTCTTTAACATCTTTGCCCTTATTCTTCTGTATCTTTTTAAATAACTTTTGAAGTTCTGCAACTTTAATTTCTGGTGTGTTTCTCTTGTCGTTCATTCTATCAACGAAGTGTTTAGTAAACTCCACGTCAATCTTGAACTTCGCAAGAATACGATCTGCAAATTTCTCTAGGTCATTGATCTGTTTCTGAGAAACTTCTTCTGCAATTGATTCGTTTTTAGGGACACAATCTGGAACCATCTTGCCGCCCTTTTTCTTCATACCAACTTGTTTGTGAGTATCCCAACATGGATCGCCATCTTCATTCTTAGGTTTCTGACCTTTTGCTTTCTTTGCAATAGCAATCGCAGCCTGTTGTGCAGGGGAGATTGCCTCAGTCTTTTGATTCTTAGATCTGGTATCCTGAGTTCTTGCACGATCCATCATTGCATCGTGTTTATCTTTATCAGACTGTTTCTCACGTTTGATGCGTTCTCTTGCAGCCGCAACTGCATCTGCTTCACCATACATCTGTTGAAACTTCTTAGTATGTTTTGACGGTTTGGTCTTCGCTTCCTTATCGCCAGGAGCGGGTTTGTAAGCACGTGGATCATCATCAGACATTTTCGCCTGTCGTGCAAACTGTCTTGCACGTGATTCCTTATCCTTTTTATCAAGCCCGCTATAGTACTTTTTTGGCTGTGTGCCCGGCATGTCCTTGACTTGTCTGTCCTGTGCAACACCCTCAGATTTGTTATTACGGTTCTTAATACGTTCCATCTCTTTCTTCTTCACTGAAGGTAAGAGACGTTTAGATAATGCTTTTAGACGGGCAGGAGATACTTTCTTCAGACGATTATCGACCTGTTGTCTTTGACCATAAGACATTTGTTTGTAGTCTTGTCCCTTAGTCATTTTCTTTTTCAAGAGATTTCTTGCACCCTTTGCGGCACGTTTCTGCAACTTGTCGATACCTGCACGTTTTCTTGCCGCCCGTTCACGTCCCTTTTTAATCTTATGTTTGATTCTACGGAATGTACGTGCACGTTGCATACGTTGTTGTCTGGTCAACGCTTCTTGAAGTTCCGCCTCTGCGAGGTTCTTCTGAACAAGTTTCATCATTGCCATCTTGTCTTTGTCTGACAACTTAGATGCAGCGGCACTTTTGAAACCGAATTGTTTCTTACCTTTCTCATCTGTATAGTCGTCAAACTGTCCCTTTTTGGCAATACCTCTTAGTTTTGTACCTGACATTCCTTCAACACCTTCTGCATCAGGATCACGTTCACCTGCAGATACAACTTTGATAGATGCGAAGTCGTAGTCCTTACCGTTGTACTTGTCTAGAATTCTTTTGAACTCTTCTACACGATCAGATCCAACAACCATGACGATGTTCTTGTATCCCGCCTTTTCGAGTTCGGCTGCGATTTGGAATACTTGTCTCGCTTTTGATTGTATAATGATTGGCCCGAATGCTTTCCTCGCAAATCGGTATTTGTCTTTATAACTGAGGGGATCTTTTTGATTATTCTGCGTGTGCGATAGATAGACACGTGAATCGGCTGACATGGATTTAGCAACAGACTTAACCTTGTTAACAAGTTTCTCGTGACCGATAGTCACTGGATTCATACGACCAAAAGAAAACACAACCGTATCACTCTTTGCTTCTTTGAGTGTCGGTTCTGTTTCGATGTACTGAGAAGGGTCAAACTCTTTGAATTTCAACACATCCTTCTTCTTGGACTTCTTTTCTTTTTTGTCAGTTTCTTTGAGGTTGTACATGATTATTCTCTTGTAATTTGTGTTTTACTGTTTATTTATAATTCTGTTTGAATGAATCAAGAAATTCGTAGTTAACATGTGCAGATTCCTGCCAAATAGTAGATGCCCTTAACCAACCTAAAGCGGGTGTTGGGTCTGCGATACATAGAGGAACCTTTGTGCGTCTTTGATTTAAGATGAAATATGCATTATCTACACACCCCAATCGACCACCTGTTTCGATCTCATCAATCAATATCTGCGCTGTTTTCTTAGTCATCGCATATGCATGTGCACCTTCATGTCCTCTGATTGGTACAAGTCTCACTGCAGGGCCTGCAGTCAAATGATCGTACCTATTAGGTTTGTCTAGTTTGTATCCCAAAACAACCATATTATTCTCTGGTATTTCAATGTTCACAGGATGTAACATAATTGCATCATGTTCTAACACGATACCTACATCCTCTTCACCCTCTGCAATCTTTTTCCATATTGCAGCATGACCAACCGTACAACACTCTGCTTTCTCACCCATAGGTAAGTTTGGATTTGGTGGGTAATCCAGATCTGCAGGGGGAAGTTTAATTGGTCTCCCCTCGTTTATACGCAAATTAATCCCCGATCTTGCCCATGCAAGAACGCCAGGGATATCACACCAACCTTCGAAGTACTCCCAGTTGAGACCTATCTCATCACAAGAAGCAGATGCGTGTTGTGCGTATTCACGACTAATTGGTTTGTCTATTGTAAGTATGTAAGCTCGTTGTGTCTGCATGATATTGTCTCTTTAATAATGAATATAAGTTGAAGTCGTTTTTATAATAATGTCTCATTGTGGTGATTGCTTGGTGATCAAAATTAAATGACTTGGACTCATCAATTTTATCTACTCTAAAATTTGATTTGTGTTTTTTCAACTTATGATTTATAGGCACGCCAATATCATCCATAAAGGACTGTATATGAACCAATAGGTTTTCATATAACCAATACTCACCTTGTTGTTTACCATCATACATGAGGAAATCGCTCTGAAGTAGTTTAGAGTTATCTTCACCTGTTGCCTTGTCACCATCGAACCACCCATTAGGTGCCATGAATTTGTAATCGTCTATATCATAGGGTTTCTTACCAGATCTCTCATCTTCCCACTTCTTAAAGAAGTAGTAAAAACTCTTTTGTCTTTCAATAGGATCTCTGAGAACCGCAAAACAATAATACTCGTTGATTTGTTCTGGTGTTACTATACCATAATCAACGAGTTCTTTTAGATTTAAATGTAGGTGTGAGAAAGGTTTGTAGTGTTCGTGTACTCCTCTAATCTCTTTGAGTTTACCATGAGGCACAGTCCCATCAAGATTTGCATCATCTACGTCTGTGTAAAATGCATCTGGATCGTCTATGTTACGAACAAAGAATTCCGAAAGACTAGTTGAGGCAGTCTTCGGAACTCTAAGAAAAATAAATTTGTATTTGTGTGATATAAACATTCAATGTAATCCTAAACTCCACATCCATATTGGTATGACTACAAAGTGTAAAACCACACATAGAATAACCATTACCTTTACGGTGAGCATATTTCCTCTGTCACCATGCATTAGGTAGCAGTTGAGTACTGTTTTGTCCAAGGCATTCCAGTAGAACCCCAATGATGTTCCGCATAGACCTTATCAGTACCGTCATATCTCTTCGACTCACGTACATAGAACTGTGGGATGAAGTAATGTGAAGGCCAGACTTTTACTTTGTCTAGGTTCATTGGAATATGTTTACTCAAGAACTCATTACCTGTAGATCTGAATGGTTCGTAATGCAGTTGATCTGCACGAAGTTGGTGTAGTGTCTCTACCAACATACGAACAAACATATTGCCAGGATTGCAAGCAAGAATTGGTTGTACAAAGTTTGCACGATACAATTCGTTTTCATAACAAGTATATGCAATATGTGGTGGGGAAGTAAACAGTTCATCAGTGTTATGATAACACTCCATGTCTGCCTCTGGAAAGAAACCCCCACGTTCTAGTAGTAGTTCGTAACGGATAAGATCTGAAACGCCTGCCCATCTCTTGTTATTATAATAGTGTTCGATGAGATGTTGGTTCATCCATTTGCGATCCTTCAACATCTGATCTGTAAATATTTCATATTCCCATTCTGGATGTTTTTCTTTCCAAGTATCCATCCATGCCTTCGGCGCAGGGTTTGGCCCAATCCAGATCTGAGTTATTTTCTTTTCGATATTCATTGTTTTTCTACCCACCAAATGAAGTCGTCTTCTACGTTATAGTTATCACCGTAACGTTCTGTCACGGCTTTGAGAACAGTGTCAAAGTGAATATCATGTCCCATGACATATCCACCTTTACGCACCTTTGGAGCCCATGCGTCAATATCACGTGAACATCCTTCATAACCATGATCTGCATCGATAAAAACAAAGTCGAGACTCTCGTCTTCTAATGTGTCTGCTACCGTTGTAGTATAATCCTTATGAATAAATGCACGATCTGGATACTGTGCGCAAAACTGTTTCATACGATTGTAATATGTTTCGTGATCCCAAGGGTGTCCGTTTTCACCTGCAGTCCATTTCTCTGGCCCATTATTTTGTGGTTGAGGTGCATAAAGATCTACCCCAATCAAATTTAGGTTTTTACAAGTACGTACAAGATGCGTGAAGGTTTGTCCCTGCCACACACCAAGTTCTGCGCCCTTAGTCCATCCGTTTTGACGTACCATCTTTTCGATGACTAACCACCGCCAAGTATTTCCACCATCATGTCCACGATCACGTATCATTCCCATAATCTAATCTCCAAGTTTTTCTTTTATTTAGTAGTTGGTTTATAACCGTTAACGGAAGTCATTTTTTGACCTGCGAGTACCATACACCCTGCACCTGTTGCTTCGTCCATCATAATCATACTGAATGAACCAGATGTGGGATTGATAAACTGCAAGGTAACGCCTGGCAACCATGTACCCTGTGGTACTACTTGTACCAAAGTTTCGGAACTGGCGAAAGGAATTTCACCATATTTTGTTTGAACCATGTCTATGATGTTGTTGACATCAGTGTCACACCTTAACCCAATGGGCATCACAAACTGTTCAGCCTGTGCATTAAATGGTACTGTTAGGAAAATACCTAACAATACTGCTGGTATTCTTCTCAACATAACTGTTCTCCGTTTCTAACACTGTTACGAGTATCCACTAACCTTAGTCAATTTCATTATACAATGGAATTCACTATCACCTATGATTCTTATATCTCTATCTGAGTACACGTCATCCACAAAGCCAACATATTCGTGAGAACCTGAGTTTACGAGATAGTAATGACCGTGCGCATTTGCTCCATCCCATCGTGAGATGTCTATGTGTTTATTGTGTTTACAACCCCAGAAGATTTCTTTAATAGTTACCGAAGCCGTACCTGCGTCAAATGTTTCCCCATCAGCAATAAGGTCTGACAATGCCACATCAATTGTGTCACCAGATGAGTCTGTCACGTATACTTTTATTACTGCTTCGTTATGTGATCGTTTAAGGTAGTGTACGTTTGCCATTATTTCTGCCACCCTTTGATATATTGTGGATCAAAGTTTGCCTTACTGAATGCAAGACGATCAACGAGTTTAAGAGAGTTCTTACCCAAGTGATCCATTGCAACAAAACCCTCTGGGTTGGTTACTTCGTATCCTTTTGAGGTTTTTAAGAATGTCTTTAGACTATCTACTTTATTAAGTTTGTCAAGAACCATCAACTTGGTGTCGACTAATAGATTGTAGAGTTCGAATACCTTTTCGATCTCTTTGGTATTCTTGTCACTGAACATTGTCAACGCTTTAGACATCTTATCTGTCTGCGTCTTCTTACCCTTTTCAGTTTTCTTTTTGTCGGCTTCTTTTTGATAGTAGTCTTGAATATATTTTACAAGTCCCTTAACGAATGTTTTAGGATTACCAATACGTTGTCCTTCACGAACTTTAGTATTAATGAACGTGTTAACACGTAGGTTCAACTCTTCGTTGTTTCCCAACTCATTAAGGATATCTTTTTTGATTGTTCTGAAGATCGTTCCAGCGGCACTCAGTTTCTTAGTCACCGCCGCCGTTTCTTTTGCAGTCATGGTTACACTACCAGACTTATCTTCGAATACGGCATCAACTGCCCATACAGATTTTATTTCTTTGAGATTAGGTGTAATCTTCTCTCCAAAACTTGCAGACATTGTCTCAAGAGATTCTCCTCTGTAGACTGTATGCCAGACCACACCGATCTTGGATCTTGATATTTTTTTAGCGAGTTCGCTTTTCTTTGGTATCGCATAAACAATCGTATTAGGATGGAAAGTAACATACGATTCTCCATCAATAGCATCTGTCGAAAGATCTTCCGTAGTATAGAGGAAATCACCTTGTATCACTCCTTCAATTCCAAGTTTTGAGAACTCTGAAAGTGCTACTTTAAATTTGGAGTTGAGGTCACCTTTAATAGAACTATCATCATCAATTTCTTGGGCAGTCTTATAGACTTTTGGGTTTTTGTTAAATACACCTTTCTTTGCAATAAAGAATTTACCATCTGATGGATCAACCCCTGCAAAGATTGCAGGCGCACCATCCCACTTCACTGAAAGGTTTACAGGCGCTTTGGTATTACCACCTAACATATCTCTAATTGCACGAAGGTAATTAATTACGTTGCGTGTACCAGTCACTCCACCATCTATCACTGCATCCTCTGCATGTGTCATGTGAAGGTTTTTTTCTTCTGATAACAAATTAGTAAACTGACTGAACTTTTGCATTAGAATTCTACCTTGTCGTTTACTTTGATATCGGGTTCAACGCCGAAAAACTTAAGAACGTTTGATGCCTTTGATTTAACAAAAGACTTCGCCTTCTTAAGTGCGTTACCCAGTTTACCTTTGATTTTAGAAACAATACGTTTAAACATGTTCTCATCAAGAGTGTCAACGTCTTCGTTTAGTTTCGCATCTACGATAAGAGAAATGACAGACCAGAAGTTATACTCGCCTGTCTTCTTACCTTTGAGTTTGCGTGATGACGTTTTGAAACGTGCTTGTAGTTTCATCTGATCTGCGATCTTCTTACAGTACGCATCGTCATATACTGATGTAATCTTTGTAGAGGAACCTGAGTGATCTGATACCACCATGAATTCTGCAGCAGCATTTGCGTTCTCACCGTACTTCATGAAACCAGACATTGCTTCACGTGCAAATTCAATCTTGAACTTCTCGTTCTCTTCGAACAGAGTACCAAGTTCTTGCATAACTAATTTGTGTGCCTTCTCACCACGGTTGACGAGTTCATTCTCGCCTGACTTGATGATAGGTCTTAGTTTGCCTGGCGCAAGTGATGCAGTGACGAAGTCGTCAAAGATCTTTGTTACCTTACCCAGTTGTGCAGATTCATTGATCTGTGATTTTTCTAGAGCCGCATAAAAGGTTGCAGTTGACTCTGATTTACCACCAGACATCAACTGTGCCATACCAATCTTTAGAGACAATCTTTTGTCGCCGATTAGGATATCAGTCTTTGGTGTGATATCTGAAGCACCGTATCCTTTCCAAAAACCAGTCAGTTTGGACTTGGCACGTCCGTACTGTTCTGCTTTCACATTATTACCTAACTTGAAATGTTTCTGGATAGACGTGGCAATCTTTTTGCCTGCTTCGATATATTCTGGTTGTGCAACGAGAGACTGGTATACCTTATCAGATATACCAGCATCACTAGGATTCAGTTCCTGTCCTGTGATTTCGTGCCAACCAATTACAATAGCAGCCTCAAAGTCCTCTGCCTTAATAGATTCGGTGAGGTGTTGTTTAAAGGATTTCATCTTTTCACTCGTTTTAGGTGTTTCTGTAATCCTATTTATCATTATTGAAGGCCTTCAGTCATACTGAAAATGTCCTTCTTCTTGGTTGTACCAATAGAAGTTTTATCAAATAGGGGAGTGTCATCAGGCTTGTTTCCATTTACTTTATCGTCACTTGACTGACCGATATTGTCCTGTGCACTCTCTTCTAAATCATATATCTTCATCTTGGATCTGTCAACCCCTACAAGGAACTTTCTGTAATAACCAAGATCTCCCCAACGATTTTTGAGTTGTTTGATCATAATCTGACCAAGATCATCCAGTTCTTCTGTCGTAACTAGACCAAAGATTGCGTCTGCTGTGTGTGTTATCCCCATACTTTCGCTAGTATTAGTAAGGTCAACGTCACTATTCCCATAACCATCACGATTGAATTGAGACGAAGTAACCACAGCACAATTAAATTCCATCGCAAGACCACGTACCTCTTCTGCTATAGATTTCACCAATGTGTATGAATTGGCTGCGGCTGCGCCACGAACACGTGCAGATGAACAGATGTTGAGGTAATCAACAAATATGATATCTGGTTGAAAATTCTTTTTCATACGAAGTTCGTTTAACAGATGTCGCATATGTCCAACGTGTGCAGAACCAGTTGGGTATTCTTTAATGACCAACTTGCCTGGCGTCTTAGACTTGTACCTGTTCATACGTTTCTCGAACACATCACGTGGAGTGATTGATATCTCATCAATAGTCACGTCCATGATGTTTGCATCAATACGTCTACCAATCTCTTCTTCTGCCATCTCCATAGTGATGTACAGAACATTCTTACCGTACATGAGATGGTTCGCAGCCATGTGACATTTGATCAATGACTTACCACCACCAGTCGTGGCGAGTAGTACAGTCATAGACTTACGAGGCAGACCACCTTTGGTAATCTTATTAAGGATGTCAATATCAAAGGGGATGCGTTCTTCTTTACGGTGATAGAATTCATATCTACCTTCAAAGTCTTCTAGGAAGTCGTGTCCAACACTGGTGTCGAAACTAATCCCAAGAGAGTCTGAAAGAAGTTTGGGGATGGAACCCTTTTCGAGTCCACCCCCTTCACCCTCAAGAATCTGAATTGATTGCCGTATAGAATTATACAGATCACGGTCTTGGCAGAACTTTTCAGTTTCATCAACCAAGAACTTGTTATCTGTTTCCTCATCACGTGCAAAAGTATTGACCACAGACATCACTTGTGAGTAACTGTCTTCGTTGAAGTCTTTTCTTTTGTCTAGTGTGAGTTTAAGAGCTTCCAAGGAAGGTTGCTCTTTGTACTTCTCAACGTAGTCTGCGAAGGTGTCAAACACCTTGCGCAGATTTGAGTCTTCAAAGTAATCTGGTTTCAGATAAGGATATACCTTTCGGTAGTATTCCTCATTAAGAATCAGGTTCGTCAGTATCGTTGTTTCTATCATCTTCAGCCTGTGCCATGTTTAATTTAAACTTGCGCTCAATATACACGTTAAAGTCATCGTTGGCAACCAATTTCTCAAAGAATGCGTCATCTTGTTCGATATCTTTCAAACGTCGACGTGGTTCGATAACTTCACCGCTATCCATATCTACGAGATTATACCATCCCTGTGTAGATTTGGCAATGAACCCTGCGTCCAGTGCGAGGTCAAATAATGATGACCACTTCTGAATACCTGACTCATAGAGAACTGTGAATGGAAGTTTGGACTTCTCTTTCACGAAGCGTGACTTTTCGATGTTGATAGTAAACTTAAACCCTGCGAGATCTGTACCATCCTTCTCTTGCGATTTAGAGATGATAAAGATTTGGTTTGCGGAGTAATAGATACCAGTTCCACCAGATACAATCGCCTTAGGAAACATTCCGATTTCCTGATAGACGTGGTTGATTGCAAGACAAGGGATGTCTTTTGCAGTCAACTTAGGTGTAATAATGCGGAAGAGAGACTTCAACGCTTTCGCACGAGACATGTCGGCAACTGCCTTCTCGTTCTTAGCGTCTTCGACTTCTTTCTTAGATGCAAGATTACCAACAGAGTCAATCATGACGAATACACGATCACCTTTGTCTACTTCGTCCAACCTCTTAGTGATGTCGAACTTTAGTTGTTCAACATCTTCTACAGGAATATGTATAACACGGTTGGTGTCGATGTTGTAACTTTCTAGATATTCTGGTGTAATACCATACTCAGAGTCGTACAATAATGCCACGCCTTCTTCGTACTTATCTAGATATGCCTTCATGCAGTACAGAGACAGCAAAGTCTTAAATGACTTTGACTGCCCTGCAACTACAGTTAGGCCGGGGATTAATCCCCCCTTCAATGATCCACTAAATGCAATGTTAACGATGGGAAGTTCCGTTTGAATGGGATCCTTCGCCTCGAAAAACTTTGACTTAGAAAGAATTGAAGAAGTCTTCACTGCTCCTGATTTGAGCATTTTATCTAATAGACTCACCTTAATCTCCTTCAGCGATAGCCTTTAACTTTTGTTTGTAGTTGTCGATCTTGTCAACACGGTCAGGCCAGAAAATTGTACTCTTCTCTGGTGATTTACATAGATTGTCAAGGAAGGGAACAACTGAGTTAAACAGTTTATCCAGTCTTGCTTCTAAGCTAATCTTCTCATTCATGAGATTACTGAGTTGTGTTTCAAGTTCTTCAGCAGTGCCCTCAGCGGACGCTGCTTTTTCTTTTACCTCTTCGATTTCATCATCAATAAAGCTGAATCCAAAATCGAAATCGATAATATCAGAAGTTTGTTTACTACTCATACCGTCTTATCCTTTAGCGAGTTCCTTGAAGATTGAAAGATCATCATCATCGTCATCAACATTCATTGAACTAGGAGCGGTATCAAAAGGGATATCGTCCGCCATCGTAGGTGATGGAGTAGGAGCGGATGAAGGCATTGATGCCCCAAGATTCAGTCCATCGTCTTCATCATCATATGCACTAGGTGCAGTTGGGCCAGCGTCATCCAATGCGAGGACACGGTACAACTTTTCCTTCAACTCAGAATATGATTTGAAGTTTGACGGATCCAGAAGGTCTTGCAACTTGTGTTGCTTTTGCCATACTGATTCGATTTCTGCATCATCTTCGAATAGTGCTGATGGCGCATCAAACTCTGACTTGTCATAGTTTGGGTAACCTTCGAACTTACGAATCTTCAGACGGAAGTTTGCACCTTCCCAGAAGTCGAATGGGTTTACTGGAGTCTCGTCCTCAAACTGAGGGTTCATCAGATCGTTGAGTTTATCAAAGATCTTCTTACCGTACTGATACATGAAGACTTGACCTTCGTTCTCAGGATTCGCTGAATCCTTGATCACCAAGATGTTCGACACATACTTCAGTCGACGTTTCTGTTTACGTGCGAGTTCCTTGTCGGACTCCACACCAGAGTTCCACAGTTTTGAGTTATACTCTGATACTGGATCGTCTTGATTCAGTGTAGTCAGAGAGTTTTCGATATACCACTGACCTGTTGGCCCTTGGAAACCATGATCCCAGATACGTACAAACGGCACTTCTTCCCCTTGGGTTGGTGCCAAGAAACGAATGATTGCAAACCCATTACCCGCTTTGTCACGAGTTGGTTTCCAAAACTTCCCTTCATTGGGATCTGCATATGATTTTGTGGTGATTTTGTCAAGTTGAGCATTCAACTTGTCTAATGACTTAGAACGGTTCTTCTTGAGTGCGTTAAAGTCTGATGCCATAATTATTCTCCTTTATAGCGTTGTATTACGTTGTATTTGCGTTGTGTTATATGTCAAAGTGATCCTTGACCATAGTCTTGAATCGTTTCACATCCAACATCAAGAAGGGAAAGTACTTTCTTGATTGTTGTATTATATCAGAAGCCACGTATTTGTCAAGCAAATTCTGCTCCCAATAATCAAAAATATTTGCGACATGGGTCAATATGGTAAACGTCTCCAAGGAGATCTTCTGTTGCAAACGCAACGTCAAAATCAAAGGGTGTTGTCCACCATGCGATATGAAATTTGTCTTCCAGTCGTCGTCTAAATTTTTGAGTTCAGACTTGAAGGTATAGCCAAGCGCATCTATCTTTTTCTTCCAGTCAAAGTAAATGTAGTCATCCTCGACAACGTCTCGTATCCAAGTGTTTGGATTCTTGATCATGTGTGCGAGAAGGACGTTCTCATAGTCATCATTCTTTGACAGTTTTGCAAAATAATATGCATCCGTTCGCTTCTTAAAAGAGTCAAACGATGCACTTACTCTACCATTATATTTATGATAATCGTACTTTGGTGAAGTGAAATGTCTCTTCATTGCAAGGTATGTTACGTATACCTTATACGACTCGTCGTTTATATATTTTGGTAATTCGATCATTTTTAATTCCACCATCATACATTCCAAAAGCCCACTTCTTTTCCTTGCACCAGAAACATTGTTTGCATGGTTCATCCCATGGCGAAATGCAAGATACAGTTAGTGGGAATAGGTCTTTCATCAAGTCATATTCTTCATACAAACTTGCAACCCATTTTTTATCACGTCGAGCGAAAGGTCTCCGAACCTTTGCTTTCTTATTATCTCTACGTGGTTCTTGTTGATTATGGAGTTGGATTGGAGGGTTCTTTGTCACAAAATTAAGTGCGACTTGTATTGTCCCATCTGCACGTAACCCATCTTCAACTGGTTGGTGATATTTTGCCTTAGTCTCCCAGTCCTCTTTTTCATAATCAAAACAATACATATCGTGAAGTAGATGAGACTTTTCTGGTTGTCTTTTCCTTATCACCTTTATGATGTCTTCAGTTGCACCCTCAGAAAGTTTTGTTTGACCATCTCTCCATCTACGAATGTCCATACCATGCAAAGGCAAGATAGTTGTATTCGTATTATACATCTGAAGTAAATACAAACCCAACGCTGAGTCTGCACCACCACTCAACCATATACCAATATGGTCATAGTTGTCAAGTACTGTTTTAATATTTTCAATAGGATCTTCTGATGATCGAAGTCCTAGAGGTTCCAAGTTGGCCATATCAATCACATAATGTTGTTACATCAAGCTGTTCTTCTTCGGGTTTCTTTACCATTCTAAGTTCAGTTGCCTCTCTGCGAATCTTTTCCTTCAGAATAGAGGACTTTTTAATCACATCAGCCACAGATTCTATTTCCAGATTGTTCTTTTCTGCGTAAGTAATCAATGCGTCAATGTATGGTACGCCTCTTGCGATTTGTTCTGCAATAGCGTGATGTATTTTTTCTGGTGTTAGTGACACCACAGTTGTATTCATTTGCCTGTATCTTCCTCTTCATAGATGAATGTTTCTGGTTCCTCATCTTTATCCCATCTTGCGAAAAAAATTCGGATTTTATATTTTAATCTTCTTAAGAAACTCATTTGCGATTACCTCATGTCCTTTTGTATTGGGGTGACTATCTTCTTCTGAGATACGATGTATCGGATTTCGATCTTTATCCTTCAACAATTCTTCCATCGTAAAACCACCCACTTCTTCTAACCACGGCCACCCGATAAATTTTTCTTTATACTTTTTCTTATCGAACTCATTAAAGTAGGAGTTTCTAATCCACTCTTTCATGAATCTTTTATATCGTTTAACCTCATCAACGTTCTTGCTTTGAACCTTATAATGAGTGTGAGGCCATATTTTTATAGCCGTACCAAAGTATATCGGTATGTTCCTATGAGTTGCAATGTCATTAAGAATAAACATATTTCTAAAGAACTCGTCAATAACATTTAAATCTTCCTCATCGTGTATAAGTCTCCTTACCATCGTGGCCGCAAACTTTTGAGTTAACGATGACCACCTTTCTATATTCTGTATATTACCAAAAAATAGATTGAATGGCAAGAGGTGTTCGAAGTTCCATAGATCAATTCTGCCTTGGTTCGACCACAAGACACAGATCAAATCGGGATTCTCTCTGTGGATACCATTGATTGCCTGTTTCATAATACTGTTGTTACCAGAACCAGATATGCCCATGTTAATGGTTTCGTACCCCAAGGACTCACCAAGAAGTGTCGGCCATGTCTTTATACCATGTTCGTCGTTAACTGGAGTGTTGTAGTTCTGATCTGTCCAACTGCATCCTACTGCAAGAAGTTTAGGCATTGACGATTGTTTCCTTTGCCTTTAGTTTCTTCAAGAACTCATAAGCAATCATTTCATGTCCCTTTGTATTAGGGTGTGGATCATCACCAGATATTCTGTGTCTACCATCAAACCTTTCGGTGAAAGAAAACCCCTTACTGGTAATACCAATTTGCATAGGCCATCCCACAAAGTTTTTGGGATCTTTATCAAACATCTCAAAGTACTCACACTCTATGAATGCAGTTAACCATTCTCGCCACAATCGGTTTCCAACTTTCTTGCCCATCTTATTGTAGATCCATTTCGACCACAACTTAGTACCCTGTCCGTGATATATCGGTATACCCTTCATGTCTGCAAAACTTTGAAGAATGTAGAGGTTTCTAAAATATTCTCTAGGCACATTTAAGTGTAAGTTTGTATTCACAAGAGAATCATAAACCGCCTGAACGTTGTATATCTCTGTAGTCTTCGGATCACACAATTTATTATACAGTGCAGAGATAGGCATCAAGTTATGACGATTGTAGAAATCCTCTCTATGTTGTTCTGACCACAACACGCAGATTGCATCTGGTGTATTGTCACGAAGATAGTCTACACCAATCTTCATAATTTTTTCATTACCAGATGCTTCTTTTGCAAGGTTGACGAGTTTCCAACCTTCCATATTTTCTATTACTTGTTCAGCCCAAGTTACTACACCGTTGGGTGCATAGCCAGGATATTCACTGTCTGTCCAACTATCCCCAAGAGTAAGTAAAGTTTTAGTCATTGATCTCTTCAAATAATACGTTGTTTACATAGTAGTCTTTTGCTTCGTCACTGATACCCATTGCACGTATACTGTTGTGCAACTGATCATTCTTCTTCTGATTAATACAATACTTGTTGAGGATCTCTCGTGTAGAGAAATCTACCTGCACTGCTTTATCTTCCATGTTCTTTAGATAATAACATATTAATTGGGAAATGGCAAGAAGGAAGTTATCTGTTTCCTCACCACGCACGTTTCCGATTGCCATCATGTGGTCACTGAAGATCTCCTTTGCCCAAGGAGGCAGTTCACGTGGTTTCTTCCAAGTAAACTTTTGTGTCTGATCATTGAAGTGTTTACACATTTCGTGATCATCATGGACAACTGGAGAAAAATCAAAGAACGCACCACTAATCTTATTAGGGCCTGCAACAATATCACAACCAAGGATAGGGATGTCCCAGCCTGGCCGTGGAAATATATTAAGATGTAGTAACCATAGTTTACGTTCTTCTAACAAGTCAATCGTTTTAAGATGACATTTTTCAACGAGATCACTATTCCAAAAATCATCTTGCCACCCATGAAGGTGTTGGAAGTGTTTTTTATTATCCCATTGGTTGAGGTATTTATCGAATTGTGTTTCGAGAAAAAATGCGAATCCTTTTAACTTATCAGCGTGCTCACTCATCTGTGCTCATTTCCTCGAAAGATCGAAATGCAAAATCAAAACAAATTCTTGCTTCGTCTGCCATCGAATCATCAAGTAATGTACGCATCCCTTTGATTAGTTCATATCTATCTTCGAACTGATAATACTTACCACTGCCTGGCACTTTCTTTGAGATCATCTGACCACCATGCAAGTCACCAAAATGACGTACATACAAGTGTGCAAGAAGACGATGGTTGTCATTCTTAATGCTCTCAATATAGTTCACGTATTCTACAGTTGTTTCTAGTGCAGTTTCAATCGGTTGAAGATTGAATTCTTTCATCAGTTCATGCATGTCTTCGAAGATTGCGTTTGCACGAAACACACGTTTGTATTCTTCTGGTAGATCTACCGCACCTTCAAGTGCACCATAACAAACCATCTGATTGAACAAATACTCCTGATACTCTTTTGGTGTAATATCACCACTCATCAGTGTTGTTGCGAACTGAGATGTCTCAGCCTTCTCATGATGTTCCCACGTAAGTTCTTTTAAATTACTCATTTTCTTTTAACCCCTTGCTCTGTTCTCTGCCTCAAATTCAACTGACGTGATCCATTTGATCTCATCGATTGATTGGGCGGTAACATGCCGAATAAGAAATATCTGGTGCCACGTTCTTCAGTTATTCCTTGTTGTTTTAAAATTAGATGACGAGGTGGCAGTTCTTTCTTAAAATCATCTATTGTGTCTTTACAGTTCACATGTCCTTCGATACCGTACATGTTATTTGATTGAAACGCAAAGTGCGTTCTTTTGTGATTCCAAGGGCATTTTTGAAGTGCCAATACATCACACATAGATTGCATATGTTCACACGATGTGTTTATAATTAACAGATTGTCGGTGTCGAATTCTCCAGACTTATATTTTGTAACGTCCACTGTACTGTAAACACAGTTATCATAATCGTGTAGGTTTGACGCCATATGTGTTGTCTGTTCGTCAATATCAAACAAGACTACTTTCTTCACCAAAGGCGCAATTACAGGAACGATGATAGATCCATACCAAGATCCAATAACTATTACCGTTAGTTTCTCTGTTAATATACCACTTTCTAGTATGGTTGTCAACAGTTCTTTTTTAGAAACAAACTGATTTGCAGAAACAGAGTCCCAGATATCACTTTGACGATCTGGAAACCTTTCTCCAAATTTGACTAACGTTCGCATATAGTCAAGATCTATGGTGTTATTATATAAGTTTATTTTTTCCATTTTCTAACTAACCAATTCCCCACCACAAGAATATCAAGTCCTGTTCTCTTGAATGTATCCACTGCATTCTTCGGTGTCTCCACCACAGGTTCTTGGCAATTGAAACTGGTGTTAACAAGCATAGGAACACCTGTCTCTTTATAGAATGCATCGATAACTTTGTAGTATCTCTCATTAGTCTCTTTATCAACAGTCTGGATACGAGCGGTTCCATCGACGTGAGTGACGCCAGGGATTACCTCTTTCTTATCTTCCTTGACAGGCATGATACGTGACATGAATGGACTTGGTTGGTTTGTATCAAAATAGTCTTGATAATGTTCAACCAGAACACTAGGTGCAAACGGACGGAAGTCTTCACGCATCTTGATACGTCCATTGATAATGTCTTTGATTCTAGCATCACGTGGATCTGCAAGAATACTACGATTACCCAGTGCACGATTACCACTCTCCGCACGTCCTTGGTGCCAACCAACTGTTGCACCATTCGCAATCTCTTTTGCAACGACTAAACAGATGTCATCAAAGTCCATCTCTTCTGCAGACAAACCTTCAAAGATCTGTGGATCGACTTCATACTCATCCCCCATATAAATTGGTGGGATGTCTACCTCTCCATTGAGAACATAGTTAGCGTGCATGTACAGACCAATAGATTGTCCCTCATCGCCAGGCGCACAAGGTACATAAACGTTATCCCAGTGTTTGGTTAACATCTCATTCATATAACCGTTGTATGCAACACCCCCTGCAACACATAGGTTGTTAGATGTCTTCAATGGTAATACAATCTCTTCAATCTTGTCTAAGGTAAACTGTTGTAGAGTATGAGCCATGTCAACTTTCCAACTATCATTCTTCATGAAGGATTCGAAGTATGGATGATCTGGCCAATACTTACCTGACTGATTCCAGAACTCTTCAAACATAAGATGGAATATCTCATACCAACGAATGTCGAACTTACCGTACCCCACGAGTCCCATAAGTTTACCTTCTTGAAGTACACCAAAGTCTCCAATTTTTGTCATGACATTCCACAACCAACCCAATGGTAGATGATCACTTAGATCAACGACTTCTTGTTTTTTAGAGTCAACGAAGATAGAACGGAACATATTACCACCGCCATCGATGATAAAAATATCCGACTCTTCGTAACCAGAAGACAAGAACGTGTGCGCTGCATGGGCGAGGTGGTGATCAGTGTAATACACATTACCTTGTGCCTGATAGTCCCACAAGTTTTTTGGTCTGAACCCAATGGTATCTTTACCAAATTCATCGAACTTCTCAATAAACCTATCCGCACCGTACAGTTTCAGACCATTCAGTGTGTGGTTCATTGCGAGGATAGTTTCAGAGTCAGCGTTTTGATCAAACAATTCATTATACATGTCTTGAAAAGGAATTTGTTGATCCAACATTCTGAGATGTTCTGGATTCTTCTCGTTATATTTTATCCGCCAGTGACAGTGTTTACGACGATATGATACAGGGTATCTCTCGTACTGTATGTGTGTCTTTCCGTCGAATGTGTTATGATCATGTAAGTTTAGGGGTTGGGCAAAGATCTGTGCCATTATGCTGTTGTCATCCTATCAAGTATTTTATCCATCATCACTGCTTCGATCTTACTACCTCTGCGAGACAGTTTCTCTGTACACATTTGACAGTACTTTTCGAATTCAAATAGATCGAAGTTCATCATCTTATCAATGTTCTCCTGTGTCACATCAAAGTGACGAGAACCGTTGATAACTTTTTTACTACAGTGTCGGATTTTTTTCATTTCAAAATCAATTACTGGAACACGAGGGAAGAGAGAACACAAACGTCTCACCATCTCTGGTTCCTGATCAAATGTAGAGTAAGTGGGCGATCTTGAGTTATACTCTTTAAACAAGGTATTCTTGTGATGCAGTTCCATGAGTCCATGTTTCTTCTTATACAATTCGAAGTTAGGAGTCATGATAATCACATTGTAATTATTATTTTCGTTTTCCTCTAGGAAGTCATAGTTGCCCAACTTCTCAATACGATCTTCATAGAAGTCCAATACCAAATGTTCCACATAGTGGACGGCTGGATCTTCTAAGATGTGAGGGTAAAATTTTCTGATCAAACTGTTAGACAATACAACTGGTGTGAGATTAGGATACTTCTTAATCTCTGCAATCATCTCATCTAAGTTGTTTGTAAGTGCAGGTTCTCCACCAAGAAGATTGATTCTTGCTTTGTATGGTGATAACCATTTAAGAAGAGGGGCTGCGAACTCCATGTCAATGTCGAGATTTCTCATCTCAGTTGTCCATGCAGTACAATAATGACAAGATTTGTTACACGACTTTGTCAAATAGAAGTCGATACCAAATCCAAATTTTTCTGAACTCATACTATAATATTCCCACGATTGATTCTATAACGGTATTTATCTCATCGTCTGTAAGGAAAGGATGGATAGGTAGTGACATTATCGTCTGTGATGCGGTCTTGGAATTAGGCGTGTCATCTTTACGAAAGTTTATGTTATCAAAACAACCATGATCTGAAAGTGGACAACCGTAGTGAACAGATGGTTTGAACTTCCCTGTTTGTTTTATAGACTTCTTAATAAAGTCACGAGTCTCCCGATCCTCAAAACGTACAACGTACTTGTGGTAGTTGTGTTGGAGAACAGAACGAGGTTTTTGTTTCTGTATTTCTATCGGCATCTTTTTGAATGCAGCGTCATATAGTTTTGCAATCTCTTGACGTTTACTCTGCCATACCGTCATGAACTTAAGACGATGGGCGATAACCTCTGCGTTTGGTACATACAGTTTGGAGTTTACACCGTGTTCAGTATCAAATGACTCACCGACTTTACCATGTCTACGTAGAGACATAACGGCATTTGCCTGATCTTTATCATTTGTCAAGAACATCCCACCGCCTGCGATACCTGCGATAACTTTATTTGAATTGAAACTGAATACACTACAGTCACCGATATTGCCTGCTTTACGACCATCCAAAGATGAACCAACAGACTGCGCTGCATCTTCTACAAAGAGAATACCTTTGTCTCTGCACCATTCCTCAACTTCACGAGTGTCTGACATTGAACCAAACAGATGTGTCCAGATCAGTGCTTTGGTTTTTGGAGAAACCATACGTTTCACAGATTCAAAAGATAGGTGATAAGTATCCAAATCGATGTCACAGAACACAGGCGTTGCACCACAACGTGTTACGCAAGTACCAGAAGATATCCATGAGAAGTTAGTTACAATAACTTCATCACCCTGTCCAATACCTTTTGACACGAGTGCAAAGTATAACGCATCAGTTGCATTGGCAACACCTACCGCATAGTAACGTCCAGTGAACATCTCAATGTTCTGTTCCAAAAACTCAACACTACCATCATATGGTTTTTGCATTGCTTTATCAAGTAGACCGTAGTATGCGACTTCATTGGCTTTCCACTCACGATCCCATGCATCATATGAGATACTCATTTTTTACTTCCTCTTCAATATATCAATGGCGTTAAACACCGCTGTAAGATCTGGTTCTTTCAGATCACGTTTATAATAGACACTACCACCGTCTACCATAGACGGATCTCTTGCGTAGATCAGTTCCTTGCCATAGTACTTGCATTCTTGCAAAAGTCTTGGCGCTGGATCAAATGCAGTCTTGGTGTAAACATACTTCTCGAACAGACCACACAGGTTGTCAACTGGAACGTAGATGTGTTTCAAATCATGTCTGAATACTTCTAGTCCCTTCTGATTCTCATATACAATCACTGCTGGATCTGCATAATTTTCATACTGTCCAAGAACCGTATCATAGTATTCTCTGTTCGTACCAAGGAACAAGTGTTCACAAACTGGTTCGTGGACAATGTCTTTGTACAGAGAAAAGTTAATACGCTTCTCAAAATTTTCACCAACACCATCATTATACACTTCTTTATCACAAATGTCAACAACATAATTTGCATTAAAATACATTAATGCAGCCTGATATGCTTGTTCTGGATGGTTGGTGGAGTAAGTCGAGATCAATTTGTTGCATAACTCACTGAGTATGAACCGTTGTTTCTCTGTGTACTTTTTGCGATTGTGGTACGGCAGGGTGACCATTGACCTGTTCAAAATGAAACACCCATCATGATCCCAAACGGTCACAATTTCGTCATCGAACATGACATGATCATAGACCCGATACTTATTGTTTATCGCATCTATGTAATCTTGTTTAGTAAAACCTTCGGAAGGGAAAAAGAGACACTTTGTCTCCATTCCCGCTTCGTTTAATTTATGTGTATATTCATAACTATAATGAAGCAAACCATCAGAAGGTTTGCTTGTACAAAGGACATATAACATTAGGCTGCGACTAGTTCTTCTTTATCCCAGTACTGTTCATCTGCCTCAAGGATACCCTTCTGTCCTGTGACAACAACGACGAGGTGAACTCTGTCCACATCACTATCGTTCTTGACCCAGTGTTCGTAACCTTGATTTAGGAACCACACACTTCCATCTGCAGGCAGATGCATTTCATATGTGCGTTTTTTACCCTTAGTACCAATCACTGCATTCTCATGTGTGATCAGTGGAATATGAATACGAACCGCTTTGTCTGTGTTAATGTCTAGGTGAGGTTTGATTTCCTCTCCTGCTTTAAGAACAGCGTAACGTGTACGTGCAACGTGACCGATATTCTCTTCGATCATGTTAAGTACTTCGTCTACGTATCCTTTACAGAACTCGTTGCGTTTGTCGTATAGTTTCTCGTCGGCAATAGGTGTATAGTTTGGATGAGAAGGATCACTGATCTTCTCCATACGTCTCGCAAACTGTTGAGGTGATAGATCAGTACCCTCTAACTGTTGTGCAAGGTTTTTGTTATGTTTCTCTGGATCACCATTGAACTCTGTGAGACACAACATCTTATATGCTTCACCACCGTCTGCGACGAGTTTATCTTTTCTTGCTTCCTTCTCTTCATCAGTAAGGAAATATTCTAAAAGGACACGACGAACAACAAGACCATCTTCTGTGTTATTACCATAACTCAGTCCATTATACATGTCAAAGTTATCGTAACCAAACTCATAGAACTCTTTGAGTAGTTTATCGATATCCACTTTAAAATTTAGTTTTGCCATCAAAGGCAAATGTTGTCTTTTTTTCATTTCCATGTGTTTACCCTTTATTTAAGGCCACCATTCATTTCTGGCCATACGATGCTATTTATTCTTCGGTTAAATCGTTCAGGATCTTTCATAATATTTTCGTAATCTTTTTCGATTCTTTTAGGTACGATTTTATCAATATTATCAGGTTGATTCTTGTTCCACGCATCAGACAAGAACATATGATTTATATAACTGTGTCGAGTCTTCTCATCTATGATATCCTCATAGTAAAGAACCTGATAGTCGATGTGGTTTGCATCTAATATATCTGGCAACCCATAGATGTTGTATAACTCTTCAAAGAAGATACCGACATGATCCCAGCTGTGATTGGAAATCTGAATCTTATCTTTTCTGTTCATCAGTCTTTCCACAAACTGCCAGTCCACATTTCTACCACTCATGTGTTTCTGGTGTTCGTACCAGATAGCGTAACTCTTCAGATGATCCAATACATTTCTACGAAGGGTGATGACCCAAGTTCTATCTTTATAGAGTTCCATACATTCTTCTAAGACATATGTGATAGAGGAAGTTGCCTTCACATTAAACTCTATACCATCTTCCTTCAACTGTCTCAACACATTTACCTTATGCATTGCACGATCTTTTTTCGATCTGAATAACCAAGGGAATACTTGTTGGACAGTGATGTCATCTCCTTTTCTAACGAGTTGTAACTCAGTGTTGACTTCTTCCGCCGATTTCTTTGTGTGGAAACTGTAGTCAGTACTATAGTCTAAAAAGAAATCGTTGAAGGGCAGGTTATCTCCAGTGTGACCACTCTTGAGATTATATTTCTGTTCTACGTGTTTTTTCATCTCTTGAAAAAGAACAGTTCCACATGTTCTCTCTGGACAAACAAAGAAAGGTGTAGATTTTAGTTTAGGCATGGTGTGTCAGTTCCTTAATATTATATTCATTCTCTATCATAAATTGTATTGTTCTTGCAATCACTTTGGGATCCATACATCGAGTCAAGACTTCTTTCTGTTTTTCTTCAGACCAACCGTCCATGTGTTTCCTTGACGTAGGGGTGTCTACAAACCCAACGTTGTACATCATACTACGACAGGTGTCATCGTTTGCAGCGATCCAAAAACTGTACGTCTCTAATGCTTTCTTATCTACGTTATAGTTGAGAGAAGAAAAGGGACGACCAGATAAATGGTCTTTGTGCCAACTACCAATATTGATAATGGTCTTTTTCTTTTTCTGCCACCCATTATATACGTTCTTCAAGAGTTTAACTTGTCCGTCTGAATGATATGCATTGTTAATCAGAACGTCAAACTTATCCTTGATATAGTTCGCAGTTGTTTCCTTAGTGATATCCCAATTGTTAGATCTACTACCACCTTCTACATGATACCCTTGACTATCTAAATGATCGTAAATAGCCTTACCAATACCACTTGTATGACCAGTAACAAATATGTTATACAATTGAGAAAAACCTTTTAATTACAAATCCTGTCAAGTCCAGTTCATACCATCTTTCCTGATAGTTGTATTTTGCAGGGTTTGCATGGTGATTGTTATGGAGTGTCTCTCCCAGTGCAAACGTGATGATATTTACAAAGATGCTGTTCAAACTCTTATCTTTCGTCTCGTGGTTACGGTATCCAAAGAAAACAGGTATACCATGCCCAAATGTATTCTGAAGCCCAAAGGTGAACCTGATCATGAACACAGGCAGCAAATAAGCATTTATCAAAAGCGTTGGCTCTATTATACCAAGAATCAAAACGTATGTCAAGATAATAATCCAGTACCACTCATGAAAAAATTTCACTGCAGGGTCTCTCATCTCCCTTGCAATGTTTTTAGGACTGATGCCTTTGTAACTGTTGATGTCTTGAATAGAGAAGAAGGATTTCCAGAACCCCACGAAGGTGGGTGATATCGGATCGTCCTCTGTGTCAGTAAAGACGTGGTGTGCACGATGGTATTGTACCCAGAATGGAATAGATCCCTGTGTGGACAATGTCGTTACAAGACCAAGAAACCAGTGTCTCAACTTTCCAGTCTTAAACGATTTGTGTCCAAAGTATCGATGCAACCCTGCAGACGAACCCAACATAGTAATGAAGAACACACCAACAAGAAATGCAGGCAGACTGAACGTCGAAGGATAGACCAAGACAAACGGAACGGAAGCCCAACTAAGATATTGGACTCCCCTCAGTAATTTTATGTTATGAAAAGACTTAACCTGCGCCAAAATGGTTCTCATTGAATTCTTTTAACTCCGCTAGACGTTCTGTATATATTTTTGCGTGTTCTTCTTGGAAGTAGGGATTGTAGTTTTCAATCTCAATATTCTCATAACCGTGTTGGACTCGTAGCCCAAGTCTGTCTTTCACTTCACCAAGTCTACGGTGATTAGTGATACTGTTGTCAAAGAACAACCAATCGTTATCATTCTCGTACCAGTGATCCCATGCGTGACGCATCAACTCTTCGTTGATCATCTCAAAAAACTTATCACTTTCTGACTGTGACATACCGACAATACCGTCTACAGTATTGATAGAGTAATGCATACCACGAATACCGCCAGGCGACTGAATCACCATAGGGATATAAGTCTCATTCTCAGGGTTCATGTTAATACGCATCATTTCGTCTTGATCACCCAAGTCTTTGACGTGCAACATGCCAGGCTTGTGACGATGAATACAAATCATGTCATCCAACTCAGAACGTAAAGTCTCAGAACACTCTTCGTAGAATGTTGCAGTTTCAAGGAACCCAGTAGATGATCCCTTCATGTTCTGTACACCCAACAACGCAACGCCAGGCGCAAAGATATGATTCCCTGCCTCGTTACTGTGCCACTTCAATTCACCATCAGGGAAGATGCCTGTGTGGTCACCTTTCTTATCTTTGATGTCAGTGACTCGTTGTGTCCCTGCAGGGCCTTTTGTTTTGAAACGGTTTTTTACCAACGCACGATGATAGTCTGCAATTCTATCATCGCCCTTTAGTGACAATGAAATGATTTCTTTTGCAGTTAGATCTGGATAGTTTGAACAGATATAATACATCCCACTGTATCGGGACGGGCCCCATTTGTTCACATACTTCGCCGCTTCTGTTTGTTTTACATTACAGTTGCGAATAATAGTAACCAGATTTGCCATGTGGATCTTGCCGATCTCCATCCATTGGTCATCTGTCATTTCGTCAAAGTTCACATCATCGATGTATACTGAGTAGTTACCTCTTGAACTCACTTTCATAATTAAAATCCTTCCTTCCATTATAAATTATATATTGCCACGATTGGTCATCTTCGATACCCATAGAACACAAGACTTCTGTGTCAGATACCTTCCAATCTATACCTGTATACTTACTTATCTGTTTTGCAATTTTTTGAGAACGACGACCTCTAGACTTATCATTACGCCCAACAAAGAAGTCATTGTGTCCTAGTTCTTGACAAACTTTCAGTTGTTGTATTATATGATCCATCGTATCTAGTCTCATTCCATCTGTACCCTTTCCAAAGTTCAGATGCGCCCATTCTGGATCTATACAATATCGTGTACAAAGTCTTATGACACCATTGTATAGAGGGCGTGTCCATGCAAGAGAACCTAATACAGGTTGCTCGTTTACTGTCGTAACTGAATACGCCAGTGTTCGTTTTTTTAAAGTCTTGTCTACCACGTAGTTGTGGGATCTTCTTTTGTAATCATTCAACGAACCAACCTTGTCAAACAGGTATTCGATTTCTGGACTTGGTTCGGTAGTTGTAAAAGTGTGAGAAGGTAGATCAAGTTTTTTGTGTAGGGATAATTTCGAATAACTCATAGTGTAAACTTATTACTCCTATGTAATAGGTTTCTCCTCGACCTTTTGAGTGTCGGTTCATCTGCGATCCCTGTCTCTATCTTTATCTTCTCTTTACGCATGGGAACAATCTGACAAAGAGGCGTTCCAGCGGGAATCGTTACACGACCTTCTGGAGTGTGCCAGAAAATATGAATATTAAATTCTGACTGGAACCCTTCACAAGAACCTGCACATGCAGTGAACTGAGGGTTGTCATCATATGCAACTGGTAATATTCTCAACTCATATCCATTTGGAATGTCGAAACAATACGGAATATGAATCTTAAATATATGATTGTGATTGCGCCCTGTGGGAACTTTCATTGGGCCTTTTCGTGTATCGAATACTTCGATGGGACGATGTTTATATTCAATTCTTTTGAGAAAGTCTTTCATCGCATTTGGATAGAATATTTCATATCCGTCACTTTTTGTTTCAATAGTGAAATCATGCCACGTCTGTGCGATCCATCCCTCTTCCATAATATTACGGATGCCAGGACATTTGACTGCAGAGATAACAGATGCACGTCCATCAGTAACCTTACGGTACTTTTGAAATGCACTAGCGCAGTTCTTTACCCATTTGCGTTTATATTGTTTCGCAGGGTAGATAGGATACTCTTCTGTGATGATAGGTTCTTCGGAATAGAACTTAACAGAAGGTTTAGTGAGGAATGGTATATTCATAATCGTAAACTCTCAAAGATTTTTTGAACGGACGAAACTTTCTTCCCATTTCGTCTTGTGCTTGTTCAAAGTTTTCACCAACATACATTAGTTCGTCTGCACGAAACATTGTGTGGAACCAGTAACGCAAAGACCCAGCACTAAGGATCTTTCCTTCGATCATTGCTTCTCTCCAGTGCGCACGATGTTCTTCGACTCGTGATTTCCAGAAAGGCATCTTGTCCAAGTTATCAAAGAACCGTAGAATGTCTTCGCTCGGTTTCTTTATGTCTGGTAATAGTTTCGTGTTGTTAAAGGTATTCATCCACCAAGTATAGTCGTACATGGTCAACAGTTCTTCATGTGAAAACGAAAAACATGAATTGATAAGATCTTTTCTAACAATCTTTGTTTTATCGACGTTTTCATTGAAGTCATCATACACCAAGTCTCTATTCCTGTGATAAAACTTAGGATGAACAGAATAGATATTCTCTCTCAGGGCATATGCGGAATGCAACTCCAGTTCATACTCTTCTCTATGGTCTAACAAGAGAGGCATATTAGGAACCGCTTCTAATGCATGGAACGCTTGAGTCTCCACACCGTGTCCATGATCTTTGTCTAACGTGTACAACCACGACTCTGGTGTTTCGCCAGGCAGACCAAGGATCAATTCACTGTGGTAAGGAATGTCATTGTCTTTATAGTAATTGAGTAGATATTCTAACTGAGATGTTTTGATGTTTGAACGATCATTATATGCCAGTGTCTTTTCCGACCAAGATTGGATACCCAACTTCAGAGGAGTCCAGTGACCACTCTCTGCAGCGAAGTTATCTTGGAAGAAGATCTTAGAAATCTCTGGTACATATTTGATACTGTTCTTTGCAGTACCACACAAACTGACAAACACATCTTCTCTCTTGTGGTCTCTCATGTACTTTGTCATGTCTAGGTCACGCTCGTACATTCCCCAGTTTGCATCGATGATCTTAATACCTGTCATCGCTTCTGAATCCATGATCAAGTCGAGTGTCTTGTAGTTGACATCTCCATCATACTTAGAAACCTTACCACCAGTCGCATCTCCCCAGTCGCAATACGCACACTTGAAAGGACAACCACGATTGGTTTCTAATACTGCAACAAACTTTTCATCTTTCCGTTTGAGGAACTTATCTAACGTGCCATCCACGTAAGGTGTTGGAGTTTCGTATGTGTAACGCTTTACATCTTTCTCCAGTTTATACCACTTCTGAGTAAAGTCTGGATACTCTTTCAACAACTGCACAAAGATCTCTTCACCAGAACCTGCGACAAATACATCTACCCAAGGACGTTCTCCCTCGTACTTCAACCACTCAGTGGGAGATACAGGAATGTTCGGGCCACCATACATGATTGTACAGTTCGGATATTTCTCTTTGTGATCCTTGGCGATTTGATCGACGTGATCTTGCGACCAGACATAACAAGTCAGACCCAAAATTTCACATTCTGGATCTGGTATGTCATCGTATTTGTAGATGGGTTCTAAAAATTCGCAGGCAGGTGGATCGTCTCTGTTCTTAACATAAGATTCCAAGACTGCAGAACTATAGGGGATGTAAGGCAAACTTCTTGGGATACTGAATGATCCCATCTGAATTTTCATAATTTAATCTCTCACAAATAATTTTTCAGCTAACCATCCACCAGTATCCCACTTGTGTAGTCTTACACGTTTGGAATTCTCGTGGTGATTCTTGTGATACCCTTCTCCAGCGATAAAGAAATTTAACCAAGGGACATTTGCGCCTCCCTCAGTTCGATGTCCGATTGTATTCAACAAACCAAATCCGACTTTCGCAAAGATGAATGGAACAAGTGCATATGCCACCCAGAAGTAAGGACTGATTAGAAACGCAACAACGTTATGTGCGATAAGAATTTTTAAATGATGATTGTGAAAGAAAACAAGTCTAGGGTTTGCAAACAAATCTTTTGCATACTTTGTTGGTATGCTTGGGATGTCCCATATTGTCAATAGTACTTTCCAAAACCCTACATGCTTTGCACTGTGTGGGTCTTTATCTGAATCTGAATGATGGTGATGCATTCTATGTGATGCAATCCAACCAATAGGCGTCCTAATGTACGCCACAGATAACATAAACAAACCAACCCATTCAAACCAGACAGGGACTTTGAATTGTTTATGACAGTAGTATCGGTGCAACAATATAGATGCGCCGAAGTGAGAGATGATTTCACTCCACACTATCCCGATCAGTATTGCAACAACTAGTGTCTCAAACATTTATTTCACTTTCTCTCTAATAGATACTTTGAGAACCATGCTTTATCTCTCTGCATGTTTTTGTATCTTTGGTTAAATAAGTATACCGGCGCATCAGTCTCTTCTAATACAGTTTGGTATGATACGTATTTATCTTCTATTGAGTACATATCGTAGTTTGTATTCTCAAAAATATACTGATCGATTCCTCTTCTGTAAAATAATAGACAATACTCTTCATCCTTGTGAAATGCCTCAGTTACGTGAGATGCATCTCCATTCCATGAAACTATGGAACTATTCAGAGGAGTATGAAATGGTTCACGCCAATGTGCGTGACACAATGTAAACTCATCTCTCAAGAAGTGATTACAATCGCCTTTAATTACAACGTCCAAATCAAAAAAGATGTTTTGACCGTCCTTATATTTATCAAACATTTGAAGTTTGTTAAAAACACCACGTTCGTCATCATAGAGATCTTCATCAATACAGACGAACTCATCATACTTCAAACCAGAGTACGTGTCAACCATATGTTTTAGGTTGTGTTCATACCACTCATCATACTTACTTCCTGTGCGTACGCAAATAACTCTTAGCATCAAATTCCCCTGCACCCCAATACTTTCTAACAATATAGAGGTTTTGTTTATGCATCATATTATATGAGGCGGCGAAGTGAACCAACTTAACTGATTCAGCAAACTCGTCGCCAAGATAGAACGGTTCATATGTATTGACCTCTTCCATCCATTGTTTCTGTATCACTTCCATTTGATCAGAGTCATACTTCCCAAACCATTCTTTTGGAAACCAATGTCTGTTCTCTTGTGCGAACTGGTGAATAAAGTTCTGTTCACCATTTACTTTACCGAATGCCAGACCATTCTTCAGATAATATTGTTGCCAAAAATCTGAGTCTGCATTAAATTTCTGCCATATGTGATCAGTGTCTCCCTTACGGAACATCTGAAATCCACCGTTGATTGGACAGTCTTCCTGTAGTCTAGACCACCATCTACGCATACATCCGAACTGACCTTCTTCAAGTTGGTGAGTTAGTATTGGATCAAAGTCTCCAATGACAATCTGATCAATATCCATGATAAGACAATGTTCGCCTTGTGGGATGTCACCAAATTCTGCGGAATGAAACTCCACCTTGTTCCACTGAAGTAGAAACTTCATGAACGGATTGTAAATTACTTCTACGTCTTCTATTAGACCTTCTGGATCATCTGTGTAACAGTACATCTTAAAAGGAGCAGTTGAGTTGTCTTTAAGAGACAAGTATAATTTATTCACGTATTGTGAACTATATTTTTTCCCAACCTTTAGTGTTAAGATGTGCATCATGTTACTACTGGAACCTTTGTTACCTTTTCAAATTCTTTTGCATCTCGTTCATTATTCACGATAGGTTTACCCTTTATGTTAAGTGATGTGTTTAGTAACATAGGGCATTTAGTTTTTTCATACCACGCTTCTAGGACTCTACGCATGTTGCTTCCATCGTCTTTAACGACTTGGACTCTAGACGTACCATCAACATGCATCACCCCTTGGTAATCATGTTCCGCATGAGAGACATATTGCATGTACTCATTCATAGGGCCAGTAAAATACTCAGACGCATATTCTTCTAGTATCGCTGGCGAAAACGGTCTATAACCTTGTCTATTTTTAACCTTATTAACCACGTCCTTGATATTGTCCACTCTAGGATCGGCCAAGAGAGAACGATTACCAAGAGCACGAGGGCCAAATTCTGCTTTACCATTTGCTACTCCACATGTTTTATATTGTACCAGATTTTGTACCACTTTGGCAACATCTAATTCGCCTTTTATTTCATGTCCAAGGAACATGTTATCAATCTGCAACGTTCTGTACGGGCCAAGGTCTAGTGCAGATATCGCTGCACCCAAAGAACTACCACCATCTGATGGGTTTGGGAAGATCCACATATCATCAAACATTTTTTTAATTTTTGTGTTCGCAACACAGTTTAGTGCAACCCCACCACCATAACAAAGATAAGGAGAGTAAGAACGTGCTTTCTCCATGATCTTCAGGATTTCGTCTTCAAGTATTCTTTGGGCGGATGCGGCGATATCTTCTTTACGACCCTTACCAAAGTCATATCCCTTGTGATAGTACAGATAGGGATCGAAGTCATATTTGTTTCTGTCACCCATCGCTGCGAGACACATTGTGATAAACTCGTCTTCATTTGGTTTAAGTCCAATGTGACGTGTTATCGCAGAGTAGAAAAGTCCCAGTGATGTAGGGTACTTCATACTCCAAACCTTTTTCTTTCTCCACCAGATAGATGCAGTGTCCCACTCACCAATCGCATCAATAACAACGCAGACTGGTTCCTTTAAAGCAAAGGGACGAGTGTAATAAGCTGCAGACGCATGTGACCAGTGATGGGGAACCGTGAAGTCATACTTACCACGTTTCTTCCAAGACTGACCTGCATATAATCTTCTGGTATTTTTTAGGAAAGGTTTTTCATAAAATACAGTTACACCTTCTGTCTCAGGCATATCAGGGTGTAGGTGTTTATCATTCTTTATGCGAGAATATCTTTCCGCATGACCTGCATAGACAATCTTACCATCTTTGATAATAGTCTTACAGGCGTCATGGAATCCTTCTGAGATTCCAGTTACCACATCAAACATTTTTAATCCATCCAGTGAAATATTTCTTCCGGCTTAGGTTTATCTTCACCTTTGTTTTTGAAGAATACTTTATTATAAAGGTAACGATCATTAAGTTCAGTATGGGGATACCCAATACTTACTGAAATTGCAGGTTGTGACTTACACCATGTAAACTCTTCGACCAATGCACGTGAGTTGATACACCCAGTGTAACTAACATTCAGACCCTCATCTACACATACACCACCCAACAACGCAGCGAACATCCCAATCTCCATCTTGGATGCACCACTGTCATAGTTTTTGATGTCCTCATAGTTCATCTCGTGTTGACCTTCAAGGTAGTCTTGAACTAGTTTGTTTGGTTTTGGTTTACGTGGTGAGAATACAAGAACCCACGGCGCAAACAATTGACTGTTACCATTCGGGAATCTTTTTTGTTTATCAAAGAAACGTTCATGTTTCTCTAATCTCTCCATTCGGTAGAACTGTCTCTTCTCAGGATCAGCGTACTCTACCGTACTTGCCAGTTCATAGAACCGTCTTTTGATATCATAATCATCAGGGCCAAAAATATGGCACTGATACGGCATCAAGTTCTGTTTTGACATGACAATTTCATGAGTCTTGAGTAGACACTTTTCAATTAGTTCTTTATCAGGAACTTCGTTTTGATCAAAGTAACGTGTTTGATTTCGATCTGCATACGTTGTTGCAACAGACATGTAGTTCTCCTTTACATATTCATATAGTGATCATAAACAATATTAGATATCATTTGGTGACCTTTCAAATTAGGATGACCATCCCATGATTTTCTAAAAGCCTGCCCACCTTTATAAATGTATTTATTATGATAACCCATCACATATTCTGGATGGTTCCTTGTGAAGAAACTGAACATGTTGTCGTAAGTCTTTTCAGATATACCATCTTCCTTACCAAAGAGTATTGTTTGCGCAGTTGGTTTGAACATGCAGAATAGTGATTTATCAACATGACGGAACAACGAAATATTTTCAATGTAGTCTTCACCCATAGCATTCATATTCTTTGAAAACAAAAAGTCCAGTTCTCCAGTTTTAACCGCCTTGATTCTCACGTTGAAAGGCAACAGAGGTTGTGTAAAGATCAGAGGAATGCCCTTTGCCTTACACAAGTTGTCAATCGCAATGATATACGAAGAGGTTGTATCTACGTAGTATAACATAGAATAGTATGCAATGTAAAGCTTTGAATAGGGATTATCTTCATCCCAACAGTTTTTTGGTTTAAATGTTTTTGTTCTGTCGTACATTCCAGAACCCTTTAGACCATAGTCTGAGTACGGAAGTTCAAACCTGTCCCAGTTTGTCAGAGATATGACACATAGTTCAACATCTTGTGTTGTCAATGCCCATATCGCATTACGGAACATATAAGAGTTGGACTCGCCTTCGTGAGATATATTGAGTAATTCCATACCCAGTTTCTCTGCAAGTTGTTCAGACCAAGGTTTATCACCGTCATATCTCTTTACGGTAAAACTATCACCCAGTGTTAGTAACATCTTCGCCCACCCATTTTATAACTTCTTCGATGTCTGGTTTAACATCCCATCCATCCATGTTCCATTCAGTGAGGCACTCGTGTCTATATTTTGCAGCGTACCCTGCACTCATCATAACGATAGGACGATACTCAACATGATCAAGTCCAGCAGAACGCCAGATGGCGGGATCTCTGAGGAAACAAGAATTGTAAGAAACGTCTATGTCGTGTTCCAGAAGTGCAGCGGTAAGGTTAGATAAGAATAGTCCACAGTCAACTGCCACAGAATCCACCAGTCTTTCGACTAGATCTGGATACATCTGATCTGCAAAGTGACCTCTTTCTATTTGATGTGCGTAGAACCTATTCGCTTTCTTTGCCACTCTACTGTGGAGAACAAACAAATAGGGATTGAGTTTTACATGTTCGTAGAAAGGATTTGGTTCACCCTTCTGAGTAAACTCTATTCTACCATCTCGTTGTGCACGTTCTTCTGCACGAATGTGATTCTTCAGAACAAGGTTCCAGATAATCTCTTTCTCTTCTTGTTTATCAGGCCCATAAACGTCCACACGATATGCCATGAAGTTGTTTTTAGAAGGAGATGTTTTCCACGCTTTCCATAGACAGTCCTCAACAATTTCCCTTGGAGGCACCTTTGTCATATATTCTCTAACGTGTCTACGTTTTTCTTCGATCAGATCAAAAAGACTCATTAATCATCCTCGTAAATAAATTCATCATCAGTTTCTTTCTTAGATACTTTATAATACCAACCCACAAAATATGTTTTGATATTATAATAATAGTCAATAATTAACGACTTCATTTCTTAGATTGCTCCCACACTTTTTATTACAAGAACGTAAAGATCTTCTAAACCACCTGTCTTCAATCGAGTCAAGGTTTTCTCTGTAAGACTTCATCACTTCAAATATGGTATACTTATTGAGATCGTACTTGACGTTGTTTTCATCCAGCCAAGTTGTGAAGTTCATCTCATCGTTCTTACTACGGAATTCTGGATTGTATTCGTTCTTAAAGAGATCTTGGTGAACGTGACAACAGGGAATCAATTGTCCCTTTGGAGTCACATACATTTTCTTCTGTCCAAGTGCCTTACAAGAGACAACATGTTCAACAACACCTCTCTTGATCGTATCCGCTTGGAACTCTGGTCTCTTAGTTGCAGTTACTGATTTGGTAACTGTCTCAGACTTTGACGACTTCTTATATTCTTTCTTTGCAGTTGTCGAACCTTTTTCTAGTTGTCTAGAAGTCTTTTTGAAAGCAAAGTTATCAAACCCAAGTTTCCTTGCCATGTCTCTGGCTTCTTCTACTTGGTGTTCATTGTGGTTGAAAACAATAAAGATCCAACGTGCAATACCACCACCTGCCATGAATGCTTTTGCATTTTCAATGATCTTTTCGAAGTTGGTGTTGGTTCTGTAGATGTGGTTTGTATCACTTAGTCCATCAAGTGCAAAGTTCACTATCATATTATTAGGAAGTCCACCCAACTCTTTCCAGAATTGAGTGGATCTCATAGAACCATTTGTGTCGAACTGTTGTGCATCTACTGTAGATTTGGATACCATCTCTGCAATGTCAAACACCTTTGGATGGGCCATCGGATCACCGTAGTTACCACAATACTGCCACTTCTTAATTGGCCAACCAAGACATTCTTCTATCACATCCAGAGATATATCCAATGGGCCTGAGTTATAAACTTCTTTACCCAACCCGCCTGGATATGTGCCCGTACGTGGACACAATGTACATGCAGCATTACATCTATTAGTAATCTCAGAGTCCATCTTTTTTAAATTGAACTGATTATCAATTATCATAATAAGGATCCTTGAAATGGTTTTTCCACTCTGGAAAGAAATTCAAGATGTTATCTTTACGATGTTTATCTCTACGTGTGATATGGTTGATCATCTTCTTGTACTTGTCTTCTTTGAAATCACGTTGTTCCAGAGTTTCAATCGCCTTTGTGCAAAGGTGAATCATCTCGTACGGTAGACTATAATATCTGTCCAGATAGAAATCCACGACATCATCTGGAATGCAGTGTGCAGTAAACCATTTTGGTCTTGATACAGATGAGAAGTTTGGCATGACATCTGAGAACTGTGCCGCCCCATCGATGATCTCATGTACATATCCTATTGTTATTGGATTTAGTGTGCAAGTTGGCAACACTTGTAACTGAGGGATCTTCGCCATCATTTTCATGTTACGATGTACTTCATCCCACTTTGATGGGTAACGAATGTAATCATTCTTCTCACCCCATAACTCCATAGAACATTTGTACGCAATTGATTTAAAGTTGCGTAGAAGGTCTCGCACGTATTCCATACGTGGATATCCATAGTTGTTTGTGAAGATGATAAGTTCTTTATCCTTCGCCTTGCCTGTTTTGACAAGATGTTCTAACAATTGAATATTTTGTTTTTGAAGAAAAGTTTCTCCACCGATAAGTTTGATACGTACTGCACGATCAATAATGCCCCAGTACTGATCTTCATCGATGTAGTTGTCTTGATATCGAATCAAAGGTGGGGTAAAGGGTGGTTCAATACCTGTACGCAATGTTACACGTTCTTTAATACCCTTTGCATCTATCTCACCCAGTGCCATCTGTTCTTCTGCAACAGAAGACGAGTCCTCTACAGAACACATTAGACACTGAAGGTTACAATAGTTTCCCCACACTTTGAGTTCAACCGTGTGAAGTTTTTCTGGTAGCCCAATATTCCCATCGCCAGTTTCTTTGACTTTACTAACGAGTTTACCCATCTCGTCTTTTGTTTGGGTGTTTCTGTTTGCAGATCTATTATAGGACTCTCGCAGGGAAGGAAACCCACGATGTTCTGTTTGAATACATCTAACACACGTCTTCAGAGTTCTTTCACGATCCTTGTGGCCACCAACCATCTCTTCACGAAGTTTGGTGAACTCTGGTTCGTTGTAAAGTTCTTCAAAGGTTGCTTGGGAAATATGTTTCTTCACACTCATACTTGTATTACAACAAATATGCTGGAATCCATATGTTGGCATGTACATATGAACCCAAGGCTGGGAGCAGAAGAAATCACCTTTATCTTTGATGACTTCATCTAACATATAGTTCAGATCAGGTTCACCCTTCTTGAAGTAATCATGAGGAGTAGACGCATACGCATCAGCATCATGATCTTTTAGAGCGATAAGATCTGGTTTTTCTTTTTCAGTTTTAATTTTCATAATATAGGAAGGTTCTTCCGTTTAGGTGTATTGTTTATAATACTTCCATGTGTGGGGTAGATTCATTTCATGCGTAAAGTGTACTAACTTGATGTCTTCATGAAAGTCACCAAACCACGCATACTCATTACCAGTAACGGCTTCATATTTCTTATTGAAACGGTTTTGCCACTCAGTGTATAGATCAGGAAGTACATCATTCTGACTCAACCACCGTGTCTGCCATGCAGATGGTAGATAGATCAGTTCCAGTTCTTCTTTAACCGCATCCTCAACAAAATACTGTTCACCGTTCACAGGCCCACTTGTGATGCCTGCACGAATGTAGAATTTCTGCCAGTGTTCTACGTCTGTCATAAACTTCTCGTAGATGTACCGACAATCATTCGGATAGTATTTGTAGAAACCACCATTCAAAGAATAGTCTGGATGCAGAGTGTCTCTCCACCATGCTCGCATAGCAAGAAACTGTCCACGTTCCACAGGAAAATCAAAACACTTTTTGTAGTCGTTAATCAGAAGAAGATCGATATCGATTACGCACACTGGTTCATCGATGTCCATATCCATTACAGACATCTTGTTCCATTGTAGTTCTACACGATTATCGTAAGGTTCACGAATCCAGACGACTTCATAGTCGTCTCCTAGTTTCGATTCAATATAGTCTTCATATTCGGGCCCATATTTGTTCCCGATTCTCACAACAAAAATTTTCATATTTTTAATCTTCCGATTCTGTGTCGGACTCATCCGCTCCTTCAGGTTCACCCAAAGCAATAACTAGATCGATAACCTCTTTGTAGGTTTTCGCTTGGCGGATTGCACGTTTTACAGAAGTGTCTTCACACTGGACGACTGCTTCTTCATCAAACGCTTCAATCTTAAACTTGAAAAGTTTTTCCGCTTCGATCTTGTCTTCTTCAAGTTTTAGGAAGTTGTAGATCTTTTTGAAACCAAGTTCAGAAGTATCAATGATGCCTTCACGAGCGGCAATCAACATACATTCTTTCTCGAATGCTTTACGTGCACGACGACGATACTCTTTGGTAGACTGTTCTACCTTAGTTTCGTTCCAACCCTCTGCAATGAGGTCTTGATAGTTCGCATCAGTCTCATCGACGTTTACGAAAAACCTACGGATCTTATCATCAGATCCTCTCCATTCAACATTGATAATTGACTTTTCCTGATCGAAAAAATACACATCAATAATGTTGTTACTAAATTCAGCCATTTTCAATTCACTCCTTCAGTTAGCTTTTAGTGACATATAAACCATATGATTTAATTGTTGTTGGAACCCCATTCGGGAATTCCTGTGTTCTATAGTCGTTTGCATTTACTAGACGTGTAGTATACCCGCTGGCAGACGATCCGTCAAGCGTTGTATCAACAATTGCAGTTCCACAGAGGTTTGCACCAGCGGGTTCACTGCCAACTTCGTATATTTCAAAGTTGATTCGTTGACCAGTTTCATTCTCAGTTGCGTATCGAATGTATTCCGATAGGATAAAGTCCCAGTCCGTATCTGAGTATGTTTGTAAGTCTGTTACGCCACCAGTTATATTTATCATGAGTGGCACATCTGCGCCTGCAGCTGCATCACCATTCCACTGGTGTAGATAGTAGTTGTTTACGTCTTCTGGTTGGTCTTGCGCTTCTGGAATACCACCAGATGTATACACATCTGCATCTGCACGTGTATCTGTATATATTGGGGCTGCATCTACAAGAGTTGCGCCTGCAAGTGAGTTACTTGTACTAATTGTATAAGAACCTGCCTTCTTTGAGGTGTCCGCCTCTGTGTTCCCTGCCGCAAGTAAATCAGTCGCCTGATCAACAAAAGTATCGATCATGTCCTGTTGAGTCATCGCTCTGATCTCACCAGTCGCCGTGTCCCAATAACAAGGATAACTTTTATTGACATCTACTGGATATGAAGCGGGACTAGATTTTGACTGAGAGATTTTATCAAATGTCGTGGTGATCGTGGAGATATCTGGTGTCGATGCTTCGTTTGCGTATGCAGTTGTACCTGTTGTGAAAGTACCTGCTTGGTATCTCGTATCATCCATCGCAGTCAATGTACCTGCGGATGCAACAACAGAGAGCGTTACGGTCTCGTTACCAGAGTACGCATTGTTCATGCGTTCACAAATCGCAGTAACCTGCGCAATTGACATTTCTTGGACTTCGGTTCCATCCCAGTATAAGGGTGCTCGCACTGCCATTTTAAAAATTTCCCTCTAAGATTTTGTAATAGTTAAGTTATATGTATTTATGGTAGTTTCAATACCGTTCGGAAACTCCTGAGTTTCGTAATAGTTGTCATAGATCCCCAAAGGTTTCTGAGTATATCCTGCTGCAGACGTTCCATTAAGTCTTGTATCAAGCATTGGTGCACCACGATTAGTCCCACCAACCACATTTATGTTATACCTAATTCTGTGTGCAGCTGCAGTATCATTTGCGGCTGTATGTCTGATAGTGTCTTCTAAAAGATCATTCAATTCTGTATCTGACATCTGTTGGATATGTGGATCAGTTCTACTTGTAAGTTTCAGAGGTTTTTGTGATAACGCTGCTGGTGTTGTATTCTTGTACCGATAAAGTTTGTATGAGTCCACAGTTTCTGGTTGATCTTTAGTTTCTGGAATACCAACCGCCGTGAACTTACTAACATCTGCAATCGTGTTTATAAAGATTGGAGTATTATCAACAGCTTCTACGGTGTTGGGTGCTGTCGCAGCATCAGAAATTACTGTATACCCTGCAACAGTTGATGTCAATAACTTATCAATCGCAGGTTTAATGAATGTGTCTACAAAATCACCACGTGTCATTGTTCGCACATCAGACCCTGTTTGATAAGTGGGAAACGCAATGTTGTCAGTGTTTGTAGGATACGATGTGCCAGATGCAACCGTTTGATCAATCCTATCGTTATAGATTACAACTTCTTCGATATCTGGAGTTTCAGCTTCAGTCGCATATCTACCAGATCTTCTTGTTGCATCACCTGCTTCGAAACGTGTGTCATTCATCGTTCGTAAATTACCATTATCACTTACCACGTCTAACGTGACTGAAGGGTTGTTATTATACAACGCAACAGCACGATCAACGATATCATCTATCATCGCATCGGACATGGGCCTGAGGCCATCACCTGTCCAGTAAAGAGGTCTTCTCACAGCCATAGTCTTTGCCCTCTCTTATGCTTCTGGTGGGCCAAATACTGTTTTCAACACATTACCCGCCGAATCATAAATGATGATTTTATTAGCCGCTTCTCTTATTGCGTCTTCAATCGTTTCTACTGTTACCGCATCCGTGGCCTCAATATTTTCGAGTTCCTTGGAGTTGTCGATAACAGTAACTGTTCCAACTTTGAAAGCCATTTTATATTTCCTTTAGAGTTTGTTATCTATTATGGGTCTCAAAATATTTATGCCAAATGTAAAACAGGCCCTTTCTGTTGCTAGGTGGAACCCATACCCCCTGCGGCTACGCTGCTAGGCGTAACTCAGATGGTGCGAAATTATCATTTGCACTTATAGTTTTTGACCGAATAACGTAGGTCACCACGGTAATCTCCACTCAACTAGCCCGCCTGTCGATCCTAGTTCATCCCCATCATAAAAACACTCAGTGAATGTGCTTATGGTGGAGATGTGGGGTACTGCCCCCCAGTCCAGTTCGTATTCGCTTTGCTTCAACAATTACATCTTTACTTAGTCCATGTCCATGACTAAGAATTCTTTGTCTAACCATTTGCGCTCTTTTTTGTTATACGCTTTCTTGATCTTTTTGCAAACTTTAGATCTTTGTGTATAACAGTAGAACTCACGTGCGTCCGTGAGCACATCCCATTCATCACCAGAGTTCATAGGTTTTCTTGGTAGTCTACTATTTCTCTGCATCTAATCTTCCTTCTATGAAACATCTAAACAGGGTGCGTCTACCTTCCAGTAAACACCGTCTACATAGACTGCATCCATAGAGGAAACAGCCTTACAAGATTCTTCATCTTTGAAACCTAAAATCTTATGTGGATTCAAAACATGACCATCCACAGGTTCGAGTGCAATTAGTGTTAACAACCACATATTTCATTTCCAATTTTGTTTTTACATCATTATTATACGACATTTTTTTATACTTGTCAATACCCAATAAGACTATTTATAAATAATGTAAGTGAATTCTTCGGCATGCATCTTTAATTATCCAAGGAGTTTCCTATGTCTGAAGAAGATATGAAGAAAGCAGGTTACCACCCTGCAGACGTAAACGGTGATGGTTCGGTAGACGAAGAAGAAAAAGCCATGTACCTAGAATTTAAAAGAAAAGCGCTAGAAGACCAAGACGCACAGCGTGATGCAATGCGTAATATGACTTGGTTCGCCCTTTTCGGAATGCTGTTGTATCCATTCGCCATCGTACTTACTGCGTACTTTGGACTAGAGACAGCCGCAGGTATTGTTGGTGATATTGCTCCAACATATTTTGTTGCTATCTCTGCATTGGTTGCTGCATTCTTTGGAGCAGACGCTCTCCGTAAAAAGTAATCAGTAATACCTATAGAAGATATGTTGACCAATACGACCTATCTGATATAAATCTTTAGACCATGAAGGTGTGACATACTTCGCATGATAATGTGTTGCACCTTCGGTCAATCCTCTATACTTCCCATATATCATAATAGAAAAGGCGACCATTTGGGCGCTTGACCAAGATTGTTCGTCTTTTGGTTTGTCTGCCTTACCGTCACAGTACCAAGAGAACTGACACATGTTGCGAACCATAACCATTTTACTTGGATCTTTCCAAGAAGGTTTTTGTTTTCCTTGGTGTACAACTTCACAGACAGTGTTTGGATAACGATCACTCGCCACACGATTCAACACAACATCACTCACTGCGTATTGACCAGCGAGACTATCTGAACGTGTCTCATAGTATACGTTCAATGCGAGACATTTCATCTCTTCCCAATCTACATCGGTAGACGACTCAGATGCAGGTACTGCACCAGATAACATCATTGATGCCGCTACTGCAGCCATAACTAATTTTTTCATTTCTGCTCTCATTTGTTGATTCTATTGATCATTTGTAGAACAATTATACACCCAGTTATTTCATAAGTCAAGCCTAAATATTCCCGACAAGTCCGTTTCGCTTGTCATCCAAGCGAGCGCAGGGGTAAAGCCTGCAAGCATAAGGAGAAAGAAATGGAACTACTTACTATGTGGAGCCTCATTGGGTTCCTACTGGCGGCGTATGCCGTTATCGCAAACGATTCAGTGCAAACTCTCGGCACATGGATGGCATCAAACAATGAGAGATTCCACTACAGAACACTATGGGCAGCCGCAAGTGCAGTGTTACTTGCAACCCTGTGGTATGGGTGGAGTGTAAATGGTGGAGACATCAGTTACGAACGACTAAACAAAATACCTTGGCAAGAGGTTCAATGGTATCATGCAGCCGCACCTGCAATCCTCGTATTACTAACGAGAATAGGTGTACCAGTATCAACTTCATTCCTAGTATTGTCAGTCTTTGCAAGTACATTTGTTCTTGAGAAGATGTTGATGAAGTCTATCATGGGATATGGTGTTGCAGCCGCATTTGCATATGCAATTTGGTTCGCAATACACAAGTATACAGGTAAGTGGTTTGATGAGACTCAACCAGTCACCGAAAGTAATAAGAAGTTCTGGCGCATCGCCCAGTGGGTTGCAACAGGTGGACTGTGGTGGACATGGTTGTCACATGACATGGCAAACATCGCAGTATTCTTACCACGTCAAGTACCAGTTGATTTGATGATATTCATATCATTTGTATTTGTCGCTGGACTGTTCTTTATGTTCAGAGAAAAGGGTGGTAAGATTCAGAAGATCGTATTAGAGAAACACAACACTCGTTACGTGAGATCTGCAACACTGATTGACTTGTTCTATTGGTTGTGTCTGTACTTCTTTAAGGAATTGAATGATATTCCTATGAGTACAACATGGGTGTTCGTTGGTTTGCTTGCAGGGCGTGAACTTGCAATGGCAACGTACTTCGGTAAGAAGAAAACTAAATCAGTATTCCCATTGGTTGCCAAAGACTTTGGTAAGATGATGGTAGGACTTGGTGCATCAGTTGCACTTGTTCTGATGATACATTATATTATTGTTCCAAACGGATTATAATATAGAAGAGTAGAAACGGTACTCTAAACGAGAAAGGGGATCCTAAGATCCCCTTTTTTTATGCCGCATTCTTTGCGTTCTGAATTTCCGCTCGCCTGTCTTTTGCGAGTTTTGTGATTTCTGATAGTGCTTTCCTTGCACGTGCAGCGGATGCTTTCACACCCTTCTCTTCAAAAGACTCAGTCTCTTTCACGTAGTCTGCGAACGCCTGTTCGATTTGTTCATGTAGTGTCATTATATTCTCCTGTTAATAATAAAAGAAACCCAGAAGGGTTAAATCTATTTATTCAGGCAGAACATAGTCAGCAGGGACGATACCAACAAGGTGTATTCTATCCTCTTTAGAAGCATTGATGGCAGTGTGTTTTAGTCTAGTATCGACCAGATACACAGTACCATCTGCAGGCATGTATTGTACTTCGTCGTCGAGGACTAGGAAACAACGTTCGTTTGTGATTAGGGGGATGTGAACTCTAGGCGTATAATCCATATGATACGTGTAACACGTTCTTGGAGATAGGTTCATAAGACGAGTTCTTTTTAAACCAAGTTTTTCTATAATAGAATTTAGATATGGAATGTGATCAAAGGTAGGATGGACGAACTCGTATTCTTTATGAGAGATCTCAGTCACTCGTCCTGTTCCATAGAAAGGATCATCGCCAGGTTCTACACTCTGCAACATGATCTGTTCTTTAAACTTGGGGAGACTTTCTATTTCAAAAAGAATTCTTTCAATATCTACACGCATACAGTTACTTCCTTTACTCTGTAAGGTTGGTGTAAAACCCACTTCACCATATAAACTGCGTAGTCTATTTCCATTTTGGGCGCATCTATGTGGGCAGTTCTTTCGGAATCAAAATATCCATAACGAATAATAGTAGTGTCATGACCTAATTGAAACAACTGATCGTTAGCATGGTCAAGTGCCGCCTTCATAACTGCATAGGGTTTTGGTTCGGGATGAAAACAGTCTGGTGAATTCGACCCAATATTGATGATCTTATTCACTCCTAGATCTACCGCTTGGTAGAGTTGGCGGACTTGTTCTACGCCATCATGTTTGCAGTTGATGAATACATTACACTCTTCAAGAGAGTCGCAGGTTTCAAAAACCTTGGATAGTTCATATCCAAGGCCCCTACGAGTTCCTGTAATATATGCTTTCATTACAACTCCATAGTATAAGGTGTGGGCCGGATTAAGGATTACCGACATCTACTCGCACAGGACGCTCCTGTCAAACTAGCTTTCGAACCTTCTTGCATCCGCTAAGACATGGCGCTAACCATCTTCAGAAGTACTTTATGGGCACGTCCACCCATTATTCAGTCACCACAATCCCACTCCGTCGAGTGAAAACTAAAAATTTGGAGCGGACGGAAGGAATCGAACCCTCATCATCAGATTGGAAATCTGAGGTAATGCCACTATACGACATCCGCATGTGTTTGATCAACACCACGATCAAACGTGCAGTAAATTAGAGTGACCCTCAAGTTGAGTAGTTGACCTTCTGCAATCTTTTTACAGTCAACTTCTGTTCAGCAACTCACTATCTCTTGGTACTGCTTTAATATCGGCCCGTCTTATTTTCTAACGTGGCACAGGCTACCACAGACAACAGATCTCTTAAAGTCGTTTTCCATACTTCAGCATGGGGGAGTCGACAACCACTCACTGTGTCTTACCTTGTTAATATAACACTTGTTGCCTCAAAAGGCAAGCGTTAAATTAAACTTTTTTTATTTTTTTTCCATGCAGACAAAAGGAATGATTCCTTTGCCTGGCTTTTCGATTGTAACATCGAATCCATACTCACCCAACGTCTCCACCAAAAAGTCTATGTTATATAGTGACAAGAAGTGTTGAACATCTAATTTGTATGCACTAATCTTGTCGTATAAGATTGTCTCGTTGTTGTAGAGGTATGCAATGTTTTTACCTTTCATCTCTGATAGGTCAACACAATGCCCGTAATCCTCTACCCTTTTATCGTAAAAGAATTTGTGGATCTCATCTCTGTTGATGTCTAAGACACTCACTGCCAGTTTTTTGAAATCAAACCAATTTAACCACTCTAAAGTCTCAACAAACTCAGTTAGATCAGTATGAGTGAATACACTGTATGCAAAGATGTAGTCCTGTCTATAATCAACCTCTGGAAACTTCTTCTGTAGAGGCCAGTAGTGAGGTAACTCAACACCTTTTGGATTGTACATCCAGTTCCATTTATTGTTATGAATAAACGTTGCGTTTGGAAAGTCCTGTTTGCCCAAATCGAGCGCCGTAGTACTTACGTCAATAGATGTATAATTATGGTCTGTAATTCCACCACTAGAGTGATAAAGTAAATTTCCCCTATTACCGCCAAAGTCTAAAACCTTTTCTGTGGGTTGATAGTCAGGGAAAAGTTCTTTGAAGAACGGATAGACATCGTGTCCTTCCCTAACGTGAACATAATTACTCATGTCGTTCTACGATGATAGGTTCTTTTCTGTAGTGGGGGAACCTGCCTTCACCAAAGTGATGATCTCTTTGATCCAGTTCCATATCCCTAAAACCTATTCCCATCATGAGTTCAATATTGTTTTCACAACCAATTATATTTTTAACATTCTCTTGATGCAGACCTGCACAATACCCTGTTTCATAACCAAGGGAATGTGCAATGTAATTCAAGTATCCAGCCGCAACACCAATGTTCATCCACGAATCTCTGTCGAGTTCCCACTCTGGTTGGGTGTTGAACCAAGTATACTTTTCATTCCTCTTCAACATGGTATCACTGTAGTTTGGTTTCTCAAACACAATAAGAATATTTGCCATGTTTTGACTATTAGTAACAGTCACACCATTTGGTAATGTGAAGATCCTTGTCTCTTCTAAGATCTGCGCCTGCATCTCTTTATCTGTAATCAGATGAATTTTATAGAAGGCGAAGTTCTGTTTACTTGGACAGTTTTGCAATGCGTGTAAAAAGATATCAATATGTTCTTCTGGAATCGTCTTTGAGTGATCCCAGTTCCTAGTACATATCTGACTTCTGTCTACAATGCTTTTTATATCTGTCATTCTATTTCAATAATCTTGATGTCACGTGGGCGCATCGTGTTAATCTTTATGTTAGAGTCGTGTGGAACGGTGTGCACGTTATCGTAGTAATCAGTTACTTCCTGTCCACCCATTTCTGTGGTATCTACAACCTTAACACGTCTGAACTGTTTGCCTGTTGTTGGATGAGTTCCCATGTCTGGATATTCAGTGAGTGTGTCACCATTTCCCGCCCCAAGCGCAATCTCTGTTTCATCTGTTTCGTATCTTGGTCTACCATCTTGACCATAACCGATACCCATCCCATACGCAATTCTTTTCTTGCCAGATCTGACATCCTCAAGGATACCAAGTTTGTTTTCAAAATAATCGTCACCGTCAAAATCACCGTGACTTTTATTACACCCAGTCTGTAGACCTAATTGGTTCGCAGTAAACAAGATCATCCCCATGGCAATACCAATAGAGACATATGCATTTTCCCAACGTTCTGGGCGATTGTTTTCTTTTAAGGATCCATCTACATGACAGTTTTCTTGTCCTGATGGTTCTTTCGCAACAAACAAAATATACATGTTTGCATTTGCTTGTGCGTTTCTCCAAGTTGATGGTGGGGTTCTACTGTGAGTACATCCCCAAGTGTATCGGGACATCTCTTGAATTGTGTCCCTATCTTCTGACCAGTAAACGTCATAAAAACCTTCGTGTTGTTTTGAAGGTGCATTTTGTGCAATCCATAGGAGATGATCTCGTACTGATGAATTGATGTCTCTGGTGTAATTCCAATTTCTCTGGCACTTTTGTGCCCTGCGTATTACTTCTTGATCCATGTCAAGACCATACTGCAGATGTTTTACTTTGGTCTCACGTGTCTCTTCGTCTGGATTACTGAGACCTGTCTTATCCAAGTAATTCTCTATTACTGGATCTTCCAATGGTGGGCCATATTTTCTTACGTGTGCGAGTTCTTCGTCACTTAACTTTGTCATTTTGATAGTACCTATACATCTTTACATACCACATAAAAGAATTAGGGTAGTGGGTTGGATCTGGTAGAGGTATTCCCCTTCTTGCCCAGAAATGTAGAAACATTGTAATTTCGTGATCTGTTGTCATACTATTTATTCATTAAATCTGGCAGGAGTGCAGGGAGTCGAACCCCAGCTTTTGGATTTGGAATCCAACGTGCTTCCATAACACTTCACTCCTATTGGTCTCAGTGGCTGGATTTGAACCAACGACATCTACGTCCCAAACGTAGCGGTCTACCAGACTGACCTACACTGAGTAAAGTGAAGGGGCGACATTGTAAGTTGTAAGAGAAAGGAGATGTCGCCCCTTCTTGACGACTAGTCGTCAAACAGTTTTGCAAGGGTTGCTGGCCCTGCGATACCATCTGCAGTCAATCCATTGTCTGACTGCCATTTTTTCAATGCACGTTCTGTGCCTGGCCCAAAGTCTCCGTCTGCACCAATACCCAATGCTTCTTGCATCAGTTTGACTCCATCGCCTTTTGCACCTTTACGTAGTACACCGATATCGTCAATGATATCTTCGATGTCATCATCATCTGCAGCGAGATCTTCTGCGTCCATTCCTAGAACTTCCATAGCGTGCATGTAACGTTTCTTACGATCATCCAAGCCAATAGATCCACCATTAATTTTTTTCGTCATTTTCTTAACGTCATCACCATCGGCAATATCGTTTAGATTATTTGCGTCCCAGAACCAACATGCGCTTTCGATTGCACCCGCTGGTGTTGCAACGTACACTGCCGCTTCTTCTGCAGTCATATCTACAGTTTTACCAAAGCGTGTATAGTTCTCACGGCCAGTCAACTGTTTCAAGCCTCGGCCTCTGAATAACCATCCGTCACCCTCGTTGACATTGCCCATTTTGTATTTACGGAACTCGTCCATATACACATAATTTGCAATCATCTCTGGTTGTCTGTGATACTCGTCTGCATCACGTTTTGGAGATGCGCCGAAGTATCTACCAAAGACGGCACGTAGAGCCTTTGCAGAGTAGTTTAAATTTTCTTCTAGTCTCTTAAAACCTGCAGATTCATGTGCGCACTGAGATAGGAAGTGTGCAACTCTGCGTTCAGTTGTAATACCGTACTTTGGAAGAAGTTCGCAAAGTGCGTCATACCAATCATCTGCATCTGCAGAAATAATTTCCCCAAGGTGTTCCTTGGTAAAGTCGAATTCAAAACTCATGAGTTTGTTTTTCCTTATATTGGCCTCCTCTGTAGGACTCGAACCTACGACCCTCTGCTTAGAAGGCAGATGCTCTAATCCAGCTGAGCTAAGAGGAGTATTAAGATTATAATGCTGGCAAGTATTAGGAATGAATTACGCCAAGACCATGATAAAAAACCTATTGCGAAACGCAGTAAGGAAAAACAGAGGATCATCAAAAAGAAGATGAACCCTAAGGCCATAATCCATTCCATAATATTTAGTCGAAGTCCAGACCACCTGTTGAGAAGGCGTGACTGTCAAGACCGTAGTCTTCTAGACTTGGTTCAGTCCAACCACGGGCATCAGGGCCCAGATCGTAGTAAAGACTGAAGTCTCCGTCTTTGGTCAAACGGTCAACGCCTGCGGCGTCATCCATTGCGTCCAGTGTTTCATCATCGAACATGTCTTCGATTTTCATTGCTTTTGATTTAGGCATATGCATTCTCCATTTCAAATTGATCTACAATCGCAGACTTTTCTGCGATCATTTGTTCGAGAGTGTATATTGCCATACGTCTCTCATCACTTGCACCTTCAGTAAGATTAATTACTGCATCTTCAAGAACCTGTATGTCCTTCACCAACTCATTCATAACGATCTCCATCTTAGAGGTTTCCTTTCATTGACATCAAAAACGCACCGATAGCGGTAAGAGCACCACCCATAACGAGGGCTTGAATCATCTCGCCTGTTGAATTTGCCAGTTCCATACATTGACCATCACAGTCACCTGCAGATCCAGCCATAATCATCAAACCAGAAAAAACTATCATTCCACCAACTATTTGCATATCGTTTCCTTTGTCTCACTTACCTTATTAATATAATACCTTTTGCCCCAAATGTCAAGCCCTTGGGGCAACTTTTTTTCAATTATTTTGAATTATTTTCCAGAACGTAATCTTTGTTCCATTTACCAACATTGATATCAATGTAGTATGCGTAATCAAAATAATCTGTCATGATGTCAGAGTTGTTGTACCAACGTGTACCTTTCATCGCTTTGATCAGGTCACCATAGAACTTTGCGATCTTGGTTTCACCAATCTCTTCCATCCACTGTTCACACCAACTAGTGTTCACTTGAAGATAACCACCAACATTGTAAGGTGTCTCACCACGCATCTCTGCACGACGATCATTGTATTTCTGAGACGCACCCAGAAAATCCAGAACACCAGATTTGATATTTACAACCAAAGAACTGTGATGGTTGATTGCGATAGAACCTTTCACACCATATTTTTTCAATACTGCTTTGATTGCAGGTGCGAGTTCTTTTTTCTCTTGTTGTGAAATATATGCCATGTTATGCAGCCTCTCCAAATAATTGACTCATGCCTTCGTATACAACGTTAAAGGCGTTTGCTTCATATGCCCAGTTGTCCCACCAGTCATCGTCACAATCGAAAATGTCATCGTTGTCACCACGGACATACGCATCCCATTCACTGTTCATAACGTTCATGCCTTCAAGACAGTCACCATTACCAAGGTTCTGGATAGTTTTCCATGCTTCATCAAAGGACATGGACATCTCATAAAAATTAGGAATTCTAAACATTCGTTTCTCACTTTCTCTCAACTTACCTATATAATATAGTACTTTTTACAGCAAATGTCAAGCCTTTTTTGTAATTATTTCAAATTTTCTTTTCCAACAAAAACAATCACTTAGCGAGTTTCTATGAAAAAAATAATTTTTTTCGTTGTGGTAGGTTACTTTTTATCCGCTTGTGGCCCTCAATCTGATCCGATATTCAATTATCAATCACCATATAAACACGATGATTATGCATTCGTGAAGGCAGCACATGGTTTCATCGGCCTTCACGAAAAGAAAGATAGGTCAAAGATCAAAGACCTTACAGGAGTAGATCCAGTCCACACAGAATGGTGTGCGGCTTTCGTGAACTCTATCCTAAAATTAAATAACGTGGCTGGTTCAGAGTCTGTCAATGAATATCCTCTGATGGCACGAAGTTTTTTGTTTTGGGGGATTGATGTTTGGGAACCAAGGATTGGAGACATCGTCGTCTTTCCAAGAGGCGATGCTGCATGGAAAGGACATGTCGGTTTTTACATTGAAACAAGAATAATAGATGGGATAGATTATTATGTCATCCTTGGTGGTAATCAAAAGAACAAGGTAGGTTATGAACTCTACCCTGCTTATAAAGCCCTCTCTATTAGGAGATCAGCCCCTGTTCCCTTGAAGCGTCCATCACAATCGGGGTAAATGCAACCTCAACAATCTCGTTGATTTGATCCCAGTTGGATTCACGGATCGTGCGTCCTGAGTAACGACACCATTCTTCAAGTGCAAGTTCATGTTTCTTCAAACCCAGAACACGAAGTTCACGACCACGATTACCAAGACCGTTGTTAAAGATATCGTAAACGACATTCTGCGCCTTGCGAAACTTCTCAAGCGAAGGATTTTTTTTCTTGTTCGATACTTCACCAACTGAAGGGAAGTTATCAAGGTTACTCAACTTGTCCGAAAGTTCACTAGTTTCTGGAGTACATCCCCAGACTGCATTTTTAGGATTCCACATAATTAAGCCTCCGTACGATCATGGATAGGAAGAATGTTGTATTCAAAACGACTGTCTGAACATCCACCATAGTTTCCACCAAACATAAACCAACCCTTTGCACGTTCCCAAGTCTCAGTGATTTCATCGAACACGGCGGGAACCAGTTTAGGATAAGGACTACCACAAGGACGATCATCCACGATCATCACTGCAGGGCGATCATCATTCGGATCAAAAGGGCCGTCACAGTTGACGACATTCAAACAATTGTTTGTAGAACTGATTCCACCATTTGTGCAATCGTATTCCCCAAATTCTGAGTTGCGATATACTGATACATTAAGTCCCATGATTAAGCTCCAATCGTGTTATAGTAACCATCTGCATAGACGACGATGTCGCCTTCAAATGTTTCAACTTGTTTTTCAAGAATAGATCCTGTGAAGTATACACAGGCATCTGATGCCCACTGGAAATCTTCAGACTTGATTGTCGTCTTAATAGGCATCTTCCAGTTACTCATGCCCTCTACTAGAAGATCGAAACCTTCTGCGATTTTTTCTTGTGTGTAATTCTTATATACGATCATTGCGAATACTCCGTTTTGTTTTCATACATGTCAAAGGCAGAATAGAAGTTATATTCGCCATTGGGAAGTTGGGTAACGAATTCGAAATCAGGTTCCGAACCGTAACACACACGGCGTTCCACAACTGGTGCGCCTGCAATAGTCTGACATGTCCAGACATCATTCATAAAATTTACCATATTACTTCCTCTGTTACGATCATGCGACGACCTAAGTTTTGTTCGACACAGTTTTCTGTGTATGTTTTTACCGCACCGTCTGTGTACATCACAGTGATCAGTGTCTCATCATCTGCGTCTGTTGAGATCGATGTGATCTCGCCTTTTGCAGTGTAGTCACGATACTGGCGCAAAAATCCCATACCAACTTCAAACATCATTTCGTCCTTTCGATCAACTTACTCTTATAATATAGGGTATAAACAAGGAAAAGGCAAGCCTTTTTTGTAATTATTTTAAATTTTCTTTCCTAATGTTTTCAATGACTTAAACTTTTTCGTCAAAATTTTCTCAAATTTTCTTGCTTCGACTTCGTACCAGAGATCCAGATATTCGTCATATGTCGAATGATCAGACTGATTCGTTATATCTAATGTCTTACGTGCGTACTGCATCACGTGAACCATCTCATGACAGATCGTCGTAACCAGTTTAGAGAGGGAGAGGTTTGCGTTTACTTCAAGTTCGAACTCACGAGTATCGATTGCGCAACAGTAACCGTATTGATGTGATTCCAGTTTGTTATTCAAGATCACATCAATCTCTAACGTGCGCATACGAGGCATCAGTTCGTCAATGCAGAACCTGACCACCTGTTCTGCAATCGAACGTTTTAGTTTTGTCGAACCTTCTGCGTAAACGTAGTTCATTATTGTGCACTCCTCATTTTAGTCATACGTTCTTTTGCTTCGATCCATTTCTCGAAAGCCAAAGGTTTACGTTGTTCGCCACATGCAAGTTTCTTTTCCTTGAACTTGGACTTCAAGATCTTTGCAGGTTCAGCACCCATGAAACGTGAAACCAGTTTCAACAGATCACGACGAAACTGACGACCATGATGCCAGTTACCTAGACAGTGAGCCATCTCGTGGATCAGAGTGTATTCGTCAAGACCAACGATCAGGTCAAGAGTAATCGTGTTACCACGTGCCCAACCTGCAGTGTGACGACCAGTGTTACGTTGTTTCGAATTTACTGAAACAGGCATTATGTCACGACCTTTTTCGTCACGCAACTTTGCCCACAAGGCAGACTTGGTGATTTGGTCACAACGTTTCTGCGCTTGACGGATAGTGTCAAACTCTTTTACTTGATACTCACGTTGGAACGCCCACTCACATTTGTAGGTTTTGGTCTTTTCGGAATCTTTACCGTAAGTACCTTTGTTCTGACTCATCTTCTGCTTTTGCAGATAGTCGATATAACCTTGGATCAGGTTGGTTTCGTAACCTGCGTTACGCCACTGATCGACTTGGGCAGACATTGATGATGGATATGCAAGCATTTTTATACCTCTCTCTATTAACTTCAAGATTATACTAACACGAAAAGGGCACAAATGTCAAGCCCGGCACGAAAAAAAGAATCTAAGGAAAACAAGTACTTATAAAATAATTTGAAAAAAGTTTAAGTGACAAATATACCACAAGATATTTTGATTTTCCGAAAGAGTCTTCTGCATCGCAGAAAAAACCCTAAATAATAGTATCAGAAGGAAGAGATTCGTCTCTTCCTCTTTTTTTGTTATGCATGTTATAAGAAAGGAATTTAAATGCGTATGATCATTACTTCACTTGTCATGGGGATCTGTTGTTCAACATCCGCTATGGCGTTAGACCTACCAGTGCCTGGTTTGGAACTCAACACAGAAGTTAAAGCATTCCACAAAGTGGAAGCGGAAACTAATCACGTCACAATCGAACCAGAACTGCGTTATACACCAGCGGCTGGGCCTCTGTCAGTTTGGGCAGAAGTACCATTGACAGTGTACGAAACTGGACACGCATCGGGTTCAGACTTTGCCATTCAGAATGTTTGGGAAGATGGACACAAACCAACTCTAGAGTTGGGTGCAGATATCGCACTAGGTGGCGGTGTTACTGCATATGGTGAAACGACATGGAACTTCGATTCAGAAGACCGTGGCGAAGTAGAAGTGGGCGTCTCGTTCAACTTCTAATCACCTAAATATAGGCGGTCACGGGCGGCATTCGTGCCGCCCTTTTTTTATGGAGAATTGAATGAGAAATTTATATATGGGATGGGATTCCAGACAATCACTCGCCTATGATGTGATGGAGTGGAGTCTCTACAATCACAGTAAAGACATAAACGTCTTACCACTTAAAATCAATGATCTCAGGAGTCAGGGTATTTACACCAGACCAGATGATCCTTTGAGTGCTACTGAATTTACCTTCACAAGATATCTAGTACCTTACTTGCACGACTATAAGGGATGGGCAACATTCATCGATAGTGATATGTTGATGTTGACAGATATCAATCCCCTTTTAGATCAGGCAGATGATGATTATGCAATCATGGTTGCAAAACCCAACTATGACTTCGAAGAGGGACTTAAGATGGATGGTCAGAAGAAATTCAGATATCCAATGTTACCAGACGGCACAACGAGAAAGAACTGGTCTAGTTTGATTATGTTCAATTGCGCACATCCGTCAAATCGTGTTCTCACACCAGACTTAGTAAACAACACAGATTATAATGGGATTTGGTTTCACCAGTTCCAGTGGTTGTGTGAATGGGAGATCGGTGAATTCGATATCGAATGGAACTGGTTGATTAATGTACACGAAGAACCTCGTGATGGATCTCCAAAGATCTTACATTATACAGATGGTGGGCCTTGGTTTCCCCAACACAAAAATGGACTCTATGCAAAAGAATGGTTCAGTGCATTAGACTCATTTGAGAATGGGTTGAACATATCCCTTTCTGAGGTGGGGTAGAATTTGTTTCACTAACGTATCACTGTGATGTTCACAACCAGTAAGGGCATTAAATGTGATGTACGTAGGGACACCATTCTCTGCAGTCCAGTTTGACCATGCGCAACAAGATCCAATGTACATTCTCGCATCTCTTGCGATTTGCATTTTGTTGATTAGTTCGTCTGCGTTCTCAAAGGAACGTGAGTCACCTAGATTATAGAAGTCTGGGTGTGTGGATAACATTGACTCAAGTAATGTTGCATCAGGATCTTGGAATCCTTTTGACTCCAGATCTTCTGGTACATCGTGCCAATACTTTCTTTCTATGAGAGAAGTAACGATACCTTTTCTTTTTCTGGGGGATGCTTTGATGTCCTCGAACGGATCATCTTTTTTAGATTTCCAAAACGAATTAAACTTTGCACGTGCAACTTCTTTAAAGACATCTCTATCTTCTCCAAAGAATTCTTGATATGGTTCTAATGTTATTTCGTGATCGTCATCTATAAAGTGTCGATATGCGATCAACGCCATCTTGAAATATTCGAGGTGATCACAAATGACCAAATCTGAATTCTTAAAAACTTTAAACGTATCGTAAATGGCTTGTCTGTGCCATACCATAACTCTCGTTTTAGTTTGCAAGGTGTATTCATAGTTTCTATAGTTATTCGTCTTTGACACGTTCATTGTACGATTCATCACCAAAATTTACTGTTTTCTTTTTACTTTTGTCCTTGGGGTCAATATGGACATCTTGTCTTACTGGGCCACTCTTTCGGGAACATGTATGGTGACATGCAGGTGGGCCATAATTATTCTTTAAGTCTTTATAAAACTTTTGCCACGGTTCAGTCAGAAGTATTTCGTCTATAGTTTCATAATCATCTATGTTACTAACCGCAATAAGATCTTGCATAGATTCGTGTTGCATGTTTCCTAATGTATCTAAGTAACAACATGGTAATAGAATATTCTGATTGGTAACTGCAAATGGAAACCCTTTGAAACACATAGGATCTAATGGTTGTCCTTGTGATTCTTCACCAATCTGATTGAGTTTTTTCATTGCCTCTTCTATTGACATTAATTAGTCCTCATTCTAAATTCTTTACGTGGCATTAAAGGATCATCTATACTTTTCCAACGACCACTATGGATCAGGTAGAATTCAATATCATGTTTCGCTGCTAACTCAACTGCCTCGTCTATATCATCTTGATTGTATTTGAAAACAATATATTGCCACATTGGTTTATTATGAAGATGGAATTTTGATTTGATCATCATTTTGAAAAGAAATTTTCCATCTTGGTTTATTCTATATTTGTGACTATCTTTCGGTAACCCATCAATAGAAAATCTCCACCTTGCGTATGGATGTGCATCCCATGCTCTCCTATACCAATCCACGTTTTTCTTTTTATTCGCAGCATGTTGAACATATACCGCTTTTGCATTATCGTAAGCGATCTTTAACATGTCTATGAATTTTGGATGGTGGGCGGGATCAGAATATTGTCCTTCGAAGTTTATCACGTCGAAAAACTTTGCAACCTTTGTGAAATTTTCTAAAGTTATATCCCAGCCTGGGACTTTCTGACCTCTATCATTATAATAGGTCTGGCGTGCACAGTTAGGACACATCAGAGGACACCTGTGCGTAGAATCTAAATTCACGCTTCGTCGTGAGAAGAATTCATCTGACATTTATTACATCCTATAAATAGTTAAGTTACATGTATTTATCATGAGGAGTTGAACGTGACCAAATATCTACACTATGATTTGCGTACTGATGGATTGAATCTATTAGACACAAATGCTATGTTGGAAGAGTTCTTTCAAAGAAAAGACTATGAGTGGTGGTATAAAGTTCAACCAGATGATGTCGTTGTTGATCTAGGTGCATGTGTTGGTTTCTTCACATGTCACGCACTCGACCAAGGCGCAAAGAAAGTCTATGCAGTCGAAGCAAACCGCAACCACCTCAAGACACTTTGTTACAATGTCGCAGATCATTGGATCGACCACAAAGAATCACCAGTAATTCCTATCCACGCTGCAATCGGTAAAGATGATCGATATGCACTAAACTACTATGGTGATGATACATCCGCTCCTCGTAAAACTTTTATGGAACTGATGTACGAGTATCAAATACACTGGGTAGATTATCTCAAGATCGACATCGAAGGTGCAGAGTTTGATGTATTCTCAGAAGAAAATATGTTGTTTTTAAAACATCACGTCAAACACATCTCTGTAGAATTTCACTTGGATGCATTCAGGGAAGCACCTTATGAGTGGATTAATTTCAGGGACAACATCGCACCACAGTTTGACCTGTCTCAACTTAGGTTCTTGAAACATGAAGATCACGCACTGGCATATAACGAAGAGAAACTGTTAGGTGATTGGCCTATCGGTTGGGGTTCTTCGTTTATGGTTTATATTACCAATTAGTGATGTAGATCATGAACTCTGCAGGGACAGACCTAAAGTCTCTGTTCTTAATTGACCAGTCATTGTTTATCGCATCTAGTACCGTCTTGTTCTGAACTTTCACCTTACCAGCGTTGATAAAGTGTTTCAGAAAATCTTCTCTAAATTTAATAAACTTTTCAGGTGAATCGTCTGCGGCTCGAAGGTGACATTCTATTGCCATGTGTCGAACATTATTTTCAAAGAAACCAATCTGTTCTTTCTTGAAGATATTATATTCCGCTCCCTCACAATCTACTTTTAAAAAATCGATATTACTGATTTGATGTTTGTGAATAAAATCCATAAAACTAAATTTCGGGAAGTCTGATCCATCATCTTCGAACACATGTAATGTGTCATTTGAATCTTCTGAGACTGCACCATGAACAGGTATAACTTTCAAACGATCATCGATTATATAATCTGCAACATTGTTTATTGCAGTTTTTAAAAGATTACGATTCGGTTCAATCATGAATACACGTTCTGCCCCTTTATCTAATGCCAGTGCAGAGAAGAACCCCACACAAGCACCGACATCTACGACAATATCATCTGGGAGTACCTCGTACCACCAGTTATAATCACAGTTGATAAAGAACTCTCTATAAAGAGTCGCAGCCTGAGAGAGATCAATTCCATCGGTACTGATCTTGTGGGGATCTAAAGATTTATGATTCATATTTACCCTGCACTACCAAAGTATTTGTCAATCATCTCCAAAACATCATCGTATTTTGCGATTTCCATTAGTTCCGCTTCCATCGCTTCTACGATGTCAGGGTGTTCACCAATACCTGTTGTTGAGTGCAAGTAAACTTCTACATTTGCTTTATGTTTTGCAACATGACCTTCAGCATGTTTTCTAAGTGCATCTAGTAGGATGTCACGCATATCATTCTCCATATAAATAGTTATTATTAAGTTTGAAAGGTAATCACTTCAATGATCACTAACTATTTATCTCCAACGTCATTCTTTGTTTCTATCGATAGACTTCCGAATGTGGAATTCTTTACACAGAAAGTGACAATACCAGATGTGTCGGGGAACCCACAACAGTTGAACTCACCACTTGGGATCTTATATGATACTCCAAGCCAATTGATCTATTCAGATCTCGACGTGTCATTTATCGTCGATGAGGATATGAAAAACTATTTGGAGATTCTGAACTGGATGGAAGGTATGGGCGCTCCAGAAAATCAAACTCAATACAAGAATCTCAAAGAGAGTGAGAGAGGAACGCAATCAGACATAACGATTGTACTCAACAACAATCACAAGAACCCAAACATCAAATTTAATTTCAAAGATTGTTTCCCCATCTCCATCTCCTCAGTACCACTAGACATCACTGCGACTGATACGAACTACGTAGAAGCGACTGTGGCATTCCGTTATACAAACTTTACGGTTGACACGTACACGTAAATCTGTTATAATGGGAACATTATGAATTGTAGACAATGAGAGGGTGGTAATGACACATTCGGTAGAAGAACTATACTCAAAAATTAAAGTACTGCACGATAAAGGTATTGAACTTCATCGTGAACGTTATCGTGTGCAAGGTACATACGATAAAGAACAATGTCGTTATATGGTAGACGACATAAAAGCACTCGCTCGTGATATCGAAAGAGGACTCATTGACTTAGATAGGGATTTTAGTAAATGATAAATGTGCAAGAGACGAATCCGTTTCTACTCCCTTTCTTCAAAGTACCAGTACAAAACTGGGAAGAGAAAAAACCAAAACTATTAGGAATGGTTGATTGGAAAAATAAAGATTGTATGTTCAATGAATATTTTACTGACTATTATTTGCAATTCAAAAACGAAGATAATAGACCAAAATACATCGACGATTTTAAACAGTTGTTGAAACCAGAATTAAATGCGTTTGTCAGTAAGTTAGAAAAATCACCTCTCAATAGAATTCAAAAAGAATGTACTATGAGGATCCAAACACTCTGGGCACAAAAGTATTGGAAAGACATGTCTATGGAACCACATACGCACGAATCGACTGGGTATTCTGCAGTTCTATATGCAGAGTTTACAAGACACCATACCCCAACTGAGTTCTTCGCTCCATTTAAAAATATGTTAGATAGGATGGACTACAGACATACACCAGAAATAAAAGAAGGTGAGATTATATTCTTCCCTAGTCTTCTATTACATTACTCTATGCCTAACAAAACAAAAGTACCAAGGACAATCTTTTCCTTTAACTGTGACATTATACCAATAAGGTAACTATAAAATGAATGATGATATTAATGAGATGTGGGCGAAAGACGCTCCCATCGATGAAACCAATTTGGTGAATGAAAGTAAACGCATACCACAATTGCATAGTAAATATTATGGTATGTACTATAAAGAAGCATTGACTGTGAAGAAAAACCTCGCAGTACTCGCAGAATTAAAAAGAGATAAACTGGAATACTATACTGGTCACTTAGACGAACAAACAATGAAAGAAAAGGGATGGAAACCATTCCAGTTAAAAGTTCTTCGCAACGATGTAGATAAATACATACAGAGCGATAAAGATATTATCAGGTTATCTCTCAAGATAGATTATCACAAAGAACGTGCAAGTTATCTTGAGGATATTATCAAAACAATACACTCTCGTAACTTCGTAATCAAATCAATGATCGATGTTATGAAGTTCCAAGCAGGTGATTATTAATTATGGTAGAGTCTATCCCACCCATCCTTCCAACACAAATTGTAAGTAACTACACTCGCACCGCTTACGTGGGCGAGGACTTGGTTACAACTCACGTCGAACACCAAGTGGTGAATGGCGCAATACGTGTTTCTGAATTGGGATATACTCTATACAATAGAAACGGTGAATTAGTAGACTCTCCAAAACCTGTCGGGTCTAATGTGGATATTCAAACATGACAGATACTGTAACAGTTGAATTTCTTGATCATGTTCATATGAAAGTTCTTGCAGAACCGTCGACACGACAAGAGATCTCAGATTTCTTTTCTTTTAAACCAGAAGGGTGGCAATATCACCCAAAGGTAAAAACTCGTATGTGGGATGGAGTCATTAGACTTTATCAACCTATGAGACCTAAACTCTATGTTGGGTTGTTGGGTAAGTTAAAAGAATTCTGTGACGTTAGAGAATACGAACTTAATATAGAAACAAAAGAATATGATTCGGATGTATGTGTGGATGATTATCCAACTGCGCTTGCAGAACATATTAACTGTAAATACACACCACGTGATTATCAGTCAGAATATATCTGTAATGCGATTGCGAATAACAGAACACTCAGTGTATCTCCTACTTCGTCAGGTAAGTCTCTTATCATCTACCTACTCCAACAACATTATTGGCACACGTTCGATCACAGGACATTGATTATTGTCCCGACGATTGGTCTTGTCCATCAGATGGCAGGTGACTTTGTTGACTATGGATGTAAGGAAGAGATCTACAAAATTCAAGGTGGTGTTGACAAACACACCAAGGCGCCTGTTGTAATATCGACATGGCAATCACTCATCAAACAACCCAAAGCATGGTTCGATCAGTTTGATGTTGTACTTGGAGACGAGGCGCACCTGTTTGCTGCGAAGTCACTTACTACTATCCTAGAAAAATTATCTGACTGTAAGTATAGACATGGATTCACTGGAACCCTAAAGTCTTCGGAGTCAAAGACACACCGTATGGTTTTGGAAGGTTGTTTCGGATCTGTCAAACGTGCAGTTACAACTAAGAACCTTATTGACGCAGGGACAGTTGCAGACTTCAACGTCAAAGCAATTGTACTCAACTATAATAAAGAGACAAAGAAATCTTTCAAGGATGCATTCAAGAAGATTGATGCGCCTCAGAAAAAGTACCCTGCAGAACGTGAGTTCTTGACGAACCACGAGAAGAGAAATATGTTCATCCGTAATCTCGTCTGGTCACTGGAAGGTCAGAACAATCTGATCCTTTTTGATCTGGTTGAGAAACACGGAAAGATCCTAGAACCCTTGCTTCGCAAGGAAGACAGAGTCTTGCATTTCATTTATGGTGGAACGAAAGGGGATGAACGTGAAACGATTCGACACATGGTTGAAGAAGACAAAGAGAAGAGACATGATATCCTTGCATCCTATGGAGTCTTTTCGACAGGGGTGAACCTACAGAAGTTGGACAATGTGATTTTCGCCTCTGGTTCAAAGTCTGAGATCAAGGTTCTCCAGTCAATCGGAAGAACCCTAAGAAAAGGAAACGATGCCGATCACGCTACGCTGTATGATATCGCTGACGATCTCTCTACAGGATCGTTCCAAAATTATACATTAAAACATTTTAGAAAGAGAATTGAGATCTATGGGGCGCAAGAGTTCCCATTTAAGGTGTACACGGTTGACATCTAAAGCAGCCATAAAGGTATCTTTTAAAGCGATAAATCGATTATAACAACGTTGATCAGGAAAGGCAAGAACTATTTTCAAAAAAGATGAAAAAAATTATCTGCTTGACAACCCTATCAACATAGTGTACAATAGACCTAATTTCAACACAACAGAGGGAACCTACATGTGGCTAAGAAAAGAAACTACGTAAACAACAAAGACCTTCTGGAGGCACTTATTCAATATAAGGAAGAGTGCAAGGAAGCGGAAGATGCAGGGGAAGAGATTCCACGAGTACCAAATTATGTGGGAGAGTGCATCTTCAAGATTGCGAATCGTCTTGCGACGAAACCAAACTTCTCTGGATATTCCTATAAAGATGATATGATTTCAGATGGGATTGAGAACTGTTTACAATACATTCACAATTTTGATCCAGAAAAATCAAAGAACCCTTTTGCATATTTCACACAGATTATATGGTATGCATTTCTAAGAAGGATCCAGAAAGAAAAGAAACAACTTTACATCCGATTCAAGTCATCTCAGAAAGCAATGACAAGTATGGGTGCAATGGATGGAATGGGTAACGGAATTCAAATGTCCGAACCCCCAGAATATATCAATGATTTTATAGAAGAGTTTGAAGGTAAACTCAAAGCAAAGAAGGAACAATCGTAGATGAAGTATTTTGTTATGGAACCGACTTATAAAAAGTCGATTGCGGAAGAGACAGTATTTAAAAAAGATATTGATGGTGGATGGCAAAGTGACTCTCAATATAAAAACTCTCTATGGGCAACCCTTGAAGTTGGTTGGAGATGGGGATCTTGGTTAGTCACTATTCCAGAGACAGAAGAAGAAATCATGACATTCGCTAACAGACGATTTGGCGGCGATGATCAGGAAGATCCATATTATAAAAACATTCAAGAGGTGTATGACGATTATTGTTCTGGAGACTGTGAAGAATCAGATGAACAGATAATCGAACTCATAGACGTGTTCACGCCAGATACTTCTGAAGCTTGTACCTTCCATGAGGTTAGTGATTATGATGCGGAAATGATAGAAACATGGGATGGATGTTGGGAAGACTGGTCAATCCGTCAACATGTGACAGACGATGCCGATGGATATCTTGATGAAGATGAAATGAATGCATACTTAGAAAATGTACAAGAAGCTTGGGATGAAGACGGTTACGAATCAGTCGAAAACTTGGACTTCTTGGATGTCGGTTGTGAATTCTATATCAATTGTCCAATAACATTAAAACCTTGCGATGAAAACGGAAAGGTTTTTGACGAGGAGTAATAAATGAAAATTCTAGTATATGGTTTGCCAGGATCTGGCAAATCAACTCTTGCAGAGCCGTTGGCGAAACTCGTCAACGGTGTTCATTTAAACGCAGACAGGGTACGTGAAGAGTACAATGACTGGGACTTCACACCAGAGGGACGTATGCGTCAAGCGATGCGTATGAAGTTCTTATCAGATGGTGTAGTGAAAGCAGGTAAGGTTGCAGTTGCAGACTTCATCTGTCCTACCGCTGAAGCCCGTATATTCTTCAATGCAGATTTTGCAGTATGGATGGATACAATTCAAGAGGGAAGGTTTGAGGATACAAATAAAATATTTGAACAACCTCATATCGATGAGTATGATTATCACGTGTGTAAGTGGTTCAATGATACCCATCAACAATTAGCTGAAGTTTTAGAAAAATATCTCGACTTAGATTATTGTCGATAAGGAGTAGTAATGAGTATCGGTTTCGATTGGAACAAACCAACTGTACAGATGTTAGGCAGGTGGCAACCTTGGCACAAAGGACATCAAGAATTATTTAAACGTGCACTTGCAATCACAGGCCAAGTAGTTATCATGATTCGTGATGTGGGTGGTATCGTTGGTGAGGATGTAGGCGCTGGACGTACTGCAACTCAAGATGACAATCCATTTAATTTCGACAAAGTCTACGACGAAATAGAAATGTCTCTTATACAAGAGGGCTTTACATATGGTAGAGAGTATGTTATAATGAAAGTTCCAAACATCGTAGACATCAGTTATGGACGTGGTGTGGGGTATACTTTTACTGAACATGATCTTGGTAAAGAGATTCATGAGATCAGCGCAACTAAGATACGAAAGTCCATGAGGGAAACAGGGCAACTTGAATGAAGATAGCAATAATTACAGATATGCACATTGGTGTGCGAGGGGATAGTCAAGTATTTCTTGATCATCAGGAAACATTTTTTAAAAACGTTTTCTTCCCCTACCTAGACAATAACGATATCAAAACAGTATTTGATCTAGGAGATACATTTGATCGGCGGAAGTACATCAATTATCAAAGCCTCAAGAGAGGTAAGGAGTTCTTTTTCGATGAACTTGCAAAACGAAATATCGAATATCATGCTTTGGTGGGTAACCACACAACGTACTACACAAATACAAATGACGTAAACAGTATGAACCTGTTGTTGCAAGAGTATAGTAATTTTACTCTGTACCAACATGATGCTGTTGAGTTGACCAAAGGTTCTACAAAGTTCCTTATGGTTCCTTGGATTACCAAGTCGAACTACGACTCAGTTATGGCGTCTATTGATATGTCAGATGCAGATGTTCTATGTGGTCACCTTGAAGTCAAAGGTTTCGAGATGATGCGTGGACACGTATGTACACATGGTTTAGAGATGAAACGATTCTCTAACTTTGAACATGTCTGGTCTGGACATTTCCACCACCCCTCACAACATTCAAATATCAAGTATCTTGGTGCGCCTTATGAGATGACATGGTCTGATCATAATGGTGACCGTGGATTTCATATTTTTGACACTGAAACAAAAGACTTGACAAAGGTGGCAAATCCGTATAGAATGTTCCATAAGATTGATTACGATGACGAAGACTTGACTGTCGATCAGATTCAAGACCTTGATACTAGTGCTTTGGAAAATGCATATGTCAAAGTCATTGTGAAAAATCGGACTAATCACTATCTGTACGATCTGTTCATGAACAAGTTGTCAGAGAGTGGCGCAGTTGACATCAAGTCAATTGACGATGCAATGAACTTAGAAAGTGTCGGCGCAGAAGAAATTATGGATGAGACCAAAGATACCAAAGAAATCTTGCATCAGTATATCGATGGACTGGATACGAAAGTCGACAAACAAAAGGTGAAGACGTTGGTGAATGAATTATATATTGAGGCTATGAATCTTGGATGAGAATACAGTTTAAGCAAGTTCGCTATAAGAACATACTTTCAACTGGCAACCTATTCACAAAAATTGATCTAGATAGAAAACCTACAACTCTAATCAGTGGTTCAAACGGTAGTGGTAAATCTACTTTACTGGACGCACTGACATTTGGGTTATATGGTAAACCTTTTCGTAAGATCAATAAAGGACAGTTGCTTAACAGTATCAACAAAAAAGATTTGTTGGTAGAAATTGATTTCAGTGTGGGCGGTAGTTCATATACCATTCGTCGTGGAATCAAACCAAACCTATTTGAAATAATCAAGGACGGTCAACTCGTTGATCAATCTGCGGCTGTAAAAGACTACCAGTCATATCTAGAAGAATTTATTCTGGGTATTAACTACAAGTCTTTCAACCAGATCGTAGTCCTTGGTAGTGCAACCTATGTTCCTTTTATGGAACTCCCTGCAAGCACAAGACGTGACATCATTGAAGATCTACTTGATATTCAAGTGTTCAGTACTATGAATCTTCTTGCGAAGGATCGTATTTCTGACAATCGTCAATCTCTTACAGACAATGACTATAATACAGAAATGGTCAAACAACGTATTGAGAGTGCACAGGAACACAACGACAGTATTCGCAAAATACGTGAGACTGAGGTAGAGAAGATCCGTGAACGTATGCAGGTTCATCTCGACAAGATAGAAGGTTGCAAAACAGAGATTGATGGCATTCAAGAGTCCATCGAAAATCTCTACACAACCATCTCTGACAAGAAGAATGTTACAAACAAGTATGCTACTGCATCTGATATTCGTAAAGATATGAATACAAACTTGCGCAACTTCTTGAAAGATCTAAAATTTTATCATGACAATGATAGTTGTCCTACATGCAAACAGGGAATTGAACATGACTTTAAAGACTCAGTTATCAAAGAAAAAGAAGACAAGAAAATCCAAATTGAAGCGGGTATGGTTGAAATCGATGGAAAGATCTCAGGATACGAAACCAGAATTGCAGAAATCAGCGAAGTAGAAGAAGACATCCAGAACCAGACTTTGGGTATCTCAGAACTTCGTGGTGAGATTAAGATTGCAAAGAATGCATTGTTGTCATACAAGAATGAACTGGATGCTGCGGAACAACTTGTCGAAGAAGTTGACACTTCTAAGTTAGAATCTTTTCAAAACGAATTATCTGTCTACACAGAAGAACGCAAAGAGTTACTTGATCATCAGTCTGTTCTAGGTGTCCTTTCGACTATATTAAAGGACGGTGGTATTAAAGCGAGAATTATTTCTCAATATATCCCTGTAATGAACAAACTAATCAATAAATACCTTGGAGCGTTTGATCTATTCGTGGACTTCCAACTCGACGAAAACTTTAATGAAGTTATCAAATCAAGGTTTCGTGATGCATTCTCTTACGCCTCATTCTCTGAGGGTGAGAAACTCCGCATCACATTGTCTATCATGTTGGCATGGCGTTCTGTTGCAAAACTGCGTAACAGTGTCAGTACCAACTTATTGTTGTTAGATGAAACACTTGACGGTGCGTTGGATGGTTCGGGTATTGAGAACTTAATCGAAACATTACATAATCTAAACACAGACGACAACATCTTTGTGATCTCACACCGTGGTGATCAGTTTGCAGAGAAGTTCACATCACACATCAAATTTGACAAGGTAAAGAACTTCAGTGAGATTGCATGACACGAAAAGAAGCCTATCGGATGTTTTGGATAGTCAAGGGCCATTTAGGTGCTGACGAAAAAACGGTGTTCGATTGTTATGATGGTTACTTCAGAAGAATGTGGGGTAACCACGAAACAGTTTATCACCTAGATGGTTTCGAAGAAGCTTGGGAAAATAAACTGAAGAAAGAGGTTGACAACCAACCATAAAAGTTGTATAATGTGTCCTAAGTGAAAAATTATAGGACTATACTATGCAATTCAGTGATCTAGAATTTCAAAACACAAACATTCCAAAAGGCATTCAGTCAGTAGTAAACTTCGGTGAGTACGAACTTTCCATTGTTCGCAACTCTGTTTCCTATGGCACAGCGAGTGGACTCTATGAGATTGCAGTGTTTAAACACGGCGAACAGACCCCATTGGATGGGGTGACTGAAGATTATGATAGTGTAAAAGGGTTCTTGACAGAGAACGAAGTTTCTGATATACTTCTTAAGATGACAGAAATTACACAGAACATGGGAGAACAAGTATAGTGGCAGAGTTCTACACATCGGTTGAACGATACGGTAACAAGATCCTTCACCGAGGCTACAAGAACGGTAAACGGTTCTCTCGCAAAGTTGACTTCAAACCCTCTCTATTCTTACAGACTCAGAAGTCTGGTGGAGAGTTCCGTTCTCTGCATGGTAACAACCCACTTCATCGTAAACAGTTTGACTCTATGTCAGAGGCAAAACAATTCATCGAAGACTACAGGGACGTTTCTAACTTTGGTATCTGTGGTACTCAGAGTTACGTTGCACAGTTCATCCAAGAGAATTACCCCAACGACATCAAGTATGACATGGATCAGATCAACATCTGTTCGTTTGACATTGAGGTTGACATCTCTGACGGTTACGCTAACATTGAGACTGCAGACAAAGAGATTACCTCTATCGCATACAAGTCTTCCAAGTCCAACACCTATCATCTACTAGGACGTAAGGACTTCGACAAATACGCTACTACAACTGAGATCGATCCAGATGACATTGCGTTCATGAAGTTCGATACAGAACATGCACTCTTACTCCGTTTCATCAAGATCTGGGCGAATGACTTCCCCGACATCGTTACTGGTTGGAACGTAGAGTTCTTTGACGTGCAATATCTCGTCACTCGTATCATCCGTTTGTTTGGTGAAGAGAAGGCGAAAGAACTTTCTCCTTGGAGATCCCTCAAACAACACACCGCTAATATGTTCGGTAAGACTCAATACACCTACATGATATCTGGTATCAGTGTCGTTGACTATCTTGATACGTTCAAGAAGTTTGCGTACAAGTACGGTACACAAGAGACGTACAAGTTGGATCACATTGCACACGTTGTGTTGGGTGAGAAGAAACTTGACTACTCTGAGTACGGTAACCTTACTACTCTTTATGAGCAGAACCCACAACTCTACTTGGACTATAACCTCAAAGACACTTGGTTGATTCAACGTCTTGAAGACGAGGTAGCGTTGATGTCATTGGTTATGACTCTTGCGTACACTGGTGGTGTGAACTGTCGTGATGCATTTGGTACGGTGGGATATTGGGAGACCACTATCTATCGTCGTCTGATCAAAGACAATATTGTTCCCCCACTCAAACACGGGCCTGGCCAACGTGGTGATGAACTGGTTGGTGGTTACGTGAAAGATCCTAAAGTCGGGATGCATCCTTGGGTGGTGTCCTTTGACTTGAACTCTCTATACCCACACCTCATGTTGCAATACAACATGTCACCAGAGACATACATTCCCCAACGTCTCGAATCTATCTCTCAGGAGATGGTTCTGGAAGACAACTATCAAAACAATGATAAGACTGTGTCAGTCGCTGCAAACGGTGTATGTTTCTCAAATGAGAGACGTGGTATCATTCCAGATATCATTGACGAGTACTACAACAAACGTTCTCTGATTAAGAAAGAGATGTTGAAGGTGGAACAGGCTCTGGAAGACGAGACAGATCCACGTAAGAAAGCAAAACTAAAATCCAAGGCAACCCAACTTCACAATGCACAGATGTCTATCAAGATTTCTATGAACTCATTGTATGGTGCGACTGCGAACATCTACTTCCTGTATTACATTATGGAATTCGCAGAGGCGATTACCACCTCTGGTCAATTGTCTATTCGTTATGCACAGAAGTCTGTGAATGGGTACTTGAACAAACTATTGAAGACAGAAGGTGAAGACTATATCGTGTATATCGATACTGACTCCATCTATGTAAACTTTGGCCCACTGATCGAAGAAGTATTCGGGACTGTTGACATTACAAGAGAACAAGGCGAGAAGTTCCTTGATCAGGTGTGTGGTACAAAGATTGAAGGCGTCCTTGAGAAAGGATATGAGGAACTCGCTAAGAAGATGGGTGCATACCGTCAAGCGATGTTCATGAAACGTGAGAAGATCACAGACAAGTCAGTGTTTATTGCGAAGAAACGTTACATTATGAATACACTGAACTCTGAGGGTGTCCACTACGAAACTCCCAAGATCAGTGTTACTGGTCTGGAATCCGTACGGTCATCTACTCCTCAGATCTGTCGTGATAAACTCAAGGACGCTTTCAAAGTTATTATGGAAGGTACTGAAGAAGACACACAAGAATTTATTGCAAAGTTCAAAGACGAGTTCACGTCTCTACCCCCAGAAGATATCGCCAAGAACTCTGGTACTGACAACATTGAGAAGTACATGGAAAAGGGTGGATACAAGAAGGGTTGTCCTATGCATGTTCGTGGGTGTATTCTCTTCAATCAGTTTCTGAAGACTAAGAAGTTGGACAAGAAGTTTGAAGGGATTCAGTCTGGTGACAAGATCAAGTTCCTATATCTCAAACAACCAAACCCTGTGAAAGAGAACATGATCTCATTCCCAGGCGTCCTACCAAAAGAGTTCGGACTGGATGATTACATCGATTACCAGAAACAGTTCGAGAAGGTCTTTCTTGGCCCTATCGAACCAATCTTAGAGGCGCTCGGGTGGGCACCAGAAAAAGTAAACACATTAGAGGATTTCTTTGTATGACCGATAAGATAGAACGCCGACTGAAACATCTTGAAGATGCACACAAACATCAACATGCCATCGTAGAAGCGTTGATTGCTGAGAAAGCACCAGATCAACACATCAGTAAGGCAAAGAAAGAAAAACTTAGAATTAAAGATATGATAACAACTTTGAAGGAGACTGTCAATGTATGATTTTGACTTACTAAAGGAACAACTTGCAACTGAAGTTGTTGATATTGAATTTGTGAAAGCAGATGGTACTGTACGCCAGATGAAAGCGACACTGGATCCGTCCGTTCTCCCAACACCAGTGGCAACTGATGAAGAGATCAATCGCAATCGCAAAAAGAGTGAGGAAGTCGTTGTCGTTTGGGATGTTGAGTCCAATGGTTGGCGCAGTTTCCGTAAGGATCGACTTCGTTCGGTTAACTCACAATATATCATGACAACGAAAGGTGTATATAATGTCACTGTTTGATGATATCAATAAGTTTGGTAATGCGTGTGACCAAGAACCCTCACCAGAAAACTATGCACTGTATCTTGATCTGATCGAAGAAGAATTCGGTGAACTTAAAGACGCAGTAATGTTAAACGATAGGGTTGAACAACTAGATGCATTGATTGACATTCTTGTTGTCACTATCGGTGCAATTCGTGCAGCTGGTATGGATGGACAAGGTGCGTGGGATGAAGTTATGAAAACAAATTTTGCGAAGATTGATCCAGATACTGGTAAGGTTCGCAAACGTGAAGATGGAAAAGTTCTAAAACCAGAAGGGTGGGAACCACCAAGGCTTGACAAATTCTTAGGAGAGTGATATAATGGGTAATGATAAAATTTCAGAGCGTGATGAACTGATGGTTATTCTTATGGAAGAATGTTCAGAGGTTGCAATCGAAGCTGCAAAGATGATCCGATTTGGATATGACAACAATCAGAAGTTGGAGTCAGAAGTCGGTGATCTTATGTGTATGTTGAACTTACTACACGAATGGGATTTGATTAGTTGGAATAATGTGGATGCATGTGCAGACGCAAAACGTGAGAAACTTAAAAAATGGAGCAACTTGACTCTTGACTAACAATCTAAACAATGATCAGGCATTGCACTGTGCAAACATCTTCAATAATTACTTTGGTCAGTTCGAAAGGATTGACCAATATATGCGTGATCAGAAGATGGCACAGATTCGTTCACTACCTCAAACTTTGCCTGGCTTTGGTTTTGATACAGACATGTTTGATGACTTCTCCATTTCCCCACAGGACATGGATCTAGAGGTCATCGAACTTGACAATATGACTTGGGATACCTGTTTGAATATGATTAGTAGTCATAGTAATATGGTTTCAATCCCAGGCAAGGCCCTTAAACTGGCAGTGCGTGAGAAAAACACTGGACAGTTTGTGGGGTTCATGCGATTTGGTTCGCCAGTGATCAACTGTGCGCCTCGCAATCAACTCCTTGGTAACGTACCAGAACTCTCTACGTTTAACAGAACTGCGATTATGGGATTTGTTATTGTCCCATGTCAACCATTTGGTTACAACTACCTTGGTGGTAAACTACTGGCATCATTGTGTTGTTCACACGAAGTCAGAGAAAAACTCAACAAGAAATACGGTATGAACCTCGTAATGTTCGAGACCACATCCTTGTATGGAAATACAAAAGGTGCGTCGATGTACGATGGTATGAAACCATTACTGCGTTACAAAGGTAACACAATGTCAGACTTCATTCCTATGATGCATGGTAAACCATTCTTGGATTTAGTTGCATATGTGGAAAACATTGTTGGTAGGGGTGTGCTTGTAAAAGAGGGTGCTTCAAGTCGTAAGTTGAAATACACAAATGCGATTATTGGTTTGATAAAGAAATCACTGAAAGGTGATGAACTCAACAGGTTCAAGAAAACTATTGAAGATGCCAAGGCATTGACAGAACAGAAACGTTACTATGTCTCAAACTACGGTGTAGAAAACTTTGTTGACATTGTAAACGGTAAGACTGATCAAATTGTTAAGGCTCCAAACTGGGATAAATACTATCAGAAAAATGTGATCGAATGGTGGCGTAAACTCGCAACCAAAAGATACAATAAACTAAACGAAGAGGATCGTCTAAGAAACGATCTGGAAATTTGGACTGAAGATAGTAATATCGATATTATCAGATAATGGAGTTGAGATGGTCAATACAGTTTGTGTACTAACGAACTTTCGTGCAGGTAGTACTGCTTTCACCCTTTTAAAATCAAAAGAATATGATCTTCCTTACATGGGAGAATTATTCAGTCACGAACGTCCTTGGGCGTATGGTGGACATTTAGCATTTTGGCAAGAACTAGAGATGGGACGTGATGATCCAGACAATCCCCTCATCCCTACTTTTGTACAGGGACGCCCATTTCGTGAGGACTATATCAAGGCCTTGAAGAATGGGGAACAGACATGTTTTAAGTTGATGCCTGATCATGTCATCGAACCTTGGAGACGTAAACCTTGGCCGCATGGAGAGGTTGATTTAGAAATTGTTAAGTCTGTAGATAAAGTAATCTTACTCTATCGTCGTGACTGGAAGGCGCAGGTCTTGTCTTGGGTTGCACTAAGAACTAACGGTGAGTTTGGTAGGAATGGTCTAAGACATAGTCGTAAGAGTGGTAATCCTCGACTGGTTGATTTTCATTGGAACATGCATGTCGCAGAAGATTACTATGATGAAGCGGTAGTGAGAAAGTTGGATGTGGAACCAGAAAGTCAATATGTTGAAAACCTTGCAGGTCAGTTGAAGCTGAACTATCTAAGGATGGCAGAATTATACAAACAACTTGATAATGTTGAGGTGGTGTGCATGGAAGACTTCTTTGCAACACAACCCTATAAGAAATACAATCATGTGTTCGACTGGAAGAAGGGCGAACCTGTAGTAGAAGATTTTGATGTGGAAGGTTTATTTACATGAATGTAGTGAAAGTACAACTTGATGATGTGGCATTTAAAGCAGAACATGCACAAGAACAATATGGAATTTATGACGCACAACCAGCGGTGTTTATGATAGAAAAGTTGAACGCTTGGAAACAAGATGGTCATAAAATTATTATAGAAACAAATCGTGACATCAACACAGACATGGATGTAACCTTAGAATGGTTGAAACATTATGAAGTTCCATATGATGAACTTCAGTGGTCTCAGCATCGTTACAAATAAAAAACGTTTTTATTTCAAAAAGGGCTTGACATTTCGTTGTAGATGTATTATATTGTATCTGTAACTAATGAGAGATTATATTATGAATTACTTCCGTCAAATGTCCTACAAAGATGCGGTCTTCACAATGAATGCTTATCGTGATCAAATCGGTAAGTTCCAAGAAGCAGACCTTGCATTCCAAGCAAACAAGTATTCTCGTTGGGAATGGTGGCAGAAGTCTGCATATATCGGATCTGTCATCTTAGGTAAAGCACCTTCCAAGTTTATCTTTGCAGACGCAGACGAATGTCTTGCAGCTGCAGTTGAACGTGGCGACAAGGGCGATATCAAATACTTCCAAGAGAAAGTAGATCGTGGTATCAAGTATATCAACGTCGACTCTAACAACCGTAACAATGTTATCGTAGATTTCATGAACAACAAGATACGTCTTGTTCATGGTAAGTATGATATCCAAGGTGCAACTGTGACGGTTGATGAAGATAACGATACTTACGAGACTCTTGATCCTGTACTTGCAGATGCATTCCACGAAGCTATTGTTACCATCTCTGTTTATACAGATGCGACACGTGAAGAACTATCTGAATTGTTCCGTAACGTGAACGATGGTAAACCTTTGATGCACCCTGAGATTCTTAACTCTTACACCACTACAGTTGCAAATACTGTACGTGAACTGGCAGACAAACATGGTGATTACTTTGTAACACAAGGCAAGTGGTTTTCAAACTCTAACATCAATCGTCGTGGTATTGATCAGTTCATTGCAAACTTGGCATTCCTATTTTGTTATGATATCAAGAAATCTATTTCCAAAACAAATATGGAAAACTTCTATCGTGATGGTTCTGATGGTGAAGTTCAGATCAACAAATTCCGTACAACATTCAACGCCTTCATGAAAGATGTGATGTCTGAGGATGCATATGCAATTGCAAATCGTAACTCAGTCTTTGACTTGTTTGTTATCTACTGTGCAATGAAAGACAAGAAGATGAAGATTGATGACAATCGTTCATTCCTTCAACAGTACATGACTGCAGTTGTTACACTTCTAACAAATGGTCAATATTACGAACACGCTGATTTCAAAGATCCAAAATCATTTGGCACGATGGTTGGTGGATTACAGAAGACAAATAACGTCCTTCGTAACCAACTGATCATGGAAGTGTTCGACATCGATTCTGTCACAACAAAGTTAGACAAGAAACGTACATACAGTACACAAGACAAAATGGTTCTTGCAGTTAACTCTGGTTTCATGACGCCTGAAGGTAAAGAGATAGAAATGTCTGAACTGCATACGAATAAATACCACGGTGGACATGTTGATCCACACAAGGATGGTGGAGAGACTACCATCGAAAATGGCGTGATTCAAACTGCAGAAGACAATCTGAAGTTGGGCGGAAACCCTTTAAAAGTATAATGGAGATATAATGGACATTAAAATTACAACAGAACAACTAAAGGGATATTCGATTTTTGTCGGAACCCCCATGTACGGTGGAAACTGTTCTGGACTTTTCACAAAATCTTGTAACGATCTGGCGATGTTGTGTACCCAAGCAGGTATACCAATTCGTTTTTACTATCTCTTCAACGAGAGTTTGGTACAACGTGCACGTAACTATGTCGTAGACGAATTCCTTCGATCTGAATGTTCTCACTTGATGTTCATTGACTCTGATATCCACTTCAATGCAAAAGATGTACTTGCGTTGCTTGGTCTTGCGGTACATGATAAAGAAAAGTATCACATCATGACTGGCCCCTATCCCAAGAAAACTATTGCGTGGGAAAAGGTTGCAGAAGCTGCACGACAAGGTAAGGGTGACGAAAACCCATTCCAGTTGGAGAACTACACATCAGACTTCGTATTCAACCCAGTTCGGGGAATGAAAGGTCAATTCAAATTGAGTGAACCAATCGAAGTATCTGAAGCAGGTACTGGATTCATGTTGATTCCACGTGAGGTTCTTGAGAAGTACCGTGATACATATCCAGAATATAGTTACAAACCAGATCATGTACGTACTGAGAACTTTGATGGTGAACGTAATATCACTGCCTTCTTTGACTGCATCATTGATCCTGTATCAAGACGTTATTTGTCGGAAGATTATTTCTTCTGTCAACAGGCACGTAAAGCAGATCTTCGTGTATGGATGTGTCCTTGGATGCAACTAAACCACATTGGTATGCATATCTTCAAGGGTAACATGGGTGCAATCGGATCTCTTGGTGTATCTGCCACAGCAGACGCAAGGTCTCGCCCAAAGAACTATAAAAAGAAATCTAAAAGAAAATAGTTGCCAATGAGTGAAGAACAGCGTATAATCCTTATTAGTGATTTCATCGAACAGAAATTACGTAAAGAACAAGAATTAGAATTCTACCTCAAACAAATCGAGAAACTCGAAACTAAAATCGGGTTTCTGAGGCGAGAGGTAGATTTAACGAATACGATCATAGGTATGATTAAGGGTGATATGGTTTACGACATCAAAGAAGGGATGATCCAAAACGATAACACCAAACTGTTAAATGAAAAAGACAATGGAGAAAAGAAATGAAACATTTCTGTCTAGCAACCGCCCTAACATTATGTGCAACAACTGCATTTGCAAACGATTCGATGTACGCAGTCAAAGTTAAAGGATCAGTGGTTGACCACTATCGCACAGTTACAGAAAGTATCCCCACTACCGTACGAAGATGTATGGATGTAGATGTTCCTATCTACGGGCGTACGGGCGGGGGCGCCTCCGCAGGCGATGTCCTTGGTGGTTTGATTATCGGTGGTATCCTTGGTAAAGGTGTATCTGGTAATGATCAAGGTGCAGCTGCAGGTGCGGTTCTTGGTGGCATGATCGCTGCAGATAACAAACGAGGAAAAGATCAGATCGTTGGTTACAAACAAGAAACTCGTTGTCGTAATGAAACCACATATGAGAACACAACCAAAGAAGTTTATTCTCATTCTATAATTACCTTTTCTGAAAAGGGTAAGAAGTACAAGGTTCGTTTTGTGAAGTGAGACGTAGATCGATTCATCCAATGGGGGAAGTTCTTTCCCCTGCGAACCCTTTGAAGTACTTACAGGTACGCATAAAAATGTTACGTGATGAACGTGAGAAAAACGATGATGAAACTGCTCACATGATATTGGATAAATGTATAGACGAGTTATACGTAGTCTATGAATTACTGAAAAGGCAGGTAAAATGAAAGTGGGTTTTACTGCATCTGCATTTGATTTGCTTCACGCTGGACACGTTCAGATGTTACGTGAAGCAAAGGATCAATGCGACTATTTGATATGTGGACTTCAGATTGATCCTATGGTTGATCGTCCGTCCAAGAACTCTCCCATCCAAACCGTTGTTGAGAGATACACGCAACTAAAAGCAATTAGTTACGTAGATGAGATCATTCCGTACTTGACAGAGGCGGACTTAGATGATATACTGTCCATGTATCAAATCGACGTAAGAATCCTAGGCGTAGAATACAAAGAGAAAAACTTTACTGGTTATGAAACTTGTAAGAAACGTGGGATCGAATTGTACTACAATAAACGTGACCATAGATTCTCTTCGTCCGATTTACGTAAAAGAGTATGTGAGAGGTAAACATGGAACCAGTATTTGAAAAAGGTTACCCTTCTTTTGAAGCGGTAAACCGAAAACCATCCCAAAAGAAAAAGACTACAAACATAACAGTAGCAGGGTATGGTTACGTGGGTAAGGCAGTTATTAATGCTTTTTCTCAGGTGAAGTCAGTGAAGTATGATATTGTGGATCCACAGTATCGTGAATGGAACTTCCCTATTAAACAGGATTCAGACGGTGTCATCGTCTGTGTATCTACTCCAAAATCGTCTGATGGTTCTTGTGACATTACCAATGTGGTAAATGTTATTGATGACTCACCAGACGTTCCTATCCTTATTAAGTCTACCATTAGTCTTGAGGGTTGGGAACAAATTAAAACCGCTTTTCCAGACAAACAGATTTCATTCAGCCCAGAGTTCCTTCGTGCGGAAACTGCATTGCATGATTTCGAAAACCAGAAGTATATGATTCTTGGTAATGATACATCAGATTCATTCTGGTCAAATTTGTTTATAAAACGTTTTAAACGGATTCGCATCCACCACTGCACGAATGAAGAAGCTATTGCTGTCAAGTATGCAGAGAATGCATTCCTTGCACTGAAGGTAAGTTACTTCAACCAACTATATGATTTCTGCAATAAAGCAAACGTTGACTTCAATGAGGTCAGGTATCACTTATGTTTAGATGAACGTATTGGAGATGATCATAGTTTTGTCACAGATGAACGTGGTTGGGGTGGACACTGTCTCCCCAAAGACACACAAGCCCTATTACATACTGCAAAACAATTCGAATCAAGTTTCTCATTAATTGAGGAGGCGATAAAATATAATCAAAGAATTCGCCGAAAAGACTTGACAAAGGATGAGTTTTGGGGTATAGTATAGTTTGAATACTCACAAGGAGATATGTATATAATGAAATTCAGTGAACGCACTCTTACGATTCTTAAGAGTTTTGCTACAATCAACAAGTCTATCCAGATGAAGGAAGGGAATGTCCTCAAGACAATCACTCCCGAACGGACGTTGATTGCTAGCGCAACCATTCCAGATGAGATTCCATCTGACGCCTGTATCTACGATTTATCACGTTTTTTGTCGATTTTATCGCTTTATGCAGATGCCGATGTGGAGTTTCATGATAAATACTTTATTATTTCTGAAGGCAAACGCAGAACTAAATACCTATTCGCAGACGTTTCTATGATTCACGCAGCACCTGAGAAGGATGTCAAAATCCCTTCTAAGGATGTAGAAGTCGATGTCTCATGGGATGACATGCAATCTGTATTGAAGGCTGCAGGAGTTCTTCAGTTCAGTGAGATCGCATTTGTCGGTTCAAACGGCACATGTTATCTCAAAGCAATCGATAGTACTAATGAAGGGGCCGATGACTACGGTGTCGAAATTGGTGATACTGCCGATGAGTTTAAGATTATCATCAAGACCGATAATCTTAAGTTACTGCCGCAAGACTATAGAGTTACGCTTTGCTCAAAAGGTATCTCTAAGTTTGAAGGTGACGATGTCACTTATTTTGTGGCAATTGATTCTAAGTCGACTTATAAAAAGGGGTAAAAAATACCATGAACGAACAACAGCAAGCAGCAATGATGGGCACACAACAGCCTGTCGATCTTACACTACAGGACATTTCCACTGTAGTTCAAATTATTGATGCGGTCTCTCGACGAGGCGGTTTCGAGGGTCAGGAACTGGCGGGAGTTGGCGCTCTCCGCAATAAAATTGTGGCATACGTGAACCAACGTACACCTGTGCCAGACCCAACAGCAGAGGCAGATGTCGTCGAAGGCGATGTCCCACCAGACGCTCCACTGGCAGATAAAGTCCAGTAAACAATACCAAGAAGGGTAGAACCACTCAACGATGTTTCACATACCCAGAGGGGCGGGTTTCTAGACCGCCCCTCAAAGTCTTTTTTATAATATGAACATGGTGGCGCAATATGCAAGAAGGTCTTACTACTAAAGTAAACGAAGTATTATGGGTGGAACGATACCGTCCTCAGTTGATTGAAGATACAATTCTTCCTCAACAAACAAAAGAAATCTTTCAAAAATTTATCAAGGATGAGAACGTACCAAACCTTCTCTTGACAGGTGGGCCTGGCGTAGGTAAGACTACAGTCGCAAAGGCAATGCTTGAAGAGATGGGTTGTGATTACATCGTAAAGAATGGATCACTCAACGTTAACATCGATGCCGTTCGTTACGATATCTCAACATTTGCTTCTGCAGTCAGCTTGACAGGTGGACGCAAATATGTTATATTTGACGAGGCAGACTACCTACCATCCACTAATGTTCAACCTGCACTTCGTAACTTCATTGAGGAGTACTCTTCGAATTGTGGGTTCATCTTTACTTGTAACTTCAAGAACCGTATCATCAGTCCTTTGAGGTCACGTCTCTCTGAGATAGACTTCTCTATTGACAATGAAGAGAAACCTGCACTCGCAGGGGCGTTCTACAAACGTGTTCTTGCAATCCTTGATCAAGAGGGTGTGTCATACGACAAGAAAGTCATTGCAAAGGTTGTACAGAAATACTTCCCAGACTTTCGTCGTGTACTTACCGAACTTCAATCCTATGCTGCATCAGGTTCAATCGACGAAGGTATCTTTGTCAATCTGAAAGCAGAAAGTGTTGATGAACTGTTCTCTTATCTGAAGTCTAAGAACTTCACTGAGATGCGCAAGTGGGTTGCACGTAATTCTGATCAGGATATGAACGAGATGTTTCGTGCAATCTATGATGCTGCAGATGAACGTGTAGAGTTCCGTAGTATGCCAGGATTTGTAGTCACTACTGCAGATTACATGTACAAGGCAAACTTCGCCTCTGATAGTGAGATCAACATGGTGGCGTACTTGACAGAAATTATGATTGAAAGTGAATACAAGTAATGTCGACAGAATGTTTCTACTGCGTAAAACAATTCGATAAAGAAGAGTCATTCAAGATGACTGTAGAAATGGCAGAAGGACAGGCAACTTATGATGTCTGTCCTTCATGCGCAAAAGAGTTTGATCTAATCTTACAGGGTATTGAGGAGGCGAAAAATGAAATTTAGTCACACCCATAATATTGATGGTTCATCAATTGAAATGAAATTAAATGAAGATGCAGACCTTGATGAGGTTCTTACTTCATTCACTGACTTCTTACGTGCAGTTGGATATGTAGTTTCTTATGACGAGGAACTGACATTCGTTGGATCGTATGAACGTGAGAAGATGCAGTATGATGCAATGGTAGATGATGAGGAGCACATGCTTCATGAGTAAAGAGTTCTCGCCCTTTGACTTCATGAATGCTGCATCAGACTCTAAGAAAGATATCATTCGTGAGGCAGAGAACCCAGATCTTGCAGAGAAAGAATACTTATCGTATTCCTATGTTGTCAATCGTGGGTTCTCTTACTTTGAAGATACCATTCTTCATGCGAATGAGATGAACATCCGTTGGCCTATGTTAGACAACATGGCAGGCGCACAGTTCGATTATTATCGTGCATCACTACGCAAACGCAAACGGTTCTCCAAGTGGCACAAGGCAGAACCTAATGAAGATCTAGATGCCATCCAGAAGGTTTATGAATGCAACAGAACAGTTGCAAAACAGTATTACAAGGTTCTAAGTAAAGACCAGATGGAACATGTTTACGATAAGTTATTTGTTGGTGGTTAAAAAACACGTTTTGATAAATACTTTCGTTGGTTATGTTGATCAACACCACCCATAACAATAAATTATAAAAAAGGTGAACATGTATTATGAACGAAGATATTTTTAAGGGAGTTGGTGTCGAGATTGAATTACCCTCTGATGATAGTTTTTTAAAAATTAAAGAGACGCTCACAAGAATTGGTATTTCTTCACGAAAAGAAAAAAGACTGTATCAGTCTTGCCACATCCTACACAAAAAAGGCAGATATGCAATCCTTCATTTTAAGGAACTGTTTATACTAGATGGTAAACAGAATACTTTCACAGACGAGGACAAAGCACGCCGAAACACTATTGTAAATTTACTAGAAGAGTGGGAACTACTCAAGATCGTTGATAAAGAAAAAACCAAGGATCCAGTTGCCCCATTAAATCACATTAAGATCATTTCTTATAAAGAAAAAGATCAATGGGATCTTACAGTAAAATATAATATAGGAAGAAAGTAATTTTTTGGTTGACATGACCTTCAATTTGTGATATAAATAACATTGTACGCCGTTATCGGGTACATAACATCAATCTTGCTTAATAAAGGAGATAGCAAATGAATACTCGCAGAATGACTGCCGACTTACTTAATGATCCATTTTTTATTGGGTTTGACCGTGTACTAGATCGTATGCATCAAACAGGATCAAGTCAACCAAACTACCCACCCTACAATATACGCAAAGTAGATGACGATAATTACGTCATTGAACTGGCACTTGCCGGATTCAACCAAGATGAACTTGATGTTGAAGTCAAGGACGGTGTACTTACTGTAGAGGGTAAGAAAGACGAAAAGTCGGAAGCGCAATATCTACACAGAGGAATCAGTGCACGACAGTTCCGTAGAAAGTTTACTTTGTCGGATACAATTGTAGTACGTGGTGCTGAATACCAAAACGGTATCCTTTACGTAGAACTTGAAAATGTGATCCCAGAGGAAAAGAAACCTCGAAAGATCTCTATTGGTTCAGTTGCTGGGAAGGAAGAACTTCTCACAGAATAAATAATAACTCAGGGGGGATTTATTCCCCCCATTTTTACACACACAAACAGGAGAATAAAATGAACGAATACATGTCTAATATGTGGATTGACGCAATCCAGAATGCAAAACGAGGTTGGGTATCAACTTGGGTGAAAGATGAAACACTCAGTAAACCCTTGAATGATTTTATCGACACTCAAACCGCATTTACAAAAGCGTCCTTTAAACAAATCAATGAATTTTCTAATGCAACAGGCGAGATGCTCGCTAAGGTGGTGAAGTGATGTCTAATAAAAATCCATTCGAAATCCGTTCTGAGATGTTGCAACTTGCAAAAGACTACATGGATCAACAGTATCATATGAACGTACAGTTCGCTGAGAAAATGATGGATCAAGGCAAGATGCAGATGGAAGAGTTTCAGAAAGTAACTGAAATGTATTCTGTACAAGACCTCATGGAGAAGGCAAAAGAGATGTACAGTTTCGTTAGTAAACGAGATGATACAAAAGAATAATTCAAAGGTCTCTTCGGAGACCTTTTTTTTGCGAACAAGTTGTCACACTTTCCAAATTTGCATAACGCCTATTCCAAATTGGTAAGGGTTATTTACCTATTTCTGTACTAAATAAATGTGTGGAAAAGGAGTAAAATGTAGATCGCCTACGCTCGGATTAACACACACATTTATCATACATTTGGAGAACAAAATGACACAAGCTATACTAGCAGCACATGGTTATACAACCAGATCAATCGAACTGATCATCAACGCCTTCAGAGACTTTAGAAATTGGAGAATTGAACGTAGAGCAATTCGAGAAACTGAAAAAGCACTCAGCAAACTATCAGATGCAGATCTTATGGATATCGGTATCTCAAGAGGCGACATTTATTCCATCGCACGTAAAAAAGATACAATCGAACACTGCGTTAATACAAATCTAAGAGGGTGGGTCTAATGACAACATTAGTAGCAAACTATGTTTTCTCACCGTTGTCGGGATTGTGGTCTTCCTTAGATCGGTATACCCAGATGATGGGTTACAGCAGAGCGGCTTCGGAACTCGCAAGGATGGGTATGCACGAGGAATCGAAAGCGTGTATGATGGAAATCAAAAAACTATATAAATAATTTTCATGACTAAACCCAATGAAAAATTTAAACTAAACGTTCGTGACGTAGAGCAGATTGAAACTGCTCTGCGTTTTCGCATGTTTGCAGCAGACCCAAAAGAAAAACAAGTTATCAACGAACTTTTGGCCAAGATGTATCATCAAAAGAATTGGTATCGTCCAAAGAATAAAACCTATGTGGGTGGTTAACCACTTAGTTTCATAGGACTCATTGGATTGCCATTCTGGTTGTAGGATTTAACGTCTGCAATATTTACTGCACCACCTTTAGTGATCTGAGTATTTTGGATCGTATCCCCACCAACTTTTCCAATCACCACGTTTGTACCACTATTCCCCATGGCGGCATCTGCTAACATCTGTTGTGTAGCGGCACTTCCTGCCAGTGAACTCAGTTTTTGTGCCGCAGGCCCGCCGTTCATTATTTCTTCCAGCGCTTTGAGTATTCTCTTTTGATCATCTGTTAGGAATTCGAAGTCTTCAGAAGTAGACGTAATGCCTTGGAACGATCTCAGTATACCATTACGCAATTCGTTGCGCATGGTTAAGATCGCCGTATCGTTACCAGACAGTTCAACAAACTTATTCAACTCTTCAAGTTGACTAAAGAATTTATTGTACGCCTCATCACCTTCAACTTCACCTAGATTGTCACCCAACATCGTAAGTTGACCTCTTTGTGCCGCCATCATTGGGCCAAATCTGTCGATGAATCTTTGAATGGTCGCTTGATCTAACATCTTGATTACATCATTAACAGCAGCTTTATCCCCTTCTGCAGCCTGTTTAAGTGTTTCATCAAAGTCGTCGTACAAGTTAGCAGCGATTGCCATTTGTTCTGCATCAGTTGTTTTGGTAAACTTGTCTGCGCTTGCAGATCCAGCTACGCCTTCTGTATTTGGTCTTTTCATTCTTGCAGCTCTTAATACAGCATCATCATAATTTTCTAATGATCCAAGATTACCTTCTAGAATATCTGCAAGTGCAAGTCGGTCTGCGAGTTTTTTCTCTGCATCCGCTTGGTTTCTCTTAAACCAATTGTATAAGGTCTTCCCTGCAACATACGCAATACCTGCTACTGCACCAACAAGCAACCCTGGCGGCCCAAACATTGCACCAAGTGTGAGTGCTCCAGATATTGCAGTCGCACTATCAACAGCGAAATCTGCCCATCCTTCTGACATGCCTTGAGTTTGTAACCAATTACTGATATCTTCTCCATAGAAAACAAGTGCACCAGTTAACGCACCCAGTGCAGAAACCTTTAATACTTTTCTTAGGTTCAACAACCCTGCAGGCGCACCTTGTCCAGCAGGGCCTCCACCACCGCCAGCACCTAATACACCTTGAATAATACCAGCAGTAACACCTTTTGCAAGTGAACCGCCTGCAAATCCAGACATGATACCTGCGGCAGTCAAACCTGCGCCTGCAAGAATCATCCCTAATGGACTTGAGATAAAATCAGTGATTGCAGTAACTGCTTCTGGAATTTTGGTTGCAAAGGTTACAAAAGAAGTTCCAAGTGCAGACCAGTCAACTTCTTTGAAGGTCTTGATCATTGAGGTTTCAAAGGCAGTGAATCCACCACCTGTCTTCTCGTCAATAAATCCTTTTGCAAAGTTATATGCAACAAACAAACCTGCAGAACCAAGAAGAAGTGGTTTCATCATTCCTAGAAGACTTCCACCAAATCCAGAAATCATTTCTATGAGACCTTTTGACTTCTTACCATCACTATCAGTGATAGTTGTATCTGTTTCAGTCTCTTCGATTTCGGGTTGAACTGGTGGTTGTAACTCGTTGAGGTCGTCTCTTCTCTGTTGTCTTTCGATTGCTTCTTCTTGAATGCCCATCTGTTTGCGCAACAGTTGTGTCTGTTCCGCAATATTTCCAGAGATGGAATTGAATACACCTTCGAACTTTTCGAGTTGTATTTTGACAGAGCGAATAGAGTGACTACCGCTATTGCGAGTCAACTGACCTTCTGCTTTTAAACGATCAATGATCGCTTCTGTTTCTGCACTTATTGCCATTTACTTTCCCGACTGCATTCGTTGTTCTTCTTTTTGTTTTTCTAAAAACTGTACTAACATCGCAAAATAAAGGTCACGTTCATAAGGTAATAAATTTTCTACGTCTGATATTGAGTATTTATGATGCTGCACCAATGAAAAGACTATTTGATAATATTCTTTCAGACTCATGTGACACAGCACTAGGCGAAAAAAGATCTCATTCCTTCTATTACAAATGTCTTTTCAGTACCTTCACTATTGGTATACTTCATTTCATGACGAAGTTTAGGCATTGTTTCAAAGAACTTTTGAATTTCTTTCATCACATCTGCCGTCATATCGTTCATAAAGTCATCAACCTCTTCTTGCGAATAGTCAGAGAACTTGTGCGTTTCTTCTTCAGATGCAATTTGATCCAGCGAAGATGTCATAATGTAATAGTTTACAAGAGGGTCAGTTGCATCCATTGTAATGATTTGTGTGAACTGATCGATGGTAGGATACTTTAAAAACAAAGTATATTCATCATTAATTCTTACACGTTTGGAATGCTCTTTATCCTTGACAATTTTAACATCGTCAATGTTGATTTCCATCTCAACTCTCTCTTTTGTATCAGGATCTCCGATAGTAAACTTAATTGCGTTATCTACAGATCTTGAACGTAGCACAAGAAGTACATATTCCAAATCAAACATTGCGAGTTTAGAAATATCTGTTTTAACCAGACAGTTATTCACAATTTGTTTTGCCGCTAGTAGTTCTTGTTCACGGTCATTTGACTCTTGTGCAACCAAAAGAATCTTTTCTTCTTTGACCGTAAACGGTCTGTATTTTACTTTTCTACCAGTTGAAGGAAGTTTCAATTCAAAAAGTGGTAGATCAATTTTAGGTAAAGCCATAATATATTCTCCTTACTATAGACCTATACTCCGACTCAAATTGTCGAAGGAATTATTAACACGCTGGAACCTGTTCACAGCATCTTGTATACTTGATACATTAGAAAACCCTTGATTAACGGTTTGTTGTACCACTCCAGCAAAACCTGCAACTGCACCAAGGATATCAAAGAAACCAGAACCACGTCCTAGTCTTGATGTTGGTGAGCCTGGCCTCAAACCAGAGTATTCGATTCTATCATATGAAAATGCAACTGGAAGTGTGAGGAACTGATCGTTTGTTTCCCATGCCATATCCAGATCACCAATCTGAGAAGGCCATGCTTTGTCTAGTATTACTTCATAGAATCTACTTGGATCGTGATCCGTTGAGAAGTGACGTATACTTAGACGACATGAATACTCATCTTTGTATCCAATCTCATACGGAAGTTTACCATTGTCTTCAGACAGGTTGCCACCTGCGGTTCCGATATTGATTACATTCTGCATCCAAGAGTGGAAGAACTTCAATATCTCATGATCACTATCAATCATAAAAATTGTATTGATTTGTGTATTCTGAACAGACATAGGGAACTGTTTAGGAAGACTTGCAACTGCCTCGTAGTTTGCAACATTAAGACTTACAGAGGGAATCTGTGCCGTCTTACAGAAGAACGTGAGTTCTTTTGATCCCAACAATGAGTTGACATTGTTTGGGTAACCTGTTATAGTAACTTGAAACAAGTTCGCATGTGCAGGGCCACCAAACTGATCAAATGTTGATTTGAATTCCGATATGCGAAATGCCATTATCCGTTCCTTATGATTTTACGACTATCAGCGTATACTTTGTTTTTACTTGCACCAACGAAGTTCGCAGTTGGTAGGAACAATGCAATGTCCCACTCCACAGGATTAACATAAAAAAACCTTGATCTTGTCTGAGCATTCAGATAGTGTTTGATAGTGGGTTTAAATTCTCTGAACTTAGACGCACTGTTTAAAAGTTTATATGATAAATCTAATTTTGTACTCGTATCATACTTATCGTTTGTAATGGTGTCGTAAAGACCATCCATTAACTTTGCACGTAAAATAGGTGGTAAATAGTGCATGTTGATGCCCATGAATCCTTTTGGTGCAGGGCCAATTGGGAATATCAGAGGGAACTTATCGTAGTAAGGTAATGTCTTTGCATGTTTTGCCTCATACGCAAAGAAGTACATATTACCTACTGCAGATGTGTTTGCACCTCTGTCTTTTAATTCACGTTCCACTCTACCTGCATTTATCGGGCCATTCTTAACAGACTTCTGCGCAGTATCTCTGTACCACTTACGTGCGGCATCAGTACGTGCAGGCACTTGTCCCGAACGAATACCTCTTAAAAGTATATCATTAAATAATGATGCTGCCATTTCTAGTCCTTACAGTCTTTACATTTACATTTAAAACAAACGTCATTTATACAATCGGGACAATCTTTACCACGATGACATGGGTGTCCACAGGTTGTGCAAATGGGTTTATCTGATTGCATGTTCGTCCATTAATTTCTTTATTGTATCTAATGCACGCTTGCCATCTGGGTGTTTCGGGTTTATACTAACCTCAGTACCATTCACAAAGTCTGATATACTTGCAGATTTTCCTAAGGCGGTAATTGCACGATGGAGTGGATCCTTTGGATCGTACTTTCTTTCGAATCCAGGCTTTCCTCTCAGTTCAACCCACTTACGATCTCCCTTGTTCCACATCTTCAGAACATCCTGATCTTTTCCACGAATGAGTTTTAATTTGACTCCCTCGTCGATAAACTTTGTTAATCTGATCATGTCTTCTGCCTTTGCGTTTCTTTTCTTGTATTCATTATATATTTCTTTGTATGTGGTAATTAACACAACTTTATCGTTATCGTCATATAGTGTGTACCTTGGCCACCTGTTCATGGTCGTTCCTAATACTTGATGTTGAGTTCTTTCTCCGTCATTATTACAAATTCCCATCCACGTTGGTGACAGAACCTTCTCGCTGCCTTCCACTTCGCATCATTTACACCCCAAGTCTTAACCTCGTTAAGATATCTACGAGAGACACGTCCAGTAGGGGTTGCATTCTTTTTCCTTGGATCTGGTGGTCTCGTTTGTTTGTATGGTTTTATTTCAACCATGATCGTCTTTGGTGCACCCTCACGTTGTTTCATTTTTACAATTACATCTGGAAAGTATCGATGCATCTTATTGTCTAATGGAGACATGTAAGGAACCATCAATTCCTCAGATTGCCACCAAATTGTATCAGGATGTTCGTCACACCACTTAAAGAATTTTACTTCCCACATACTACGATAAATAATCTTAGATGGGTCGCCTTTGTACTTGCTAGGGTTCTTCGGGCGGAATCTTCCACTATATGCCATTTTCAATTTCACATTTTGGTTATAAATAGGTTTACACAGTGTATTTATAAGGTTTAAACAAAATGGCAGGAAGTTACAGACCAGAGGTTGCACGTCTTAAAGATGCGTACAGACGTAACCCTACTCTATTCTCGTTTCCAGAAAATAAAACGGCGCATTCTATCATGTTCGTTTTCAAGGAATACGACTATAGTGGGTATACAAGACAAAACAATAATGCATCATATTTTGAGACACGACAACGTGGAGTCGGTAGATCTATTGCAGATCGAAACCGAGCAATCAGTACGTCCATTAGTTCTTTTGGTTCTGTCGAGTTGCCTTTTCCAAAACAGTTACAAGACAATACATCCGTGAGACTCAATGCATTTGAAAGAGAAGCAATCACTGAAGCGGTTACCAATGCAATATACAAAGGTACAGGTGGTGGTATGGGTGATGGAACTCTGGGGTCAATAGGATCAGGACTCGCAGGCGCCGCAGGCGATATTGCAGGTGCGATACAAACGGCAGGGGCTAGTATGGCGACTGCGGAAGGTCGTAAAAATGCAATGGGTACTTTCACCAATGCAGTAAGTGATGTATTAGGTAAAGTAGCAGGTATCGAAGGTACAGCGGCAACATCTGCGGCTGCATACTTAATGAGAGGTATAGTTAGTAAACTTGGTGGAGACGTTGCAAGAACTATTGATCTCGTCCAAGGTAATGTTGTCAACCCTAAAGAAGCACTTGCGTTTGAAGGTGTTGATATGAAGAACTATAGTTTTTCATGGGAACTCTATCCTTCTAATGCAACTGAAACACAAACAATCGATCAGATTATCAAGACATGTAAACGTAATGCCCTACCAGAAGTTCAGGATCTTGTGCCAGGCGTATTTGAACGTACATTCTTGAGGTATCCATCTGTCGTAGAAATTAAACTAATCGGAACTAACAACCAGTACTTTCCTAAATTCAAACCATGTATGATTAAAGCAGTAAACGTAAGTTATGAAAATGCAGCAGGTACTGTTCCTATCATGCAGGGTGGTGCGCCTGGTTCTGTAACATTGAATATGGAATTCTCAGAAATGTCTGCACACACAAGAGAAGATGTAGATCAAAGTCTTGATCGTGCAGCAATCAACGCACAAGCGAATCAGTTGCCTGATAGTTTCTAAACAAAAGGTAAAGACATGGCAAAATATTTTGAAAACTTTCCAATCGTTGAATACAACGGTAAAGTTATGCGTGACATCACAAGACGTAATCAACTCGTCAAAACGCTCACGACTAACCCAATGTTGTTTCTTCCATATACAGTAAAACAAAATGAACGTGCAGAAGATATTGCGCAGTTCTATTATGGTTCTGTAGATTATAGTTGGTTGGTGTACATGGCGAATCAAATTGTTGATCCGTACTATGAATGGCCAATGGACGAAGAAACCTTTAATAACTATCTTATCGCCAAGTATGAAGAACTATCTGGTGAAACAGGCGACGATGTTGTTGACTGGACTAAAGATGATACTATCACTGATAATATCGTTTATTATTATAAAGAGGTATAACAGATGGCAGTTGATCAGGTAATTCTTGCACCAGAATCGTTCAGAACGATTTACTTGCGTAGAGAAGACAGAGTTATTCTCCTAACAGAACAGGGTCGTAAGATCATTATTAAACGTATCATTCCAGAAGAATGGATTGAATACCGTATCTACGATTACGAAAAAGACAGAAACGAATCCAAGAAAGAAATATTTCTTTTTGATAACAGATTTCTCCCTCAGATTACGAGAGAGTTCAAAGAAACTATACGTGCTGACGAAACCTAATGGCAGACTTTAACCCCTCATATGCAATCGCAAAGGTGGAGATTGAATCCTTTAATGGGGATCAACTCCTTGACCTTACTGGTATTACTACTCAGTTTGAATTGAGTCAGAGTATCAATTCGGATTCGTGGTCGGGGTCAATCAAGTGTGTCGACTCCACAGGCATGTTGGAAAATAATACTTTTAAATTAAGAGGTGAGGAAACCTTAACACTGACGTTAGAAACATATGATTTAAAGTTGGAAGAACCAATCGAACTTAAATGTCATGTGTTGTCAGTCACTGATGTTGTTCCCACACAAAACTTGACAGGTTTGGCCTTTCAACTTAATTTCATTTCAAAACTAAGTTACGAAGCTGGTAAGAGAAGGGTGCGTGAGTCATTCAAAGACATGAAAGCATCTGAGTGTGCACGAACGGTATTTCAAAAATACTATTCGAAGTTATCTGCCTCTGGTTCATCCACGATCAAAAGAAGAGAAGAACTTCCTTTCGATGCCAAAAAGTTTGAGATTCGAAACTCAAAAGGAAGACACTTCTACTTACAACCATCAGAAGGCAGAATGCGAGCGGTGATGCCGTCTTTGACACCTAGTGATGCAATGAACTTTCTTTCTCAGAGATCTTTCAGTAAAAACTCGCCTTCATGTTCATATCGATTCTTTGAAACTATCAATGGTTTTTTCTATGTGACTGATGAGTTTCTTGTTAAACGTGGTATGGATAACACTAGGGATGTAGAAGTATTTGCATTCAACGCAATGAACAGTCAAGATCCTAATGATGGTACAGAAATACAGACAAACACTCTTACTTCATTCACACAGGGACAACGTGTTGATACAGCGGGTGATCTAGTGGGTGGTGCATATCGAAACAAAGTATATGAAGTGGACTTTACAAGAAGAAGAGTTAATGTCACTAACTACGACTATGTTAAAGATGTAGACTACATTGATATGTCTGGTAAGAAAGCAACGGTCAGAACAAGTCCACATACAGAAGAATTTATTAATGAGACATTCACTGAAGAAAATGCAAGACGTTTCTTGGTGTTTAAAGATTACTATGATGAAGATGGTGAGACGTTACGTGCAGACCAACACTTCAAAGAGATCTTGGTAAATAGAACCGTGTATGGCGCACACCTTGGAAGAACGGTTGTCCAAGCGAGTCTAGTAGGTAGATTAGATATTACGCCTGGCAAGATTATTTCTGTGAAGGTTCCAAAGTTTACAATCGAACAGTCACCAGAAGATCCATATAATCAACAGTTGTCTGGTAATTATTTGGTGCTGTCTACAAGTCATCAATTGAAAAATGATATTATGAATACAAATATAGTTCTCGCAAAGTACGACTGGAGCGGGGATTTTCGTGAATTGGAGGTCGCACCGTAATGGAATCAGGTATTGGTATAACCAACCCACTATTTTTTGTGGGAGTAGTGGAGAACAACATCGATCCTCAACTAGAGGGACGAGTGCAGGTTCGTGCATTCTCTATACATGGAGACAACAAAGAAGTACCCACACCAGATCTACCTTGGGCAACAGTTGTAAAGGGTGACTATGATCCAAATGGTCTGCCACCACCCTTGAACTCTTTTGTCTATGGAATGTTCTTAGATGGTAGAACTGCACAACACCCTATGTTGCTTGGTTTGATACCTTCACCATACATGGAACCAATCGATCCAGAGAAGAATGGGTGGGGAGTATATCCTCAGTTTCATGGTCATATTAATGCAAGAGGAACTGCACCAAAAGATTTTGGTCAACCACAGAACTCTCGACTTGCACGTGGTGAGAACTTAGAAGAAACATATGTTCTACAACAAGAGATGAATCGTGTTGAAGATGTGTACATTGCAGGTCAGGCAGATGTGCCTGAAGACGAAAGAATAACGTGGAGTGAACCCAACCCTGCATATGGTACAAAGTATCCATACAACCGTGTCATAGAGACTGCGACACATAGTATTGAACTTGACGATACGCCAGGCGCAGAACGTATTATGGTTAAACATAAAGAAGGTTCTTACATCCAAATTGACTCAAGGGGAACGACAACTCATAAGTCTGTTGGTGACAAATATGAAATAAATGATAGACAACACCATGTTTATATTAAAGGCCCTAGTATAGTTACCATAGATAATGATGCATATGTTTATGTGAAAGGTAATAAGACTGAAGAGATCGAAGGCGATTACAACATGATTGTTCGTGGTAATGCGCAGTTTGGTGTTGGTGGATCGTTCTTTGTAAACGCAAGTGACCAGTTACAGATGCGTGGTGCAGATGTAATGTTAGACGCAAACGTGTCTACGATGGAACTGTTCGCAAAGAAAGAACTTAACATTAGATCTGATATCGATATTAACGTATCGTCTAAGAAAATGTTTACTCAACAGTCTCAAGTCCACAGTATGAAAGCTGGTGGAGTTATTCGTTTTGAAAGTGAAGGTGGTTTATTCCAAGAAGCAAAAGGCGATGTTGGAATGAACTTCAAAGGTACGGATACAATTAGATTCCAAAGTGATGCAGATATATCAATGAAAGCGGGTGATAATATCTTTGCAGATCCTGGCAGTGGTATCATCGATCTTGCAAATGGTGCGAGTGAAGATGTAGATCCAGCGGAAGCGACTGATGCAGTTGTTGCAAATCAGACAGAAATGCCTGAACCACCTGCGAAGTCTACATCGATTGTAAATGGAGAAATTGCATCTATGAACGGTATAGGAACGATGGCGACTGACGACTCATCGGATCCTTCTAAAGACGCAGGCGGAGGCCCACGATGAGTAGTAAGTGTATAGACTTAAGTAATCAATTAGTACAGACAAGGTCTAAACTGACTCCTGCCCCTATTGTGAAACCCAATGGGGAATTAAACATATATGCAGTCGATCAATATAAGAATGATTTCCTTGAAGGTATTCAAGAAGATTCTATTTTCGATCCTGTGCAGACTGCAGTTGGATTGTATGGGGATGAATTCTATAATTCACTAGAATCCTTGAATAAACTTTTGAATAGTTCTCAGTTATCCGATTATCCAGAATTAAATCAAAGATATCAATCAGGGCCAATATCTGCAATTGAATATGCAGATTTTATTGGTTCTTATAATTACACTCCACCTAAAATTAAAAAAGGTGGTGGTGCAGTTCTTCCTAATTTGAATAGTTACTACAGAGATTCAAATGGAAGTATTCTTGGTGGGTTCTGTAAAATGATGCCTCAGGCATTTGCAGCGATTGGTGGGTTCTTTACAATTATTGGTAGCGTTGCAGGTTTGATTAACGATGCATTATCATTCCTCACTAAACTAAAAAACCTTGAAGATCCTATCAAAGCAATTATTGAAAAGGTTACAGTTACATCACTTATAAAGGCAATCAAAGAAAAGATGACTGCAGTTGTTGAAGAGACTTGGGAGAGTGTAAAGTCTGCAGTACAAAATTTTGATTTAGAACAAACAATTGGTGATATTGCAACATACATCGATCAGCATGTGGTTCAAAAGGCACTAAAGATCAAAGACGAAGTGACCAGTATTCTTAACGACGAGAATAAGAAGGGTCTCACTGACAAGATCAAGGCGTTGTTTGATTATGCAGTGGGTCTCTTTGCAAATCCCTCATTAGAAGAAATTCAATTCTTGATTGCACGTTTCTGTGCATTGACCTCAAACATTGAAGCGTTAATTAAAGATGTTAAGAGACCAATGGACAACTATGCATACAAGTATCAAACCATTGTTGGTCG